ACCCTGCTTCTAAGGAAGCCTTCATTCAAAAGCGTTGTATGGCTGGTGTGTCATCAGGACACCCCATTAGGGCGAATAGACAAACAGCAAGTGTTAGGCTTCGTAGGTTCATGCTTCGGCAAACCAGTTTACGAGGGTTTCCAAGTTCTTGCGAGATAACCATGTGAGGGGTGCCTTTTGCATACGCCAATCACGTTTCACGTCCACTCTCAACACACCTGGCGTTCCTTTGGGAAGGACTTCCACACGACCGTCCAAGTCAGTTTTCCCTGACGTCCAGTTCGTGGTCCGAAGCGGATCTTCATATCTCACACTTCGGAGGCTTGGGTGGGTCGATTTCTCCCCTTTCCCGTGGATTGCTGAGTCGAGGGATATGTAGGGGGAATCGGGAATGTCTTTCTTGATCGTAAGGCCGTGGGTGTGGTTCTCCCACTCAATAGGAACGAAGAGATTTCCTGTGATGTTCCCGCCCTTGATCTGGATAGTACAGTCATCACCACCACCCCAATCGTTCATGCGGGGATTATCTCCGATAGCGTACTGATCAACACCCCTACGAATGAGGGGCCAGAAGATTTCTATAAAATCGTCCTCATCCTCGTAGCCCTGCTTTTTGCGACCTTCGAGCAGGGCGTGAAGTATCTCATCCGAGTATTGACCCAAACCACCCATCTTCTTGACGAAGGTGCTGAACTGAGGGCCTTTCAGAGCTTTGAAGGGAATGTCCTTGATCCTATCAGCAGGTATTTCGGCCAAAAGGCTCGGTGTATCGAACAACAGCTTCAAGGACTCCTTTGGAGGAGCCTCGGCTAAGACTTTGCTCGGAGGGACAACCACAGACACAGTGGCCTCAACTACAATGCCCTCAGGGACCACCGTGTAGCCCCCGACCTTGGGTTCACCTACAAGGTTCCCTGATCTCAACCCCTCTTTAACAGCTTCCGCTAAAGGGCTGGCTACACGCTTGGAGAACCATACGGCTTGGAGTTGTCTTGGGTTCATACCAAACTCTCCCAAAGCCTGAGTAGCTTGCTACCCTCGGCCTTGATGCGTGGCTTTGGTTTCCACTTGGGATCGTGAGTCACATCCCACCTCATTTCGCCCAAGTTTCCGAGTAACTTGTACATCTTGAACATCTCATTGACGAACCCAAACCATGCCTCACTATCAACACGGGGAGCATCGTAGTAACGATCTGCCCAGTCATCAATCGTTTCTCTCAGAGCCAGCCAGTCATCTTCAAATCCGTCGTACAAAGGCGAAGTGCCCTCCGCTAACTGCTTGAGGAGTTTCTCCATTTTCTGATAGTTTACGGGAGGTGGAATTCGGGCGGTCTTACCGAACCATGTAGTTTCGAGTTGTCTCGTGTTCATCATCTCACCACCATGTAAGCAATCGCTGCACCTACAATCAGAGCAGCAATATGGGTTACGACCGCATACAAGAAAGACATTGAAGCTGAAGGCTTGTCCTTTTCAGCCTCACTCTCGTCCTTTTCGTGATCCAAGAGGGCCGTGCGGTGCTTTTGTTCCAGCTTCGCCAATTGAAGGCCAAGTACCTTGATCTGTTTTTCTAAAGCCTCAATGCGCTCTTTGTAGTAGCTGGACTTATGAACACCGCAGTAACGATTCCCGTATTCGGGCTTGGCGGCATGGTCGCATTGTTCATGCTCACAGTCGTAGTGCTGGCAGGTGTCGCTCATTTCATGCCTGCTTCCAGCCGTTTCGGGCTAACCAATCGATTAGGTCATCGGCGTAGGTTTCATCTTCGGCAGGGTTGAAGTTCCCCTTATCTCCCTCACCCCTTCGCAAAGGCATGATGTCTTGGACCTTCACACGAACGACCAGTTTGGCTCCGAAAACCCCGCCCTTAGAGGCCGTAATGCTCGGTTCCTTGAACTTCGCTTGTCCAATGGGCTTCATTGTGGGGGCGACCATCTTGGGCCAAAAGCTCCCAACCGTTCGATAGGCTTCTTCAAGCCCCATCTCAGCCATACCCCCATGGCTCTTGACGGTTAGGTCTGCCAAAAAAGTAAGGAAGAGGTCGCTTGAATTATCTCCCACAGAGATGTGGTTGATCCCAACCCGCTTGTTCGTCCAAGCGGGAGCAGCAGCCTTACTATGACCAGCTTGGTTCATAAACCATTGAGCTTGTAGTTGTCGGGTGTTCACAGGGGGCCTCCATCCGGGATCGTCTACTCTCCCCGTTCCATAGGCGAGTTACCGTTCTTAGTGAGATTCGCCAGCGTGAGGCCCATATGTTCGCCCCACCCTTCGCAGATTTCTGCGGTGCTTACCTCGATTTCATCGCCAGGTTCCCAACCCAACTCAGCCATCAATTCGAGGGACAGCATAATGTACTGTTCCCCGTTCTCATCTTCTTCAACCTTAGCTGTGTGTACACACTCAGTCGGAACACAGAATGTCATCGTCATCTCCTTGCCACTCGTCGTTTGTTTGCTCTCTTCCGTTGGGGTTATTCTTTATTGTTAGTCCACCCTGCCATTTAGACTGAAAGTATCCATCAAAGGCTTCCCATAGGAGGTTTTTGAGGCTTTCAGAGGAGGGGGCATCATGTGTTTCGCTATCCTCGAAGACCAATTGGCGATCAGCGAGGTCATCGTCTTCATCAGGAAGGATCAATAACCATCCGTTTTGGACTCTTTCGATAATCACAGTCATGGCGTGTCCTGTTCGTGGCACGATTCACATAGCGTTTTTATCCACGCTGTATTGCGAGCTTTGCCAAGGTTCCCACAGCGTTCACAGGTGTGGTCGGACATGGCTTCAGCCATACGGACCATACCCTCGATGTAGTGGTCGCCGCCGTGGTAGTAGAAACGAAGCCCACCGAACTTCTCTTTGACCTGTGTGGCTTCTACTTGAGCGAGGGGAGCGTAGTTCTCGTCCTTCTCGTTGTACTTGCGGTTGTGCTCGTACTTACCCTCTGCGTTGTGCCAATCCAGATGGTGCTGGATGTTGGCGCATAGGGTATCAAGGATGGAGTACCAGCCATCTCCACACTCCATGCCCCAACACATAGCGGTTTGGGTCATGGGCAGATTGACTTGACGGAAGATTCTCGGATGCGCTTTCAGCAGCTTGGTTTCGAGTTCAGCTTTCATAGTTGCCACCTCCCTCAGTAGAGGGAGGATAGGCTAACTATCTCTACGCCTTTTAGTTACTCGTTTGCGTATCGGACGGAGGGTGGCACGACGGAGTGAGTGTGCGATTTGGTCAATAGAATCAAGGAAGATTTTGCCGATGGCTTGGATGAGGACAACGGAGATGATCAGTACAGCTATGAGGACTTCAAGGCCACCCACCTACTACCTCTCGCTCCACCCGTATCGGCTCGGATCGCTTGGGTTGCGGGGAATTTTCTTTACCACCCCGTCATCAAACTCCATGTCGTGATCTTCATAATCTTGGAACCAAACCCTCTTGCGAAACATCCCCCGTGCAAACTCTTCCATCGACTTTCTATCGGGAAATGGCCCGTAGTAGTCGATCAGGCGGTCGTAGTCGTAGCCCGTTTCTTCGCCATGTACCAAATAGTATTCATTGGGCCGACCCTTCCAACCCTTGGCATATTCGTTATTGCTTGCGGTCTTACCAAACCATGCTGCTTGTAGTTGCTTTGCGTTCATCCTAATACTCGCTTGGGAAGAGGATTGTGGTCACAGATCGATCCCATTCAGTGATGATCCAGATATCGCCCTCACTGGTCGGGTAAACACCCATGATGCGGTCATCCCCGCTCTTTACAGCAGCATCGTTCATGCGCTTGTCTTTGCTGATCCCCCAGTCGCCCCGTATGTATTTGCTCAGGGCCGCCTTGATCTCATCACCAAACCCATCATTTGTACGGGTTTTGTGGTCTACCCCACGAGTCTGTACGAGTCGGCCAAGGGAGAATCGGCCAGCGGTCTTGGTGGAGGCCAGAGACATCTGATTGTAGGTGGCTTGATCCTCGTAACGAATCTCGGCTTTCCCTTTCTGGAGTCCATTCCACATCGGTCCAAGTAGACCTCGGATTTTAGGCTGCTCCCAAAGCTCCTCTCTGAGCCGCCCCCCTTCTGGAGTCCAACCCGTGATGCTTGAGCGATACTTCCGCATAAAGTCTTTCTCGGTGTACCGCTGTGGCTTGTTACCTTGGGTAACGACCATGTAAGTGAACTCGCCAGCATATGTGGCGGCCCGTCTCCCTGTTAGGTTGCCACCAACGCCACCAACGCTCTTCCCTCGCAGGGATTTGATTAGGTCGGCAGCCGATGCGTTTTTGACCTTCTTTGGGGGCCGTAAGGAATCGGCAACTTGAATGATTTGGGAGTCCATCTTGCCTCCACGAACCTTGCTACGAAGGGTCTCAAGGAGCTTTTCCGCACTCCCCTTCATGGCATCTTCCTCTCCAACGAGAAGCCAATCAAAAAGGCGAGGTGTCTTATTCGTACCCCAAGGGTCGGATCGCACGTCATGCCCACTGTCGGTTTCTAAACCAGCGTAAGCAACGAGTTTGGTTCCACCCGCCTGTTTCAAATGGGGGAGGATCTTGGAACGAAGCTCAGGGTTCTCATGGGCTAAGTGGATCAATTTGGTTCTGTTTGAGGTCATTGTAGTCTCCGTAGCTCTTTTCTTAAGTTTGGACCGAGTAGAATTGAGCATGTAGTCCTTAGTGAACTCCTCACAGAATTTCTTGACGTCTCGATCCCCATACCGTTTTTCCAGCACATGCCTTACACGCCCGCCGGTGACATCATCAAGATCCTCTAAGGCAAACTCATCAAGATCCTCACCGGGACAGGTGTACTCGAAGGCGTGGGTGATGAAATCGTCCACATCGACCTGCTCTTCCTCATACCCCGTTTCGCTCTCGCCCTCGTAACCATAGAAATTCATGAGTAGGGTCGGAGATAGGGGTCGATCCGCCGTGATCTTCTTCCCCCCTAATTGCAGCGTTTGGCCCGCCTTTAAGGACATCTCCAAGGACACCATAGCAATCCACCTATCGTCATCCTTATCTCGGTCATCCACATCGAATCGGTCTACTTTCCAGCCTTGACGCTTGAACTCGTTCGCTATCTTTTTGAGGTTTTTGCGAGTCTCTTTTTCAAACGCCTTGAAACTGTACTCCTCCTCATCCTCTGGACATTCGCCTGAAGGCATTTCCATGTAGTCGCTTGGGTCGGGGCGGTCATCGTAGTCATCGTAGTCATAGTGACCGTAAGCCTGCTTGGAGATCGCCTTTGCTCGTTTGAGTAGGTCCAAGATATCGCTGCGATGCTCTGGCTGCGTGTGCGCCAAACGGATCAGCTTGGTTCGTAGGTCGTGGCTCATGTATATCTCTCCCATCGCAACGGCGGTCTACTTTGTCCGTGCGATAGGATGATTACCGTTTGCCAACCAACCATAAGAAAAGCGATTGGAGGCCCCTCCATACTCCGTGGATCATAAGACAGACCCGTAACACCGTAACGAGGGTGAAAAAGAGTAGATAGGCCATGCAGTCTTTGAAGAAGTCCCACATGCTCTCTATGGGTGATAGCGGGGGTAAAGCCTCTGTACCTCAAACCCATAGTGCGATGGGCGAAAGCCTGTCTTAATCTACGATCCGCCGCCCAGACCTTGTGGGCTGACGCTTTTTGTCTGTTTTGGGGACTCTCCGTAATGCTTCCATCATCGTGTATTCAGCTACACCAATGAGATCATAGCGGTCATCTTGTGGGAGGTCGGGTAGGAGGCCATGCCGAAACGCATGGGCGGAGGCTTTGAATAGATAACACCCTAATCCAAAAGCGTATTTTAGGTGCTGCCAGTAGGACTCACCAACGGATGCTGGATGGGTCCACAGCGGCATTACGAACTGGCCCACCCGTAGAACATCCAGCCAAGGGACTTGCCTAAGACAACTTGGTAGCGAGTTCCTACTACTTGCCAAGTCGGGAGTCGGGTAGCTTCACTGAGCTTTTCCACATATCCCAGCCTCTTTACTTGATAAATTGGAGATTTGGTCCCTACTCCCCATCGGGTATCGGCAAGGAGAGCCTTTGCTAATAGCAGGGCTTCTTTACGAGTGGGTGCTTTATCCGACCCGTGTAACGACCCAACAAGAAAGTAAGACACATCTTCTTTGATGAATCCTGTTTTGGGAACGCCACCCTCTCGGATCTTCTCGCTTTTCCGACTATCAATATCGACTTGGACGGTAGCCCCTTGGCGACTACGGCCTTTCGCAGCGATAGCTTCTTTCCCCTTTGCCTGTGCTTCGTTCCAACTTCGAGCTTGGACTTTGACTGCATATTCCTTTTTTCCGACCACTTTGGACTCAGCAATTTGGATAGCGAAGGCTGGCCCCCACTTATCGTTATTGTCCATATCCTTATCAATGAAATCGTTGGCTTGCGCTCGTGTCATTAGGGTTCGGCTTCGGATCTTGAAGCCGTCCTTTTCAGCGATTGTTCCCGTGTATCCTCGGTTGCCGTTTTCATACCGAGCTTCTTCTACACATTCGGCAAAAGCCCGGTGTGGGTCAGTTTGGCGAGAACCGTCCACAAAGGTTGTGCCACCAGCGGTCTTTTTCATCAGGTGTCGTGAGGCGACTCGTTGTGCCAAACTCATTTCAACTCCTTGAAGCCCATGTTGTCCACGAACCAGAGCTTTCGACCTTGCATGACAATATCGCCCACACTCATAGAGGTATGCCCCGATCCCGACTTAGAAATCAGGCCACGGGCTTCCCCACGAGGCGACCACATTTCGCCTTGCATCATCGTAAAAATGCTATCGAGGTTGCGTTCACCAATCTCACCAATCAGAACATGGGTTTCGGCAAGGGTCTTATAGGTGGGAACATGGGGGACGTTGCCCATTCCAGCATCTTCACCGCCCCGCTCAACCAACCATTCGTAGCCCATGCCCATGTCACGGCCCATACGAGCCTTGTAATACCAAATCTTTGATCCCGATCCCGCATACGCTGGATTGCCCGTCGCTTCGGCAGCATCACTGAGCTTGCGGTATTGAGAGGCCCCCATCTTTTGAAGCACTCGTTCAACAGAAACGGAGGCTTGCTTCTTTTCTAACACTCGCTCAACAGAAGCCATACGCAGATACCATCCTGTGTGGGATTCAAAGGTTTCAACCAACATATCGAAGAACAAGCCTTTGAATTCTTTGACCTTCTTCTTCCCTCGTTTTGAGACATTGAAAAAGGTCATGTCGTAAAGGTCGGCACCCGTCAACTCGATCTCAACGTAGTTACCTCTGGAGCGTTGCTTGTTGGGCCACTTGAAGCCCACACCACGCCCACGAAGATCAATGAACTGCCGAACACCAAGCATCGCAGTCAGGCGGCCAGCGCCACCCATCTGTTTGAGAATGGTCTTGCCGACTGAGGCTTGCTTTGATGTTTGAGGGCTTGTGTTCATTTTAGTGTCCGTACATTGGGTGGGTTTTGCGTTCAGGTTTGCCGCCCCAAGGAGTGAGATAGATAGAACTGTTTAGGCTTACGCCGTTACTCTGATCGACCTTCTTCTTATACACCTTGTTATCCCACCAACTGTCCTTGGCAGGCATTACAAGTAGCTCTTGTCCCCGATCACCAACGACTTTGTGGTTGATACGCCTGACTTCGACCATCTTGCTACCAACGAGCTTGGTGACTTGAGCAAAGGTTACGTTCGTCTGGTCATAGCCCCAACTCCCACTAAGAACGTCTCCAACCTTTAGTGAGTGTTGGAAAGCGGCTCTCTCGTCACGCTGCTGCTTCTTTTCATCCAAACGCTTTTTCACGTTTAGGATAAGGGTCTTGTAAGCCTTGTTTCTTTCAGCTTCGCTTCTGTAAGACTTGAAGCCTTTGACACGCCTCGCTCGCTTGTTCGATGCCCAAGCCAAGTAATACACGCCCCGCACTTCATCGGGCCAAGCCCAAATGCGGAGATTCTTTAGAGGTTCCGTTAACTTACCGCCCGCTTGATCTGTCCAGCGTTGCACGGATGAAATATCAACTTCTTTATTGTAGCCCCACGCCTCTTTCAACAAAGGACGCAGCTTGGCCCTCAATTCAGGCTTCTCGTAGGCAAGTCGAATGATTTGATCCCGCAAACTCATACTATTTCCCTGCCGGTGTGTTCTTTATTTGCTCAATCAAATGAGCACGAAAGGTAGGGTTCTGCCGAGAGAGGGCCGATAACTTGGCTCGGATATGCTGCTTTTGCTTTTTTGGGTCACCACTAATATCGATTTTCAAGTGGGTTCTCAGGGTTGGCGAGCCATACACCCGCTGGACGATTTCATTTAGGTTCATAGTAATACTCCATGGACAGTTCTTGGCCGCCCTTCACAAGCGAACGGGATCTACTCTGGCCGTTCAATCGAGAGGTTATCGAGCCTTACTTCGACAGTTGCAGCGTTCCACAACATGCCTCACGCTGGCGGAACGCCCGCCGGGGCTGTAGATGCCCCGTTCTCTGGCCCATGTTTTTAGTTCTGCCTCGAACATCTTGAACTGAGGGCCATGATTCATATGCCGTAGGTGAGCAAGTTCGTGGATCATGGTGGACATGATGGCACTGTATTTACGGAGCTTCATGGGGTTCCGCTTTTGGCGGACGTTCAGGGCGATAATCCTTCGCCCTCGATTAAACCCCAATGATCCCTCGGCCACCGATTCCTTCAGTGTCTGAAAGGACAGCTTGAACTCTCGAAGGATGGGCTGAACGTCTCGTTGGGCTTTCGCCAAGATCGCCGCAACCTCTTCCTTACCTTCCAAGTCGTACACGGAATAGCCATCTTCAACTGTTCTGCGCCACTCTTTCTTGGTTTGGACCCGTTCGGCTTTCTGACCCAACTTCTTTTTGGCCCACTTGACCCACTTAGGTAGGTACTTGGTGCGAACGTGGCTGCCTTCGGGAGCATCTAAACCCCACTTGATAAGGAGCTTGTTGCCTCGAATGGATGCGTTGGAACGCCGATTGTCGGTAGAGACTTGTGTGACCTTCAGGCCATCGATCTCGGAATCTACATAAGGACCAATAGCTGCCATCAGGAGCCTCCCAATCGAACAACATCTTCTTGCCAAGCCTTGATCTCTGGGATCGCCTCACGCACTGATTTCTGCAAACCACTCATCGTTCGAGGCTTGAGTTCCCATTTGCTCATGACTTGAAAATCATGCTTCATCTCTCGAACGGAAACGATGTGGTGTACCCGTGCCGAAGGGCCGGGGACCGATTGAGGGGAGAACTGACGAGAGGCTACATAAACAACTAAAGAGTCCTCTTCCGTACCTTGCCACTTCCATGACTTGAGTCCAGGCACACGAGAAGCTGCTTTGGTATCAAACTTGAACCCTAATCGCTTGAGGTCTCGGTCGAAGCTCTCAACGATCTTGCGATACTCAGCCATCTCATCCTGTGTTTCAGGGTCTTCGGGCTGATAACCCTTCGACCAATCAAGAGAGGCCAATAAGGGCAGCAGATGGGGTCGTAGCTCTGGATTACTGTTGGCCAAGTAAATGGTTTCAGCACGGAGGCGAGAGGCTTGTTTGAATTCGTTGACGATAGGATTGGATTCTGGATTCAACCAAGTCTTAGTGAGGTTTTTCCATTTCTTATAGGAGTCCATCATGGTTTTGACTGCCCCATCATCCTTCCTTTTTTGTTTCTTTTTGAAATGTTCGTCGTACTTATCCATCTTATTTTTGATTTTCTCTGCGGAGTAGCCTTTACCTTCAAGGGACTTTTCATAGTCTGCACGATGGTCTGCCTGTTCTTGCTTTTGCCTCTCTTGGGTAGACATGCTTTCCGTTTTCTTATCTTTGTCGTACTTGGCCATCTCTTTCTCAAGCCCACGACCAATGGCTGCTTTGTCATCCCCGTGCTCTTCTTGGAGCTTTTTGAGAGCAGCGTCTTCGTGTTTCTTGCGGGCTTCGGCATCTTGCTTCTTATGGCCCGAAGTCAGTTCTTCACGATCTTGCTTCGCCTTGTCCTCTTTGTCCCGTTTCTCTTGCTGGTCGTAGTTCCGCATAGCTTCGGAATACTCGGCATCCATTTCGGCTTTGGATTCTTCGGATAAGTTGCCTTCCTCGTCTCTTTCACTGTCGTACTTCTTGTTCAACGAAGTAACTGTAGCCTTACCGTGCTGCTCACGGGTTTTCTTTTTGGCTTGGCCCACTTCAGTCTTTTTGGGATGGTAATCTTCCCCACCTTGACCCGATCCTGGTTGAGGCTTTGCCTTTTCTGCGTCGGCTTCCTCTTGCTTTGCAGCGTCCTCTTGAGGCTTTGCGTTGGGGTCTAAGAAGTCCTTTTCGGTTTTGGTTGTGTCCGGGTGGTCAGCCTTGTACTTCTCGAACATCTTCTTGGCCGCTTCGGGCGTAGCTCCGAGATCATTACGGCTCTTGGACTTGGGTTTCGAGTCCCCTTCGGCCTTGGGCTTATCCTCTTTCTTGGTGTCTCCCTTGGGTTTGTCCCCCCAAGGCCCCTTGATAACTTTCCCGCTATCGCTGTCTCCCCCACCGCTCGGAGGCTTTGCACCACCACCCGTGTCAGGAGAAGGGGCAGGTTTAGACGCTGGCTCTTGTTTGAGAGCGGGGGCCGCACTGCCTCGACCTTCCTTCAACAAAGGGAGCAACAGAGGTCTGAGTTCTGGTTTGGCGTGGGCCAACCGAATTAGGTGGTTTCGTAGGTTCATTTATCCCTCGCAAGAATCTTCCGAATAGCTGAAGCCCCGCCGTCAGAACTCACATCAATGGCATCCCTGCCGACCTTCTTCGCTATGGCAAGAATCGAAACTACTACGGCATCGTATGGTTTGCGGGCGGTTTTACAGAAGTCCCACTCCCCTTTTTTCTGTGTCAGATGAAAGGTCTCGTGGCCCTCTTCGCCTTCGCCGTTAAGCCAGATTTCTTTAGAGTTGAGAACAGGTCTTGATCCCGCCTTCCCCGACCCATCAACAATAGTGATGCCTTTCCCTTTGGCGGCTCGGATAATCTTCTTCGCAGCAGCGACAATCGTTGACCACTCCTCTGGGAGGAAGTCTCTCGACTGTTCCCAATAGTGGGTGTAGCCAGCCTTCTTGATGATGGGAAGCAAGTGTGGGCGAAGCTCAGGGTGTGCGTAAGCAAGCCGAATGGTTTGAGGTAGGAGTGAGGCCCATGGCCCTTGGATGACGTTCCCACCATCCTCTTCATCGTCATCTCCCATGGCTCCGAGAGCCGCTTCGGGATCAAAGTTAGGCTTCTTCGATTGCTCGATGGCCTTCTTTTTGTCCTCTGGGGACATTTTCGATTTCCTGATGGCCTCTTGGTAATCTTTGACGAGTTCAGCCTTGGACTTCTTCCTTTCAGGTTTGTCCTTTTTCTTGTCTTTAGGCTTATCCTTGCCCTCTTCCTTATCTTTCTTGGGGCCGTCTTTCTGTTTCTTCTCGGCTTCGGCCTTCTCTTTTTCGGTCTCTTTTTTCTTCTTCCGATACTTCTTTACTTCGGTCTCAGCCTTCGCTTCGGCCTCTTGTAGGGCCAGTATTTCGTCAGCTTCTTCTTTAGAGAGTTCGATGTGTTTCCACCCTTTGGGTAGTTCGGCTCCAAACTCATCGTCGTGCCAAACAAATTCGACATCGTTGGGGTCCATATCTCCCCAGCCCGCCTTTTCCATTAGCTTTTTCTTGGCGGCGTTGCTTTTGATGGTCGCCTTTTCTTTTTTCTCTTCGGCTCCGAACAGGGCTTTGCCGATATCTTTTAGTAGCTTCGCTATGTTGGCAAAGAAGCCGCCTTCGCCCTCGAATTCTGCGGAACCCCCGCCTTCGCCCTCTTCAACCTTATGATTCTTGGGATCAGCGTTCGGGTGATCTTTCATGTACTCGTCAAGCTGTCCTTGGGAGCTAAAAGCCTTCCCTTCTTTTAGAAGGGGGAGCAAATGCTCACGGAGTTCTGGATTCTCGTAGGCAAGCCGAATGGTTTGTGCTCGAAAATCAGAGGCTTTCTTTAGCTCCTTCTTCGTTTCCTTTTTGGCGGCGGCTCCACCCCCGCCTTTTGGAGCATCCCCTTTCGGCTTGGTTGAGGATGCGCCAGACCCTTTACCGCCCCCGCCTTTCTCGTCTTTCTTGTTCTTTTTCTTGCCTTGGGCGTAGTTCTTAGCGGCATCTTCGGTGTCGTAGGGGCCACCAGCCTTATCCCCCTTCTTGCCGTACCACTTGCCGTTCCTTTGTTGCCAGACGTGTCCGTCAGGGTGTGCAAGGTCGAGGGGGGAGTCTTCGGACTGAATGTTGTCGTTAATGTCGGCTCGGAACACCCCTGGCTCTTTGAAGCTCTCTTCGAGGAGTTTGTCCATCGGCATATCGATGACTCGAACATTCATTTCCTTTTCAGGATCCGCCGTTAGTGCCGCCGACCATCGATGGTGTCCGTCCAAGATATACCCGTCACTACTCACCAAAATAGGGGAGTCGCCAGGATCCCACTCCCCACGAGGATTGTTATCCCCTTCGAGGTATCCCTGCGCCATAGAATAGGTTTTCTTGGCTTTGATGTTCGCTTGTGTGGCCTTCAGCCTACCCACAGCCATTTGAGTGATGCCCGCTTCAGAGGTGTCCACATGCCCGTCTTTAGCCAGCCGATCAATGAACAGATCCATGGGAGATTTGTCGCTTTCGGGGTCGGCCCCCGCTGCGATGGCGGCTTTGGCCTTCCTAACATCCTTGGGATCGTCGCTCCTGAGCATCTTCTTGATCGGCTCGTCCATAAGCTGTGGCATGGAAGATCGGTCGATGCCCTTGTTCTGTGAACAGATAGGAGGCTTGATCTTACAAATGTCCGAAGCGTCCGTGATGCCCGACTGCAAGGTTTCAGCGATGTGGATCGCTCGTGCTAAATCGCCACGAGTCATTTCCTCATCTTCACCCGCCACAATGTCCATCTGATAGTTGGCTTTCAGGGCTGCGATGGCGGGGTGTTTGGCGAAGTTTTTGTAGTCTTTCCTTGTGGGTGGGGTTTCGTCTTGGAAGTCTTCGGAGTTAGGGCTTTTCAGGCGGGAAATGCCGCCGGGCCGTGCTGGATGAACTTTGCCCTTGCCCTTGCCCTTGCCTTCGTCTTTTCCCTTACCTTTTTGAGCACTTTCAGACACGGAATGGAGGCTCTTGTCGGCCCCCGGATGGTCCTTCAGATACTCATCCAACTCATCCTGTGAGCCGAATTCCTCACCCTTTTTGATGATGGGTAAAAGCACGTCCCGCATAGCGGGGTTCTTATGGGCTACCCTGATTAGGGTTCTTCGACTGATATAGGGCATCGCAAATCTCTCCTACCACGGCACGAGCGTCTACCGTTGGCAAGAGATAGCCAAACCATCGAAGCGGGGGTTTAGGACTGGCCGAAATCACCCATAAAGAGATCGTACTCCTCTTCCGAGCAAGCCTTGTCATAAACAGCAGCGAGATCGGGTGCTCCTTGGTGAAATAGGAGGTAAAGGAAGCGGTTGTGGATCTCTTCCAAGAGGCGAAATTGTGCGGGGCTAAACCGAACCATCGCTGGCATGGATCGGACAGGGGAGCTTGCATCTTCTTCCCCCCCAGACAGAGCACCAATAAGCTCATTGATCCGACCGAACGGAGTCTCTTTCATCGCCCACTTTTCCTCGTCCGTAGCCACAGAGTCCAAGTCAAACTCTTCCACGGAATGGCCCCCTTGAATGTGTCGCTGAATATGCTCTCGCATAAAGTGTAGGGCGTTCATCGTGGTTTCTCCTTCCATGTGCTTTATCGGCTCGGCTTTATCAAGATCGGCAGTATCGTTGGTGTTCTTCATTTCTTCCTTTACTGAATTTTCCACGGAATGGCCCCGTAAACTCTTTAGTTTCCTAAAAAGAGAACTTGCTTGGACTATCGCCTTCCTGAAGATGTTTCTCATCAACTGAAACCCACATGGCATCTTGAAGTCCTCTCCACCGTGGGGGACTGTGTTCTCCCACTTGTATAAGACGATACCCTCGTCTGTACTGTTCATCCCAGAGTTCATTGGCGGAAGAAGTAACCATTCTACGCTCACAGACAAGGATCAAAGGGATATCGTAGACTTTCGCAAACTCGGCCAGACCAACCTCACTGGTTCTTCCCAAGTTCAGACTCGGCCACGACAGGTAAAGGAAGTCGATTTTCTTTCGGTAGGCTTTCACCGCATCCAAGTAATCTAACACTGGAATTGGGCGAAACAAGCAGTCGGAAGCGGGGTTGACCTGAACGCCAATCCACTTCACCCCACGGTTGTTCATGGGCATCATCAAACTGCCCCGACCTGCCCCGATTTCTAAAACGGTCTTACCACGGATCGCAGCCGCAAAGGTGTCCATCCAATCCGTCGTACAAACTGTGCTGTGGACATTGGTGAAGAAAGCGTCTCGTGCGATGCGGTGCTCTTGCATGTCCAGAGCGTCCCTGATTTCTTCAAAGCGGGCTGTGGTGAGTTGGCCGATTGATCCCTTCTGGATCAACTCTCGAATAAGGTCTCTGGCTCGTTTGACACGTTGCTCTTTGTAGCCGCCCCGCCGCTCATAGCGGAGAAGATAGTTCAACGCCTGCTTCCAACCATCCCTGTCATCAGTTTGGTTTATCATCGCCATCGGATGCCGCCAATGAGGTCAGCGTGTCTATAAGCTCATCGCTGGTATCTTGGTCCTCTTGGCATTTCGTCAAGATCACCCCAGCCTCCCCCGGCTGCAATCCACGAGTTTCATAATCGACCTCTTCTACGATCTGCACGGCTTCCATGGGTAAGGCATCGAATACGCCCTCCATAGCAGTCTGGACATCTTCAGCCACGACTTTCATGCTGATCTTCAATTGAATCTCGAAGATTTTCACGGTGCCACCTCTCAGTGTTCACATATGCAAAGCTATAGACGGCTAAATGACGAAGGCCCTACCCTGACCATTTTCACTCGAATTGCGTATTAGAGACACCTACGGCTATTTCGTGGGTACTATGGCTCGACCCAAACGGGTAAATAGACTTCATAAGGAGAATGCAATGAGCATCGAGACCGAACTTCAGAGTATTGTGAATACCCTCACCACAGCCATTACGGACGCAAATAAGTTCGATAGTGGTAATGCCAGTGCTGGCACTCGTGTCCGTAAGGCGGCCATGGAAGCCACTAAGGGCTTGAAGGCTCTTCGGACGACTGTGACTGAGACCAAGAACGCCCGCACGAACGGGAACTAATCTCGGTTACCGTAAGGTAAATTCAAAAACCCCCCACACCCTCTTATGGGTGTGGGGGGTTTTTTCTCGAAAAGCGGTGGTAGGGTATCCTCACTCGACCACACAATGCCGCCAGCAGCTACGCTGACCTACCCTACGGCCCCGTCCCACAACCTCCGATCCGCTCTCGGTTTTGGCCTTCCGAAAGAACCACGGACACCTGATTAGCTAATAGCCTCCTCCATAGGGAGTTTATCCTTTTTCGCCTCATAATGGTGAGCATCTAAAACGACGACCACCCCGGCATAACGGCGGCGCATGTCTCGTACCAACGATTTGGCGGGGCCGACACCCATCCCATGAAAATGTGGATTCACCGGGAGTTGTTGATCATAGCCTTGACTATGAAGGTACACCAAAGGCCGTGGCCCAAGCTCTCCTTCTTCAGCCCCTTTTGACACAGAGATATACCAGCGAAAACAAAGCTCTTGCTTCAAGATTTCGTACAGTTCTGGTCCACCAAAACTATGTTCGATGTCCTCTTTGACGCAACAAACAGGCTTACCTCCCACCCATTCTTGAATCGTTTGGTGGAATTGATCCATTCGGATTGGCCGCTTCTCTGGCACCCCGTCTAATGGATATACAACAGCTTCAATATACTTTGGCTTTCCCATGTTTTACCCCTTCTAAAATGTTCTGAAAGGGTTACTGAAAGCTATCGGATCAAGTCGGGTTTAGGTGGGCATTATCTACCAGCACGATATTCCCACGCCACAGCTTGAAGTGTTCGTTGTGGGACAGTTCTGGAAATGGGGTCAGGCCAAAGCTCTCCCAAGCCTCTTGATCTCGGCGCAGAGCATCCTCATTCACAAAGACCAGCGGTTGACCTACCTCAGAAATCTGCCAATCGGTAAGCGCAACCTGTAAGACATCAAGGTAGTAGGTTGGGTGACCACTACGATCCCGACTGTATATCCAGTGGTTCAGTTCTTGATGCTCTTGGCACTCAAACGGCCCCCCTACCCATCTCTTTATCGTGGTTCTCCACGCTTCCAGATGGAGGAGACGTTTCTCTGGTTCTCCAGAGATCGGATAAACAACCGCTTCAATCTGTTCCATGGCCCACCCCTTGATTTCTCAATAGGAGACCATACCCTCGACGAAGAGTGTGATTAGGACACCGATGCCTCAATTGAGGTGTGGAAACCTTCAATCTCCCAGACTTGGACAGCAGCCGCAACCGCAGCATCCATGGTATCAAACCGCAAGGAATCCGAGTTCTCCCACCCCTCGACCACATCAACCTTTCCGGGAGGCCATGCACGTGACCACTCTGGATCAATGTTGGACACAAACTCGTTCGTGCCTCCGATACGGATGGTGAAGGGACCGTTCTCACGGTCTCCCTCATGGAAGGTAACGCCAGTATCCTCGAATCGTGCCATGATAATCTCCTCAGGGATGTTTACTTGAAGTGCTTGTCGCTGATCACGACAACGGTTCCGACAAAAGCGGGGAAATGGGGGTTTTTCGGAAGGTTGTAAAGCAGACCTTCTTCGTTCACCAGCCCCATAGGGTGCTTCATCTTCGCCCCAAATGCCGCCAGTAGCCGTGTAAGGTCCGTTTGGCCGTATTGGTTGTGGAGGTTCACGGGTTCAATCAAGCCCCCGACCAAACGCTGTAGTGAGGGAAGCTCGGCCCCCTTGAGGATCGTTTCCTTGAACACTTTCCCCTTTGCGGGGAATACAACGACTTCAAAACCTTCCATGACTATGCCTTTTCTAAAATCCACCGTTTGCGTACTACGCAATGGCGGAGAGAGAATTTCTGTTTGGTGTTGATTGGCTCAACGATCTCCCGTTCCACAAAAGCCAACTCACCTGTTTCGATGTTGCGAATGAGGGCCATACCACTCACAGGGTTGCCATAGCTCAAACCTCGTGGGGCTACTCTGGCTCGTTCCAACAGGTACACGCTGGCTGTTAGAGGCACGGGCTTGGCCTTGGGGGGTAGCTTCGGCTCTCCCGCACTGTCTATGCCTCGGTTTCCCGGCTGTGCGTACCACTCTTGTCGTTCTGCATCGGTCATGGGGAACTTGCCACACAGGACATTATCCTCTGGATTCTCAGCAAGAGGTCTTTGCACATGGGAGGTCCGAAGCATGACAGTTCGTTCGTTGAATCCTGTGATTAGTGCTGATGGCTTGATTCGGACCAAATTGCCTTTCTTCATATTATCTCCATGAACAGGTTGTGACATCTTTCGAGTCCCTAAAGGATTAGTGCTACCGCAAGGTAGTTATTTTACCGACATAGGGGCAAATCAGCCCCCCACAGTTTGAAGTTTTTGAATCAGAGTTTCGAGAAAGATGCTCTCAATGGAGACATTTTTAGCCGCTCCGTAGGCGTGGATAGCTCCGTAACCATAAAACAGGTTGTGGTTGGCCCACCCTTTCGGTGGATCAATGGCTTCCAGTTCAAGGTGTGTTCGACACAAGTTGACCAGCGTAAGTAGCTTCTCACGGCGTTTACGGCGGCGTTCCCCGCCCCATGTGCCAGCGTTTACCGCCACGGTACAACTTGCCATCCAGCGGTATTCCTTTTGAAGCTCACCTTGGAGTCGTTCAAGGAGGCTGATCATTACCTCAAATACATGAGGGGTGGAGGCTTGGGCAGGAATCCCCTGTCCTGCGTATAGTGCTCGTTTGATCTTTTTCGGTCCCATGATGCCTCCAAAAGAATCCCCGAAGGGGGAGGGCCTTACACCCTCTCGCTTACCTATAGCTTGGGTTACTCACGCAGTTTCTTACTCCCCCAAGGGAGCGGAATTCTCTAACTCTATGCGCTCAGAATCTACACGATTGGTAAGAACCCTCGATTCATTTAGTCTACCGATGGGAGGGTAAATCAGCCCCCCCTTGGAGCCGTATGACAGACTTTCTCCGTGGGAAGCTGTTTCCAGCCTTTAGCCCCTCTCAGTGTTTCGCTCGATGCAATCCGAGTTTCCACGCTGGTCCTGACTTCGGTGTTTCCACCGCCCACTTTGAAAGAACGCCCTGTTTCGGTCTTCGGGTTGACCCCCCTGTCCGTAAGCGGGATACGCACCTGTATGGCCCGGTAGTCTCCTCCTCGCTTAAGGTCGAGGTAGTCCTGTAAGGGGAACCACCGATTTGCGGTCAGTGTTTCCAGCGGTCCCGTTTGGGAGGGCCTTCATTCCTCTTACATTTGGTCTACCGAGGGAAACCCCAATTAGCCCCCCCTACAGCGTTTTTTCGTATGCTGCTTTATTACTATAAGGGGGGGCTGTTTTCCCTATGGGTCGGTAGTCTGAACATGGAACAGAGAACTATCATATTTGGCGATGTTCACGGCATGTCCGTGGAACTCAAAGCCTTGGTGGAAACCGTGGCTCCCACTTCGAGCGATACGCTCGTGTTCGTGGGGGACTTGGTGGACAAAGGGCCAGAGAGTGCCGAGACAGTACGCATGGTTCGGGAAATGTCCGAGCGATTCAATGTGGTTGTGGTTGAAGGCAACCATGAGGAAAAGCACAAGCGATTCCGAAAGCATGTTGCGAACGCTTCAGGCGTAGCCGACACCATGAAGGGTGCCGAGGAAATGAAAACGATAACCGAGGGCTTGGAGCCTGAGGATGTGGCCTTCATGGACTCCTTCGTACCTTTCCACAAGGTTGCGGATCACAATGTCTTGGTGGTTCACGCTGGCATAACGGGAGATATGGCCGAGTTCCCCGCTACGGTGGAGGATGTTCAGGCTATGTCGAACAAGAAGCGGAAGTCCTTCTTCAAGGTCTTGCGAACCCGATTCGTAAACGCTGAAACGGGCAAGTTCGTTTCTCTCGGTGAGAACACTGAGGCTGACCCTTTTTGGGCTGATGTGTACGACGGACGGTTCGGCCATGTTGTGTTCGGCCACGAACCCTTCATGGACGGCGTACAGCAGTTCCCACACGCTACTGGCGTGGATACGGGTGCTGTGTTCGGCGGGAGCTTGACCGCTATGGTCTTGGACGGAGACGAGCGAACCTTCGTGTCTGTGCCGAGCCGAGGCAAGTTCTGCAAACAGTTCGGTGAATAACCCGATGGGGGGGCTAATTCCCTCCCCTATCGGTAATCTGAAGGTAAGGGGAATACACCCCACGGATACTAAGGTCATAGACCCAAGGAAACGAAAATGGCTACACGATCAAATGTTGGATATGTAAAGGCAAACGGGAGCATTAGCGCAGTCTATTGTCACTGGGACGGATACCCCTCCCACATGGTTTCGGCCATCGAGGGTTTTATCTCTAACTTCGGCGTAAAGAAGTTCATGTCCGAGGTCCGTAGGGCGCAACGACAGTGCGGTTTCCGTTCACTGGACTCCAGCGAGTTTGAAACCTACGGCGATATGCGTGATGAGCGGTCTGAGGGCGACGAATGGAAGCAAACGGATCGCACAAGGCTGGACAACTGTTACGCCTATCTGGTGGACTCTCGCACAGGTGAGATCGCTGAGTTCTACGAGTTCGGCCAACGAGCTTCGTTAGAGGCGATGCGAGAGGAAGCGTGATGGAGCGGCCATGGGAAGGCGAATGCCACCGATGCGGCACGGCATCCTCGATCCATATTATGTCTATGCTCAACACACAGTTGATTTGCATGGACTGTAAGGACCAAGAGACCAAACTACCGCAATACGAAAAGGCCGTGGAAGCCGATGTCAAAGCGTATAAGGAACGGGTAACGGCTCAAAACAAGAGCACCACCGATGCCATGAAAGCGAAAGCCCATTGGGACCAGATGCGTCGAGGCCGATGGCACGACTCTCTGACCGACTGCTACAAGGAAACCCCATGACCGAACAAACCCCTTTGGGGGCCATCAAGAGTTACTTGGAACAGCTTGCATGTATGCAAGCCAGCCACAACTTCAAGGGCGACCCACAGTTCAACTACACCTCAACCGAGGACTTCGTATTGGATCGAGGCGAGCCTCAACCAAAGTCAGCCCCGTTGACCGAAGAACAGCTTGAGTACCTGTTGAAAGTAGCTGGCCGCTGTGCGGGGGTTCCGTTTGAGCCAAAACAATGCTTCCAGAACGCTATGGTGCTTACGGCGGCGGATCACGAAGACCGTATTTGGTATGTCGAAGGCTACTGTCTTTCAGGGGCGATCCCTGTCCACCATGCGTGGGTTGAGCTTGACGGGAAGCTGGTTGACCTGACCCGCTCTCTGCGAGGCAGGGAAGCCGTGGATGAGTTTATGGCTGGCAAGCCCCCACAAGAGGATCTGCTGGATCGTGTGTTGGGCGAGATCCCTAAAGATTGGATGTACCTCGGAATCAAGTTCCCTGTCGAGGCAGTGCGGTCGTATATGTTTGAACACGAAGAAACCAACGCCTTGATCGGCAACTACAAACTTGGCTTCGACATCTTCAAGAAGGAACGCAACACACCACGAGATCGGGACGTGTGGGACAACCTTATGAGCAGGGCTGAAACGGCTTAGTGTTCGTCAGGTGGGTTCCGAGAGAGCCAGAAGGCTCGATCTTCGGTCATCTTTTCCCGTAAGGCCGTTAGGTTGTCGTTGATCTTATCAAACGCTCTGACAGTCTCGTGAGAGAACTCGGTCATCTTCTCTACAATGTCTGAGTGGATCTTCTCCCGCATCACCAAGAAATCTTTGGTCTGTTCTTCATGTCGCTCTTCCATACGCTCGATCTGCGATTGGTGTCGCTTCTCGGTAGTGCGCTCACGCCACATCAAGGAGAGCGTCCACATACCAAGAACCCCGTACTCAACGATTTTTGATATGAATGATTCGTCCATTAGCCTTGCCTCTTCACATTGGTCTTTCGACCACCCTTGATGTAACGGTCGGCCACACGCTTGATCGCTGCGACTCGGTAGGCCGACCCGATCTTGTACTTCTTATCGTTTTCGAGAGAGAAGTTGCGACCCTTACCAGGAATCGGTGCTCGTTCCCGAAGATTAGGCTCTGATCCCAATTCCCCCGCCGTTTGGCGGTCATACAACTCCCTAAAGATTTGACCTGAAAAGTTGGCCTGAACCTGACCATCCTCAATGGGTGCGTAGATGTGCTTCTCATCGGGTGGGTACTCAATAGGGCCATCGGCCTCCAACCCAATCAGGGAGGCATCCCATGAGTACGCTTGAAGCACTCGCTTTATGGATGGTTTTTCTTTGCCCATACACCGCTCTCCGGTTCGCTTTAGGGGACTCATAGGCAATTTAGTGAGTCCAGCCCCCAAGCCGATAGAGATACATAGACATATTCATGGTCCAAGAAGTAGGCACCTCGAAGTGGCTGACTAAGTGAAGCCTTTTGTAAACGCTGCCAGCGGATCTCATGGAGAGGAAAAACGAGCCTGGTTTCATTTCTTGGCAGGCTTTGACGAAAACCTTGTTGATCCCAAGGCTTCCAAAGCCACAGTTAGCCGAATAAACAACATCTGCATCGCTCAAGTCGTAGTTGAAGAAATCATCGCATACCAACTGGAGCTTCGAGAAGTCCCAAGACTTTGAGGCTCCCTTTACCAATCTTCGAGCTTCATTGTGTCGAGTTTCGGATAGTTCAACACCCACGCATTTGCCGTAGCCGTAGTTCACGCAGGTAAATGCGGCTACGGCCCCACGACCACTGCCCAAGTCTACGAATTTGCCGCTTCGTATGGGGATGTGGTTCATCATCGTAACGATCCCGGCCTCTTGAATCTCTCCGTAAACATAAAGACACCCCGTTTTCTTGAACAAAGAAAGTTCTTCGAGAGGCACCGAGTAGATTTCTTTACATTCGGGGGGCCAGTAGTCTTGTAGAGATGCGTAGTTCATCTGTGTTTCGGCATGGCCAACATCATTAGTCCGAAGCCAACGAGGATTGCAACACCCCCCGTAGCCGCTACTCCGAATTTCAACACCTTAATCGGAAGGGCTTCTGATTTCTTTTCGGGTTGAGAGGCCCACGCATTAGCGAAGCCTTCAAGATAGTCTTGATGAACATTGTGTGGATTTCGATGTGACATGCCTTACCCCTTGATTAGTCACATCATAGTACCCGTCGCTTCCCTTCCTCACATGGGGGCCAGACCAAGGGCAAGATATCGGGAGTTTTGGGGAAGTGGTGCTTGTACGCTCTATCGTGTCGGATCATCCATGATTGATGAGACTCGTGAACCAAGGCTTCGTTGTGCCAGTAAGGAAGATTCGTTCGGGGGTGGGACGAAAACTCCTTTTGCGTGAAGATCATGGCATTCTTTAACCAAGTCTCTCGAACCCCTCGGTCTTGCTGTGTGACTACATGAAACTCAAGCTCCCCCTTTCCGAGTTCACAGATTGGGCCTCGTCCAAGAGGGGTTTTCCGAGCCAACTGGATCATGGTCATCGTGTACATACATAGATGCCATTCGTATCCTCGCCACATCTCTTGGTTCCATTCCCAATAGTTTTCCGCTGCGGGGTCCAGAAATGCTTCGGAACTTACAGTGCCGAAACCCCCTGACCCCATGGTGAGGTAGAAATCGTCGGGGTCGCCCGTCTTTTCAAGGATGGTAATTGCCACATGGATCGTGTGGAACAGTAGGGGGGCAGTCAAAACCCCCGCTGACTCTCCAAAATCCGCATAGGGGAGAAGCACGGGAGGTTGTTTACAGGACAGTGCTAAACTACGGCTCATACTGGTATTACCCAAGAAGGCCGCAAAACAGGCAGGTCAGGCTTCGCCTATCACCGTTTTCCACGCTTGGTGGGCTTCCATCATGCTGGCGATTTCCACCTCATCGTCGTCATCCATGATCTGTTCGAGAACGTAGTCCCCGATCTCAATCCTCATGGGTGGGATCAAGGGGGCTGGGATCTCTTCCTTCAAGAATTCTTCCGCCTGAGCAGCCTCTTCCAACTTCCTCAGTTGGTGGGCTTCCCTCAATTGTTCCCTCAAATGGTAGAACTGGTGCATGATTTCCAAGAGGTTTTGGTCATCGCAACCGCTCATCACATCAATCAAGTGCATGACCTTCGCCCGTGTTTCGGGGTCAGGGTGGGTACGAGCCAAATCTTCGAGGTCTTTGATGAGTGGTGTAAAGATGTCTATCATTTGTGTTGCCTCTTTATGGTACTAAAACGCACATATAGGCAAACAAAAGAGTCTCTTTTTACTATCTGAAATAAGGGAGGGGCGAATAGGTGTTCGGGCAAGTTCAAATTGAACACCTATTCGCCCCTGAAATACCGAGCTTTCAAGATGCCTTCGCATCCCCTACATTCCACCCTACGCTACTACCGCTCCTCGTAGCAGCTACCCAACCGAATAACGAGCGTTGACCCCGACACGATTGAAGTCGTCTGTGTGACGCATATCTCCTACAATTAATGGATTGTGTTTGGTGCGTCCGCTAAATGCTTCCACACCATAAGCCCGACAACCCAACGGGCATTAACTTAACTAATGTAGGCTTCATATAAGCATGACAGACTCCTCGGTCGGGGTCGGAACTACATTGGATACCACAGACAGACAAAATTGGTCTCCCCTTAGGCATCTCCCCGCTTGTTATGCCCCAACAGTGAGGACAGCGTAGCGGAGGCTTGTTCTAACCGTTCTTTGTGATTCATGATGTCAGATTCCTTGATTTCGTCCAACATCATCCAAAGAGACTCATTCTCATCAATCAAAATGGACATGGCTTTCGCACACTCCTCCAACACCATTTGCTTTCCAGCATCTTGTTCCAGCCTCGACATCAGTTGAAGCCTAATTAGTAAGAGGTGTAGATCGTCCATGTCTATTAGGCGGTCGTATAGAGAATCTACCCTCTCATTTTTTGAGCCGAGTTCCCTAATGATTACAGCAAGTCATCATTTCCTTGAATTTAACCTGTCAGATTAGGGGTCGCTAATACGACAAGGGGTATATGAAGATGAACAACATTACTCAAAACAGTCCTTGGTCGAAGCCCTTTGAATGCCCCACCGAAAGCCCCTCCCCACCTCGAAAGATGTGGAGGGGGGGCCAATTTGCAGAGTTGTCGGTACTACAAGAGAACCATCGTTCTGAGGGAAAACAAATGAATGCTCTTATCGTCGGTGGGGAGCGGACTTTCATAAAGAATGTACTCGGTCCACGCCTTGAGAAAGAAGGCATTACGATTGGGTCAATCTGGGATTGGGATAAATCAAAACCCATTCAGTCCATCCCCTCTGGTTGTGACAGTGTGATCGTTGTGAAGGACATGACGAATCACGGACAGCGAGATGCCGTCCGACTACTGGCACGGCGAGGCGGGTTGCCATTTGCGGAAATCCCACGGAAATGGGCGGTTGCATATAACGATCTGGTTAAAGCTGGTTTTATCCAGCGAGGGGATAGTGTGAGTCGAAACAGAAAAAAGACCAATGGCGATGCTCTCATTCTTCAAGAGGATTACACCCAAACCTTTGGGCGCATAATCATCTACGCAAAGAAATACTTTGAGAAGAAAGGCCGAAGACCCAAAGCCAAGGAAGTGTCCACAGCACTCCACATTCCGACCTATCACCCCGGTATGCAAAAGGGCATCAACCAAGGCATTTCCGAGGCGAAAGGCGAGATCGCCCCCCTCCAAGAAAACCAGAAACTGAGCGAGTTGTTGGATATCGCCCTACAGGACAACCCTGAATGGCTGTTGGAGCCTCGTAACTTTGCCAAGTTTCTGAGCGAAATGATGGGAAAGGCTAACGATGAGTCTTGGTACAAAGAGGTGCGTAGGCTGGCTCTGGCAACCCAACGGCGATGGAAGCAAGCCAGCGGAGCAGGCCGCAGATCCCCCGAACGCATTTTCTTGAGTGGTCTGAAAGCTAAGTGGATGGAGCGTCAATGTCGTACCGAGTACGCTGACAAGCAAGTGTTCCCCACTCAGGCTGAACTCAACCCTCTTTGCCGTAAGATTTTCGATTCTGGATTGCCCGTAAGTGTTGCCGATTCAGTTTTTGCTGAGTTGCAACTGGAACTCGCCCAACCTGAAGCCAAGGTTGTAGAACCTGAAGCCAAGGTTGTAGAAGCACCCCCTGTGGAAACCAAGGAGGACTCGGTGGAGCCTGTTGTTACCACGAAGCCCAAGAAGCCCAAGAAGCAGTCGCTACAAAGTGCTGTGTTGAGGGAAGCCATTGGCAAATACATTGACATGCTCGGCAAGACCTACGATTGCAAGATCGCAGAGTTAGCGGGTTGTAGCTCAACCTCTGTGAGCCGTTATCGCAACGAGCTTGGCATCGCTCCATTCAAGATGGCTAAGACGAAAAAGGAACCCACGGAGCAGGTTGAAGTCTCCTTGGCACAAGTTGAGGTGGTGGATCTTCGGAATGAGATCCGAAGTCTCCGAGACGACCACTCAGCTTTGCTGGACACTACGGCTCGACTGGAAGGGTTGATCAACGACAACCGAGAAACCATCACCAAGCTCGAAGAGCGGGTGGAGGCAAAGGACGGTCTTGTGGCCCACCTGACGGATCAGATCGCCGCTCTAACGGCTTCCACGGGTCAGGATGGGGTTACGCCCCCGACGAACGGAAAGGCCGCTCTCGGCACCGTTGGGACCGCTGTGGAGTCCTTGATTGAAGCGGGCATGAAGGTTCAACTTGTGGTGGATAACACCGCCCTCTTGGAAAGGGATGACCAGCGGCATTGAGGGGTATTATGAAGGCGAATAAAGCAAGGGAGAAGTATGAAAACTATCATACACGTCAACCAGCATGTCATTCGTCGCAACACCAAGGAAGGTACGGACGACCCGTGCCTGACAGTCAAGACTTACAAGGATAACCGCTATGCCAATAACGCCATCATCCGTGATAAAGACGGCAATGAGGTAGCAAGAGTGGTATATTCACCTCACAAGCCCTTAGGTTGCGGTGCTCGCTGTTGGATCGAGACACAACTACAAGTAGACGCTGAATAGGGCCGCTTCACTATCATTGGAGTAAATATGCGAAGGTCAGAACCCATGACCAGTTGGGTTAATTACGCCTTGTGGTCATGCAACAAACATCTCCCCGCTGCCAGAATCCCCGCTGATATCGAAAAGTGTTGGTACGGCTGTGGAGATGTTCGCCCATCAATGGAAGCTCGCCCAAAGGCCAAACAAGTTGAGGCTCCTACAAAACTGGTGGTCCCCAACTCTATGTTTTGTGCGTGGCATGAGTGCAATACTCCGACCCGTGAAGGCTCGAAGTATTGCTCCCGTAACTGCTCAAACAAAAACGCACGAGCAAGGCATAAGGCCCGTAAAGCCGCCTAAGCCTCGTCACCATCTGGAGCTATCGGGTATGCGGCGAAGTTGGCCGCTACGATTTCTCCTGAAGTGCCAGCATGATCGAAGGTGTCGTCCAACTTCCACGAGAGGCCGTCATTTTCACTGCGGTACAGGGTGTGGTTAGAACCCGCCGCAACCCATTTCCCGGAGTCGTCTCCATCCAACACTCGAAGGTCGGTATTGGGCACTTCTAATGAAGGTGTCCAACTGCCGCCCATATCAAGTGATTTGAACACACAGCCCTTCCCACTTGAGCTTGTTCCAACGACCATCAGTATTCCCCATTCTGGAGAATACTTCGCCATATACAGCGTAACGGGGTCGTCGTCGCTGTCTGCGAATGGTTCAATTGTCCACCCTACAAGGCCCGCAACAAGGCCGGTGCTACCGTTTGTGTCTGGGCTGATGGCGAGGCCCCCAACTTGTGGGATGTACCAATGATCTTCACCGAGGTAGTAGTTGTCCGAAGCGAAACAAGGAGGTCCAGAGTTTACCCATGCTACAGATTCTGCGACAGGTAGACCCACGGGGGGTCCATCTGAGAATTGAGCGAACACCGTGATTGGTGGGAAGCCCAACTGTGCATCGGTACTTTCGATTTCGGGTCGTACCAACAACCGTGTGGTTGTGGCTTGTTGACCCGTGCCGACCCCAAACCATTTCACATTGTTGGGGGAGGACATCGCCGTTGTGGGTGCGGCTGCATCACGATAACCTGCCAGAAGGTCATTGCCTTCTTGGTCGGAAGCAAAGATGTTCACCAGACCCGTAGGGGTTCCGTTCAAAATAAGACCTTGAACCAACCAACCCTCGCCGGAAGGGGCATATGACCCTGAAAAATCAGTAAGGATAACCAATGAGTTATCTGGGCCAGCTACCGTTATACTGCCGAAGTGTGGTGAAGATAGTGTGCTGGAAGGGTCGATCTCTGCGGCGGCGATCTCGAACTGGAAACCCCAAATATCATCCACATTCCGTAGGTAGATGCCCCAAGTACCGTCTCCCATATCCGCCAATTCTACGGCGTTGGGGTTTGGGGTGTAATTCACCCTCGCAAGTACGGGTTCCATGTTCGTAACGGATGGAACCCATTGGTTAGGATCAGCAAGGTTTGGACCCATTCCAGCGAGATGGTAGCCTAAATGAGACTCAAAAAGGCCCTCGAAACCCGTATCTTTGTTGTCATAAAGTTCGTATTCCTCTCCGGCACTATGGACCCACACAGCGTCACCCAACGGTCCAGGGATTTCATCCGTCTGGAAATATGCTGGTAAAGCCAGAAACATGGAAGTGTCTGTCTGGTGCCAACCAAAGTCAGGGTCGCCTTCGGTTGCGAGAGCGTTGATATACCAAGCCCCTCTCTCATCTGGTCCATCGTTGTCACGGGTGGTGTAGAGCATCAACGCATCTGTGACTTGCCCATAACCACTCGAAGGATCAGCGTAGGCCACCCAATAGGGGCTAAGAGGGTCTTGAGAAACGGTTCGATAGCCAAAAGCTAATGGGCTTGGGTTCAGAAGGCTTCCAACACCCGTCTGGTCTCCCAGAACAGTGGGCATCTGGTTTTGGTTGCCCCAACTTCCCGGCAACCCGCTCTCACTTGAAATCCAAGTAGCTCCCGTACTGTCTTGAAAGATAGTTTGACCAAAGTTGTGCGTGTCGGTGGAGGAGGCGTAGAGAATACCGCAACATTGTGCGTCTGAAAGAGCTTCCACTGCTGGAAGATTCTCAAAGGAGTAACCATCATTAAAAGAGATTCCGAAAACACCGTTCTCTCCTCCAACAACCCACACCCCATAACCATTGGCCCCAACATTTTCGATGCTGATAAGTTTGTCTGGATTCGTGACAACTCGCTCCCAAGATTCCCCACCATCTTCCGAACGGAAAAGGATACCGCCGTTCGTGGTGTGGCCAACGGCCATCAGAACCCCTTGGCCCTCCCCAAAATTGTAGGAACCGGATATCTCAGTGATCTGAGCGGGTGCTCCTAAGGCATCAAATAGTTCGATACCGTAATGCCCACTCCCGAACCACTCCTGCCATGGACCCAAGACCACAAGTCCTCGGCTATGCCCCATGAAGATTTTGTACTCAACCAAATCGAAGTAGGGTTTGGATAGCTCTTTGAGTTCACCATATCCCCACGCCACAGACGGAACACCTAATGCTTCCCAGATCTGAGCATACGAGTAAACAAAAAGATCCGACCCGTGCTCCCACCATTCCGTTGTATCGTATTCAAAGAAGTAGGAGGACTCGGTGGAGCCTGTGGGGTCTTCACAAACGAACCAATATATTCCCGTGTATGGTTGGACTCCCATAGAAGTCACCTTCAACGAAGAACCTGGGTTGAAACCGTAACCTACTTCGATCTCGTCACCACCGTCATTTGCAAACCTCAGTTCAGCAACAGGGTTGATAACTAAACCACTCCCCTCTTGTTCCGAGGCCGTGTGGTTGATTACGTGCTTACCAGACCACTCATACAGAGTTCCCGTGAAGGGGTCGTAGTCCACATCAACCGTTGGGCCATCCGATATGATCCGTAAGCCAACAACTCGATCCGCAAGTGGGGTGCTGTCGGCTGCGCCTTCATAGGTGAACCCATAGCCTTCAATGCCAAGGACAGCGAAGGGGGAGTTTGCATAATCCACATTCGGGTTGTCTGGCCTCATAGTCCCATGGCTCGTAAACGTGCCAACATTAGGGGCTGTCAGAATACTAATTTGGGGTGCCGAATCTGGACTAACCCCCCACAAAGCCTCAATATCGGCGTTTTGGAAGGCAGCCGCATACATACCTTCTCCAACTTGAGTGACCACCAAAACAGTTTGGTGGAAAGGTTCGGAAACCATGGCCGCTATGGAAGCGGGCTGCGAGTCAATAGTAAGGCTCTCGGTTTGGAATGCCTCTGAAACACCGTCTGAAAGATCACTTACTTTAGCCCAAGCGATCTGATCCTCATGTGTCGTCGGATTTCCAACGACAACGAAGCCCCCGGCTCGTCCGATTAGGTCACCTTCCGCACTGTGCGAGGAAAAAGTGCCTAAGCCCGAATCTTGAGCAGTGGTTACCGCAGTTTCGCTGGTCCCAGTCGAGACATCGAGTGTTGCCACTACCCCATCACCGAATAGCATGGTCCATTCGGTTGGGAGGCCGTCAGAACCGTCTGGTGGTCCGAATACTGGTATGTTGGGATCAAGAGTTCGTTCACTGGGGTCCAATCGCCCAATGGCTGACTCGAAGAGTTCTTCAACATGGACAGTTCGTTCAGCAGTAGCTGTCAGTCCTGTCGTATTGTCCGTCACGCTATAGTTGAGTGTGTACTCGCCTTTAGTCGAGGTTCCAGTTCCACCATCTCCGGGAGCAATCCCGTCACCACCTGTGTACTTCTGGCTGGGGACCAGATCACCACTCAGCGCAGAGTAGTTACCACCCGTACTCGCTTCCCAAACCGTCCCGTCACTTTCAATCAGACGGACACCAGGATCTGAGTATTCCGTTCCCCATGTGTGGAACATCGGGTTCTGGCCCACGACTTCAAGTCGTGGGGCGGGGTAATCTGCGGGATCAACTGTTGGGACAAAAGCCGTAATCGATCCGAGAACAACATTCGGATTCAAGGCCGCATTGTCGGTTCTTGTGAAAGCAGTGCCATTATCGTCGGAGAGGGCCATGCTCCAACCAGCGACATACCAACCACTGGACCAATTATGGCCGTAGTAACCATTCTCGTCGGGGGCTGAATCAAATGTGACCGTAGCGATATGTTGGTTTCCTTCGTCGATGTAGACGTAGGGATAACTGTTATCCCATTGAGCAAGGCGGTTGTCGTCCACTGGGTTATACACGAAGACCCATCCATCTGGGAGGTCTTCGCCAAGTTCCGCAAACACTATGCTTGGGTTGTAAGCCACATACAGCGAATTCCACCCATCTGAAGCGTAAGGCAGGTCAAGGTACACCTCGTAAGTATAGTCTTGGACAAGGTTTCCATTTGGTGTCGTGGTTCCTGGTTCGAGTTGAACAAGCGAGACGGTAACTGGTCCTGATGGAACAGCGATGTATCGTTGATTGAGCAGATACGCCCCCGTTGCCACAAACGAACTATCCAAATCCTCATTGTCGGTGGCATCATCCGCTAATTCAAAATAGTTAGCTTTGTAAATCCCCGCCTTAGTGAAGTCGGCTACGAGTTCCCACATTCCTCCGCCATTGGGGTCGGCCACCATGCGGTAAAGGTTTCGTGTTGTAGAGGCGACAACATTACCGTCGCCATCGTACATGGAGGCTCCTGAATCAACCCAACTGGGATCAGGGGACCAATAGTTCCCGTCCCAAGTACCGGCGATAGAATTGTTTTCACCGTTCAACTGAATCGCATCAGGAACAGCGGCGGCCTCGACGATGATGGTTCGGTCAATGTTGCTTACGTTTCCACTATCGTCTGTCCATTCGTATGTGATGGTGTAGGAGCCAGCGGTGTTTTCATCGATGCTCCCACCATACGAGAGATTTGCGGGTGTCGCCGTCAGATCGCCGTCCCACACAGTCTTTTCGCCTTTTGGGGGGTCAAGTGCAACAAAGCCCTCTTCAATATATGAGTCACCTTCGGTGATAGTTACGATGCTGTCTCCTATAAGGTAGAGGATCGCAGCGGCAGTATCTTCTTCAAAGATCGTCTGTACTTCAGTTCCCGAAAGTTCACGGGCATAAAGTCGGATATCGTTCATATATCCCGTGAAGCCTTGAGCAGTCTCTTCCCCTTCTTGGGGAGGCATATTGAACACTCGTCCACCGAGAATTATTTGGGTTACTTGCTGATCCCCTTGGACAAGGGGCATACCGAGTAGGTGGTAAGCGTGTTCTGAATCAAAAACCCCATTGATGAAAAACTTGATCGTGTTTCCAGTGTGTACAAAGGCAACGTGGTGCCAAGCAAATCCTGTTGGGTCCACATCCTCGGTAACAAGGTTTGCGGTTGAGGAGGTTCCCCCAAAGTCTGGATCAAAGCTCTGGTGAGGGCCATGGCTGGCAGTCAATTTCCCAACATCAGGGCTATCTGAATCCGCAATTAGATAGTAGCCCATGGCATCATTGCCGCCCATGTCCTCCTCTACGTTCCGTTGGATGAAAATAGGATAATTCCAAGCCCCCGCCGAGTATATTGGTCGTACCCAAGCCGTTACGGTATGGGGGCCGTAGGACATAAGGTTGAGAGCGAATTCGTGGTCAACTTGGTCAGCGTACCAGCCATCCCCGCTCGCAAAGGGGGTTTGAATCACCCCTTCGCTGACTGGAATGGCGGGCCAGTAAGCCCAATCTCTTGGGCCAGCAAGAACAAGAACGTCTTCCCAAGCAACAGCACCGTCGTTACCCTCGACATTAGTGATACCGACATTAGCCGTTCCCGGTGTAGCGGCCTCCTCTACATTTGTCTTAATGGCCGCCAAATCTTCTTGGGGGGCATATAACGAAAGCTGCTGAACGCCCTTTGCTCTGATTTCTGCAATTTCCTGATAAGTAAGAGGACGATCCCAGAACGAAACCTCTTGCATGGCCCCAACAAAATGGTTGGTCGCAACGCCTTGGCTAACACTTGCACCAATGGCGCAATCCGTTGGTGTTGATTGAGGGTTTCCGCCCGCAACTTCAAGGAGGGGGAGTGCTATCTCTCCAATATTAACCCCATCGACCCATAAGACGGCCATGGGCGTTGTGTCGTGGGAACTATATCGGGTAAAGGCAATGTGGTGCCACAGACCATCTCGAAGGTCGTGGTTTAGCCGTTCGCCCCCCATGGTCGCCTGAACCTCTCGGACCAGTAATTCTTGTCCTTGGTTTCCGTACCAAGTAGCACCAATGTATGCGCCGAAGTTATCAGACCACATCCCAAGGCCAAAGTTAGCCCATTCCATACAGCGGGCGATGGTGCCAAGGCCGCCATCAATAGGGATATTGATCCAAGCGGAGAATGTCATATCTCCCGTCAACCCATAGATGGCGGGATTTGTGATTTCCATCCAATCTGCGGTGCCATCAAACATTAGGGCACTGCCGATCATGCCATCAACCATTTGCGGGTTGCCGTGCATGATCCCATTACCAGAAATCATCGTCTCAGAAATCTCGGTCCCGGTCGGCATACTCCAATATCCAACTTGGCCCATCCCAAACGGGGTCGTCCACGGGTCAGGCCATGTGTAGGTGCTGTCGTCCAGTAAATGCTTACCGTGGGTTGCTGAGTGTTGATAAATTTGTGCAATCACCTCATCTGGTAAAGCAATACCGCTCCAAATAGCCACCTCATCGATGGCGGCGTTTAGAGTATTTCCTTCCCCGTCTTTACCGATCCAGAGAGTGTTTAGCCCGCCAGCACCAATGCCAGCGGTGATGTGGTTCCCCGCACCATCCAGTGTTTGGTTGCTGGCGTAGCCACCATTGATGATGACCTTCATTTCTGACCCGTCGTACTTCAAAACAACGTGATTCCAACCACCATCATTCAGTGCAGCGTGGGCTGTTCCAATGGCGGTCGGAGGATTTGCGCCGTCGATGGTATTTACTATGGACCAAGAGCCGGGGCCGCCAGAGGCCACATCGTTTAAGATCATTGTGCCGAAATTATTTTCGTCGGCTGACCAATGAAGTAGGGGTTCAACGCCCCCGTGACCCATCTGAAGCCAAAGAGAGATTGTGTATGGCGTGTCTTGGTCAAAGTTTGCGGTTGTGAGAGCTTCCGAGATATCAATGAACTGGCCGCTTCCAACCCCACTGTAAAGGTCACGGGCGTTTCCAGCGATACCGTAAGCAGTGCCTGAACCTTCAGGGGTCGGTGCGTACTGTCCAGAAACACCGTCAAAGAAGGGTGCCCAACCATTTAGTTGCCAATGAGCCGTCAAACCCTCCGTGATCCTGGGAGACAACGCATACACCTCATTTGAGGGGAGAGGGTGCCACGAAATATTGGTGCCGTGGATAATGAATTCTTTGTAGTTGTTCGCCTCCACATCCCAAGCGGATAGGTCTACTTCAACCTCCATTTGTTTCCAACCGTCCCCCCTTTTGGAGTGATCCACCCAACCTTGGCTGTGCCGATCAAATTGTCCCGTCGTGTGTCCAACTATGTAGTTAGAGTTATCGATGTACCCTTCGGCTGTAATCGGAGTGACCAAGTACGTTAGGTCAAGCGTGGGGGTCTCTCCGTGAAGGATGATGTGTTCGCCTGGGATCTCAAGTGTGAAGTGAATCTTTCCATCGTAATGGTGCTCAACGCTTCCTTCAGCGATTGCTGAATAGTTTATGCCAGGGAGAGTAAGCCGAGGGAACGGGCCGCTTAGATCAGTGAGATATTGAGTTAAGGTCCAAGCAAAAGGGTCCATCGTAGGAGGGATGGTCAAAGTATCCAGTTCAGAAAGACTCCGATTACCAAGAGCACCCTTTGTATAAATAGCTTGGATCGCATCGTCTTGAAGGCCCACCTCAAAAAACGCTACATCATCGATCCGTCCGGGCCATGCTCCACCCCATTCCTGCGTACCGCCAAGACCGACTTTGTTTTTCCAAACACCGTTGTCGTTGAAGGCTCCCCCAGCGTCCCCCACAACTCCCTGAAGATTACTGGTGTCTCCACCACCAAACCACTCATCTGTAGGGTCGATCTTAGCCCCGCCGTGATCCCCAACCTCAGGTGAAGAGCCGTCTGGGTTCATTAAGTCTAATTTTACGCCATTCCGCCATAAGGCGATGTCATTGTCCATTCGTCGCATTACGATATGGACCAACTCTCCATCGGGGAAGAACCCCTCGGTGGGATCAACAAAGGATATTTCCCCCCCGGTTCCGTCACCACCGTTTGAACCGTCACCCAACATCACACATAGTTTATTGGGCCATTCAGGGTTGTCTGCCCTCTCAATGAAAAGAGCCGCATTCCGTCCAGGGACGGACCAGTCCCAAAGAAGTATGGAAGCCTGATCTAAGTTTCGACCAATGAAACCATCCCAAATAACCCAAAAGGATGCGGTGAAATCACCTTGTCCGATAAGAGGACGATCCGTGACTTGGGTATGGAGCAAACGAGCACCGTCCCCTGAAGACTCTTGCGGAAGCTCCAAACTCCACCCTTGACCAATCAAAGGTTGGGCCGCACTTGCGGAAGTGTTCGCATTCGCCAACTCCCACTCAAAATGGCCGTCCAGAGGTTCAGGCCCACTATGAGTCCACAGTGCGGCATCATTAGTGAAGGAGAGGTAAGAAATAAGAGAACTGCCACCATCTTTCCAGTAGCCTTCTGGCGGTCCCAGAACAGTGTTCGCAACAAGGCTATTGATCCCACCAACCCCACTTCGACTTGCGACTGTGAATTGGAAGGGCATGTTTGAACCAGTCTCAATCGGGCTGTGTTCACTGGACATCGCAGCACTAATGGTGTCGTTATCCATTGTTGTTGAAGTGGGGGTAAAAGACCAACTGGCCGTTTGCGGCATTGAGGCAACACCGCCTGTCAGGTCAGCCCAATCGTAAGAACCAAATTCAATGTCTTCTTTAAGAAGAATCTCAACATCAAGATTGGTGTAGGGAACACTGTTGTTCATGAGAACACTAAAGGTTTCCATGACGAAAAGGGGGTCGCCAAGGTTGCCAATCGTATCGATACTGTCCCGTGTGATCCATAAATAATCGGGTTCGTAATCGGCAAACGGCCAGAACCTGATACCTGCGAAAGTGACGGGGAAATCAGCATCGTAGGGATATGCGAGGCCAACGATGTTGGTGATGAACCCTGGTTTGGCATCCCCGAAATCGAAAGTCATTAATTTGTGAGTCCCTGCGGGAATCACTGTTATGTTGCCTGTGACATCGTGGACACCTACTTTGAGTTCCACGGAGGATTCTCGTGCGGACACAAACCGAGATGACGTATGGGCCGTAACGGTAACGTGACTGTTAATAGAGGCGTTAGCCGTGTCACCCCAATCTTCGTGACGAATAACCTCGCTGTAGGTAGTACAATCCGCCGGAAAAAGAACTTCCGTTTCTTGGATTTCAAAATTGAGGCAATACAGACCCGAATCTTCAGCGTGATAGTTCAAATCCCATAAACCATCTGGACGGCGTTCGAGCCAAATGTAATTAGTGTGGTCAGTTCCGATGGTAACTACTGGTGGCATTCTTGTTCCCCTTATGCTCCCGTGAGGGTGCTCACGATTTCAATCTACCTATAAGATAGGGACTCTATTCAAGGGCTATTTCAAGCAGAGGAAGTTAGCTTCGTAAGGTTCGATCTGCTCATACCGTTCGAGGGGGGCTTCAATAGATCCCAGAAAATTTCCGACCGATAACAGTACGCCCTCTTTATTTCCTTCGACCTCCAAACAAGCACCACCTTCACTGACCTCAACCAAACACGGGGCGTAGAAGCCTGCGCCAGAGTCTTGAACTTCCCCTTCCAATGCGTATGGCACACAGGGGTACAAGGGGTGCTCACCTTGGACGATGTACTCACCGCCCGTGTGGTAGAACCAGCCCGTCACGTAGCCTGTTTCTTGTTCAAAAAGCTGAATGTGGAGGTCACTGTGGATTTCTATGAGCGGGTCACCGAGTAAGGACTCTTTAAGGTCAACCCACCCGCTCCACATGCCGGGGAAAATGCCTTGAGTGTCGCAAAAGGGTTCTGCGGTACACCCACACAGGCTAACGAGGAAAATAACTGAAAAGCGCATCCCGATACTCTCGGTATCCACCTCAGTTGTCCAATAACTAAACTATTTACACTTTCAGTTGTAAAAGGAGGTATCATGTCAGAGCACATTCCAGCAATTTTGCGCCGAGCGAAACGAGAAGGGCATGTCGTATTCACGGGTGCAAACTACGATTTGAACATCATCGCCCTTCGGACGGCCTCACGGAAAGCCGGGGTCTACGACGACCATTTATTTGTAGTGTACAAGGATTCTTTGGACGATTGGCGTATCCGCCATTACGAAATTACCACCGATCCAGGAATTTATTGGCTCGAACACCCCATGAGGGTCAGCGGAGCGGCCATTCTCAAAGCGGGCCAATACCGAGGGGCCTACAAGATCGCCAAGCACCGAGGCAAATACGATGCCTTGTGCCAACGGAAGCCTGTGTCTGTGTGGCGAGATGCGAACCGAGATGATTTCTTGGACCACGATCCCGACTCGGTTGAAACTGGGCTGTTTGGGATCAATATTCATCGCAGTAGTGCATGGAAAGATGCCCACGACCTGCGAGGGGAGAAATCAGATCAGGTCTATAAACACAGTGCCGGATGTCAGGTGTTCGCCAACCCCGAAGACTTCAAGGAGTTCATGGGGCTGTGTCGCAAGCAGATTGAGCACCATCCATCTTGGACCAGTTTCACCTACACCTTATTGGAGGACTGATGCCAGTCCTGAAAGCCATCCTCGGATGGGTTCGCAATATGGGAGCATTCTCGTTCGGCTTATTCGTCGGCACCTGCTACGGTGCTGTGGTTGCGTCTGTAACGAGCTTCTTGATGCTTTCCGCTATTCTTTAGGCACCCACCAAAAGCACTTCAGCCAAGAGTACCGCTTCCTCTTTTCGAGGTAGGTGTACTTTCGCTCGTTTTCGTAGGCTTCTCTTTCAAAGGGGTTCATGTAGTAGGCTTTCTCTCCATTTCGGTAGATACAAAGACCTATTAGCCAGAACAGTCCGTAGAGAATCCATTGGAACACAAGAGCAAGCTCCAACTGCTGTTGGTAGTGGATGGTTTCGTGTCTGCGAGTGGTCTTGCCCACCGTGCCACGACTCCACACCCAAAACGCTATCGAGATCGCTCCGATATTGATCGGCGCAATCTTAGATAAGACGATTGGCACATTTGAATTCTCGATAAACTTCGGTTCCCAACTCTTCATAACAACCCCATAAATACAGCCCATAAGGGGGCTACCCACATAAGGGTTCGTATAGGGCCGTTATTTCCCGTTTTGGTGGGTGTCTTTTTGAATCACAAATCCCGTTTTGGGATCACGGGGTTCAGTGTAATCCCATCCAGCGTTTTGGGGGCTTGGAAGTTCATACGGGTCAATGCGAGCATCGAACCGAGTCGAGACTAACACTTGGTACGCCGCATCCCACACTTGTTCGATGTCGTTGGAGCGAGAAATGACCTTACTGTGGCCCATAGCACTAATGGCGTGGATTTCTGTGTTGCGTCTAATCAGGCCGAAGCCCTGTCGGATCGCAAGATAGCAAGCCGCTTCCTTCTTTTGTTGGCGGTTCATTCGAGGTTCCCTTCATGTGGGGTGAACATCGAATAATACCCAATCAAAACATGGCGTGGGGGAGCTTCATTCCTAATAGATCCGCAGCCTTAAAAAGGTTGTTGCGGTGCAGCGAGATATCCCAATTAGGGTTCTGGATACTTTGTGAAAGGCGGTTTAGGGCGGCTCGTTCGTTGTTGGATAGCTTTAGCTTCTGCATGAGGTGAATCCCAACATCCGCCATCATGGTAGCCGTAGCCGTATCCCCTTGTTTACTAAAGGATCGTGCCAGCTTGAGGTATGCCCGCCTGTCTAAAATGCCCCATAGGATGTTGTTGTCTGAGGCTGCGGTCTTGGTCTGCCCTAACGCCTTAACGTGTCGAAGTAACTCCGAGTTCGATCTGGCTACCGCAGAAGGGTTTATTCTTCCATGGTTATACTTCTTGAGGAATCCGCTCAAGACACCATTAATCTGATCCCTGAAAGCTAAGGCAAACTCCTCCCAATCCATTCTTTGCGGCGTGATATGAAGGTTTGTCGTACCCCCCACACCAATTGAAAGCCACACCTTGTACTCCCCACCAACTAATCGTTGAAGCGCATCCCTTTGTTTGTCTCCGTCTTCATGGCTTAAAGCCCCAAGAGGCCAAACGAAATCGGGCTTAGATGCAGTTTTTTCGTAGGTGCGTCCAAGCACACTGGCGGTCATACACAGGGACATCTGCTTGGAGAGGTAGCGGGAGAGGGTCTTGAGTTCTCGGACAGCCTTAGCGGGATCAGGGCGGTGCCGTCCCGTGCCTTGGATTCGATTTAGCGGGCCACGAATCTTCTTCCTGATTTCTTTTGCCATCGAAGAGGTGCCGAGTTCACTGGTCAGCGAATCGGCTGCTTGGAGGTCTTCGATTACTGCGCTCATATCCTCATTAGCCGCATCAGCCACGGCTTCGTTGATCTTTTCTACCAGCTTACGGAGGGCGGGCTTACACGAAAGGATGCTCTGGTTCTGCCACGGGCCAGCGTTACTCTCTAACCCAACAGGGTATTGACCCTTGGGGAGTTGCTTGCCATCTGGTGTCTTGTGCCGTCTGGAATCGAAAGCATCGATGTACTTGCTTTTTCCGTTCATTTTGGATCGCTTGATCTTCAACATTGAGGCACGAGCAGAGTCGAGATCCCGATGCTGCTCAATCTTGGTGCGGAACTTATCACCGAGTCGGCCCCATCGACGGATGAGCTTGGCCGATCCATCACGGGCTACGAGAATGAGCATTTCGTAGTATTTGGACTTGTTTGATCCAGCCTCAATTGCATAAAGCATAGCGGCTTCGTCGGCCATTACCTTCGACTTGGTAAGACCCTCACGCTCTAAGTAGGGCTTCCCCGCCGCCACTTTCTCGTATCTGCTGATTACGTTCTCAATCATTTCATCCCTCTGCCAATGCCTATTTCGGTATGGTTTCCGTATAAGAGGTAGCAACCATTGTTGCTTATACAGAAACAACCGAACATCGAACGGCGGGAAAGACTATGCCAGACACACAGAAAGGAAATCCTTGGGGAGCCATCATGGAAGCGGTGGCCATCTTGCAAATGACCAAGACCTTCGTTCAAGCGGATAATATCCCCATTGAACAGTACATGAGGTTCCAAGAAATCTTGATGCGCTTGAAGAATCAGGAGGGTGTGTCAGGTGCAGCGATTGCAGTGTCGGAAGCCTTGCTGAACATTTGCCCCCATGGAGAGGCGAAGGCCAACCATTGTAAACACTGTCTACACGAAGCCCTCGATAGGATCTGACAGCCCCAACTGGATCGACAACTCATCCAACTCGTCGGTATTGGCTCCCACCATGGTTCTCTTCCAACGAGCACGGCGAAGGATTGCCTTCATTTCAGTCATGGAGGCTATGTAGCTTTCAGCGTTCCTCCCTGACACGAACGTGTAGGTAGAGGAGATCAGCATATAGATTGGGATGATAGCTCTGGATTCTTCGGCCAAGGCTTCAACAAATTGGCTGTGGCCCGGTTGAATCCTTCGCTCGGCCATGGCCAAACGCTTTTCCTTGCTAAACATGCAAAAGAACCCTTTGAGGAAACAGGCTTTGAAGAAGCCTCCCGTAGCCACCACAAACAGAAAGGCCCCGAAGCGTGAGTACGTTCCGTACTCACCGATCCTAACCCACAGGTCGGCTTGTCTTTCCAACCAAAGCTCTTGATTCGTTTGTCCCATGCTACCTCAATGCAAGCTATTGAGCTTGTGTATCAAATCACTATAACTAAGGCTCATAAGAGTGCTGTAATCGAACTTGTTCTTGAACGTGTCAGAGATGTGAATCAAATCCCCCGTCACGCCCAAACATTGCCTGTCGTACATTATGGCTTCCGCTGGTATGGCGATTTGGTTTTTGGCAAACTGCTCACCTTTGTAAGTAGGTCTCCACATCCCGCTGGTTCTTTTCGCAGAGTCCTCGTTAGGGCAAGACTCAATCAAATCCCAGTATTGGAGCTTCGTAAAGGTGCGGCTATTTACTAACCACCGATCCGCTTCCGAAGGAACGTGTACCCACTCCTGTCGAGCCTTGGCTTCCCACGCCCGTAGCAACCAAATAATCGCATGGGCATCCGAATTGTAGATCGGAACAAAACGGTGGGCGGCAAGTCGATCACAACAAGGACATTCCACAGAGTCCCCTTCTACAAGGTGCTTTTGAAACCAGTCACGGGCATAAGCTAAAGAGCCGTCTGTACCCTGCACCAACGTGACCTTATCGCCCTTCTTCCTTTTCTTTTTCTTTTTGATCGGCGGCGATATTTGAAGTGGTTCAATACCGAAAAACTCGGATAAAGATATTTGATCAGACATTTGGATCTCCTTTCAAAGTCATAGCCAAGGAAATGACATGCTTGCACGGACCAAAGGTTCGAGCGTTCCTGATGTGGTCTGGACAGTCACAGTAGAAACTCCGACCCGTATCCGTGATGGTGATAGACGGGTGCCAAGACACGCCCTCCTTCGCACTCTCACAAGTACCCGTGTACTTCCCCGTGTTCGGGTTCCAGTTCACGTTTTGGATGGGTCGTGAGGCGGCACGAAAGGCTCGTTTGGCTTGTGCTCGCTTTAGTAGTTCGTTGAATACGTTGGCCATATAGACTCCCACTGTGTCTATACGTACTACCGACAAACGGGGGAATTAGCCCCCTTTCAGTACCTTAATTCCCCAACCGAGAGGGCATAGGTCAGTTAGGCTTGGCGGCTCCTTGAAAGTGAAGCCCAAACCCGCTTGTTTCATCACATGGGTTTCGTCATCGTAGGTTCCCATCGTCTTGTGGGCCTTCCATGCGGTGACTTGGCCGGGACTAACATCCAAGAGCATAGCGACTTGGCCTACGGGCAAGCCCACAGCCAGATCGAGGGCATAGTGCTTCAATGCGGCCATACCGAGGCTTCGGCTCAAGTTGTTGTATTTGAGCAAGCTGAAGTTGTCTACGAGCGTCTGAGAGAGTTGGGCCATGTGGCCCTTACCCGTGACGGCAAGAACGAAGGTGACGAAGGGGGTGCCTTGTTGTTTCGTTGTGCCGCTGTGGTAGCCGAACACATCGAGGACTTGAACATCCAAGCCGTAGGGCATGACCATCGCTGTTAGGACTTCCTGTACAGCCATGGCTCGGATCATGGCTGAACCAAGCCCATTGAGCTTGTTGTTCGTAAAGCCCGAAATGTCTTCGCCCCGACTGTTCTTTGGCTTGTTGATCGCCCACACATCTCGCAGTCGGCGTTCAGCCAGTACCAGCAGTTCTCGTGGGTCAAAATCTCCGTGCGCCATCATCTTGGCGGCAATAAGGCGTTGCTGTGCTTGAAAAGTCTTTGCGTATTGTCGCCGCAATTTCCGAGGGGCCTTCACAACGATCTTCCCGTTGTACCCTGTGTGGAACTCACGGCCTTTCAGCATCGTGACCCCGATCATGACGGGCTTCATAGTGTAGGGGCTGGTCCCTCCGAAGATGACATCCCCAAGGGTCTTGCAGTTGTCCACGCTAAGACCGCCACAAAAATCCATATGGGCGACGTTGTACCGAGTGTGCGGCATCTGTGCGATAGCTCCCGCTTCCCCGAAATCGAACTTGGGGTGCAACCCCAAACCCAAGCACTTCATCTTCGTATCTGTGATGGCTTTGCGGGAAACATCAACCGCTACGGCCTTGCGCTCATCCATCTTCCAACCGTTGAGGGTCAGAATATCCCCGCCTTCTCCCGCAAGGACCAATGCGCCTTCGTAGCGTTGTTCCAGTAATGTCATCCAAGTCCGAATAGAGTTCCACATTCGGACACGGACAATCCGTTTACCCGGACTGTCTCCCTTGTACGTGGATTCCTTAGACTTGACGGAAGGGGCAATCGGAAATGAGTCGTTGGTTCGCAATGTTTTCGACGCTCTCGGAAAATAGACTGTTGGTGAGATTGATTCCCCACAAGAGTTATACCGAGAACTGTCGAAATCAGCCCCCCCTATAGAAATAGGGGGAAAGTTCAGACACCCCAACCCATTGAGTGAACCTTGTCACCACAACAAGGACAGTGGTGCTCACCGTTCTTTTCTACAGCTTCTTGCCCGTCGTGGAACTGAAGCCAGTTACAGTGCTTACCTGAAGTCTTAGCTTCTTCGATATGCTTGCAGTGCTTACCCTTGCCATACTTATAGCTACGGCAATCACACGAGTAGTCGTATTGGAAGTCAAAGCGGTTCTTGTGCGCCCAATTGTTCCATTGGACATTGTAAGTAGCACCCTTGGAGCCTTTGATGGTGGTCGCCCAAGTTTCAGAGGTGTTACAGTGCCAGTAATATTGTGTTGTCAAATCAGGCATAACTTTCTCCTTCCTGACAGAGTTTCCGAGACCGCTGACGAAGCGACTTTTCAACCCCTCGTTTATGGGCTTTAGCTTTTTGAGCACTACGCCCACCACCGCCACGGTGGAATTGCCCGTCAATATCTTTTCGGGTCTTAAACAGTTTGGCTTTACCTTGTTTCAACATTTTATTCCTCTTTTGTATTACCGACAAGTGGAAAGATTAGCCCCCCCCACACACGAAAGAGGGGACTAACCTTAGAAGGAGTGGATAAGGGCCTTACCCGACCCGTTAATGAACTGAATGCCCATTTCAGACACAGACCCTTGGGTCTCGTGAATGTGTCCAAAGAAGTGAGCACAAACCTTGTGATTCTGCCAAGTTAGGGTCGAAGTGATCTGAGCGATCCCCCCACCGTGAGCCTTGTCATCCAAGATCCCCGCCGCTGGTGCGTGGGTCACAAGTACGTCAGGGTCGGATGCAAACACACCCTCCACGATGGAAGTGAAGTCAGGCCCGAAGGTCTCACCGTTCCACTCACCTGCGATCCAAGGCACTTCCCTACAACCAGCGAAGGTCAAACCATTCGTGTTCACAGGGCCGTCAGACAGGTCGTAAGCCTCTCCACCAGCATCCCGAACCAGAGCCGCCAGACACACATAGTCGTGGTTGCCACCAACGCTAATCAGGGGCCGACCATTGAGAGCCTTGACGATTCGCTCTCCAAGGTTCTTGAACCCAAACCACTTGGTCTGGTGCCGTACCTCAATAGCCCTCTCGCCACGGGTCTTGTTAGGGAAGAAGTCCCCCGTGTCAATCCACAGGTCGTACCCGTCAGTAGCCAGTGCCTTGAGCGCAACCTTGTACTGTCCGTGCAGATCCGAAGTGTGAAGAATGTTGACCATGACTACCTCTCTTGTCCTCTCACTTAGACTACCGATAAGAACCCTAATCAGCCCCCATTTTTGAGGCCCCAGAAACCCCTTTACTACGTAAAGGGGTTTCTGAATTGATCCCAGATCCTTCGGGCCGATTGATCTCGGCTGTTCGGGTTTCCCTGTGGGGGCCGATCTATATGGGGGTCGGTAGACCAAGTGTAAGCGAAAGGTCGTGGGTTCGAGTCCCATCCCGTCATAAGGCGGGTAGCTCAGTTACCGCTGTGCGGAGGGAGAGCGTTCACTTACACTTGGGCCACTTAGCTCATCAGAGAGAGCACCTGTTTTGCAATCAGGAGGTGACGGGTTTGAGTCCCGTAGGGTCCACCAATCATTATCAGTGCGGTCACTCCGCCGCACACCTCCAACGGAAAAACCCTCTGCCCCCTATCTTCGGGTCAGGGGGTTTTTCTTTTAGGGTAAGCCAAGGGGCTGTTCCAAAATGGAATCGGTAGACCAAGCACAAGGTAAAACGCCTTGTATCTTTGACAACTGAATATGAGCCAAAACTAAACCAAAAGGAGGTGATGAGAGAATGGCAAATCGCTCAATGTTTGAGCGAGAGGCAATACGGTTTGAGGAAACCGCAACCGAACCGACGAACCATTGTGTTCGTCGCCAGTGGTGGAGAAAGCAGAGCTTTCAAATCACTGATGATGGTCGATACGAAGACTACTGTCAGTGTGAGAGTTGCAACTTCGATTACGGGCCTGACCCGTGGTACGAACCTCGGCTATCCCAAATCATTTGGGACTGCATCTTCCACGAAGACGGTCGGTTTCGGGAAACGACGGTTAGTCTCGACTTCCTGTCCCCTTACTACTGGGACAGTATCGAGGAGAACCACCCTGAAATCGGGATCGTTTTCCACCGTAAGCCTCTTTTCTGATTCGGGATAGCATCTGGATCAGATCGCTGAGTAAGACTCGGAGTTGACCCCAACTTGGCAACAGAAGGGGATGTAGAATTAGGGGGGGGGCTAATCTGAACCCTCGTCGGTACTACAAGAGAATCGATATTTGAAAGTTTGTTTGTGGCACCTCCATGGCACCTTCCATGTGCCTGCAATAGCGAAGTCGTAAGCCTTGCCACTGCATCGAGCCTCCCTGAATAAGGGCACGGGCATTATTCGATGTGCATAGGGCCTCCACAATGGAACGGCAGGTAATCCCTGTCGTCAGACAAGCTGGTGGAAGCGAGTCTCATGTGGATACACAACTTTGGGTGAAAGAGTTAGGCGTGGCTCTTTATCCCAACCCCTCGATCCCCCCTCTCTGACCGTGATTCCGGCATGGTAAGAGAGGGGGGTTCTTTATTTGGGGGAGGGGGCTGATTAACCCCCTCATCGGTAATCTAAGAGAACGGGACATAACTCCCAAAACTAAAGGAAAAAACACATGAACAGGATTTAGGGAGCAGGTGGGCTGCTTCCGGGTAAAAGCCAAGGTGCCTTCGGGTGCCGACCCCCAAGCCCTGAACGGTTCGCCGTTCTGGAAGTGATAAGGAGGACGCAATGCGTCGAGCAGCATTAGAGCGAGATCGCACTCTTCGAGAGTGGCGTAAACATAAGGCGATTCATATTCGTCATGCACAAGAGATGGGAGCATTTGCTCGTAATTGGGTTCCGGGAGTTTCTCCAGCGGATCTTGTTACTTGCCCTTGTGATCAGCAAGCGGGTCGTTTTCGTAAAGGTCAGCGTTGGCTTTCTAAAGGTGGTCAGTATCATAATCCTCGTTCTTACGGTGAGCGCACTCGTCAAGAGGCTCGCTCAGATGCGGATTTTCGAGATCAGCTTCGTGAGTTAGCTTTTGACCCTGACCCTTTTTCGGAGCTTTCAGTATGACGGGTACTATGACGAAACGAGCGAAGGTTTTGAGAGACAAGATTCGGAGATTGGGCCGACAAAGCCTGACCCCTGAAGAACGCCAAGAGGCTGTTCAGATAGGACTAATTAGATGACAGAGTGGTTTGACAGAGAGCCGGGAAGCCCCGTGGCACAAGGCAAAGATGACCCCACAATGCTTTTAGTGGGCGGGAACAAGCCTGATTGGGTGCGTTTGCCTCGTGAGCTTGGAGGGGCCAAAGCGAAAGTTTTGGATATTCTTGCTGGTCCGTGTCCGAAATGCGATGGCGAGACCGTTAAACACTTTGTACTCGATCTCGATGTTGGGGTGGCCGAATGCCCCAAAGAAGGTTTTCTTTGGTATGCGACAAAGGGGGGCTAATTTTTAGCCCTGTCGGTAGTCCAACCAAGAGGTGATAAAATGACAGATACAGTTCGATATATTCTTGCTCCAAGTGCAGACCTTTCCAAGACGGTTGAGGCCGACATTACGGTTGAGGCCGAGTACGGTTCGTATGTTGCTCAAGGTCGTGTTTACACGGCAGCGCACCATCAGCCGGGAATGGAGCACCTTCCCGCACCGTGCAACGATCAGGAGATCCCTGCGTTGGATAGCGGTACGGTTCTGGTGAGCCATGTTGACCTTGATACCTTTGGTGGGTGTCTCCGAGCGTCAGGTGTGTTCGCTGGCTTGTTTGAGTCCAAGCACCAATCCTTTTGGGATCTGGCGCAGTTCGTGGACCTCAACGGCCCTCACAAGCTCTCCGAAAGTGGAGCGAGTGAAGAAGACCTGACTCGCTTGTACGCATTTTGGGCATGGAAGACGGCTCTCCCTCGGTTCAGCCGAGACGAGATCACGGATGTCACGGCCCATGTCATCGCCGCTGGTTCGGCGTTGGAGCACATTTTCGATGGTTCACAGACACACATTGACGCTGGTATCGCTATGCGAACGAGCGAAGCGGATCTGAACCGAGCAACCTTCGTTGGCACCTTCGCTGTAGAGGATGGCGGAACCATTTTGGTTCGTGCTACCAGCACCGAGAGGGGCTTTTGCAACCATTTGTACGCTGACCCTACGGGCAAGGCTCATATGGCGGTAGCGGCTTGGAACAAGGACGATGGTGGTATCACGATCAGCCTTGCGGACGCTGTGGAAGGCGTGTCTTGCCGTCAGGTAATGCAGGATTTGTTTGGCCCCGAAGCGGGTGGTCACGATGGGATCGCAGGATCTCCCCGTGAGCAAGCGATGACGGAAGACCAGTTCTTTTCGACCCAAATGGCTTTGAGCAAGGCTCTTAGCATGAAGGGGGGGCTACTTTAGAACCCTGTCGGTAGATATGGTGTATGGGGAATGAGAGTTCCCGCTGTTCTTTTACAATCGAGTTTTGCTGATTCCGATGCTTGCATTGGATGAAGCGAATGACCCTTGCTGTCGGGTCATAAAACCTTCGTACCCTAAGCCGGGTCGTTGGCTCCTTCGGGAGATAGCCAGAACCCCGATTGGGAAAGTGGTCTTCGCAGGCCATGCCGCCCAATCTGTGAGGGGGGATGAGTTATGGGCTGTGGTAGGTCCGAGAGTCATCCAGTGGTTCTAAGCATGAGCCGATGTTCCACCATCGGAGTGCTGCGAAGGGCATCCTCGGACTTGCTGATTCACTGAGGAAACGGTTGCAGGGCAATCCAAAGACGAAAGTCTTGGGAAGGGGGTCGTTCCCCAGAATCGGACTGCCGAGTGCAGAAGCCTCTCTGGTTGTTGGAGCAATCTGACAATCGTCCCGAAAGGGGATAGCTGGCGATCTTCCCAAGAGGTCAAAGGTTGTCGTGTGGAGGAAGGGAGAAGTGTACAGCTTACCCTCCGAGACACAGAATGTAGGCGGCAGTATTGCTTGCTGTTCAGTGGTATGAAAGTGCCGAGAACAGGGAGGAACGCCGTGAACAGCTTTACTTTGCTGGTGTTCACACTCCTAACCCGGAAGGGGACAGGGCCAAAAGCCTTGGAGGTCACGGTTGGAGGCAAGCGCATGTGTGCTTGTTTGTCTCTTTTGGGCGGGTCATCCTTACAGGGTGGCCCGCCCTCCTTAATTTGTGGGGTACAGTAGTTGGAGGCAACATGAAGAATCCTAACCTCACAGAAACACAGCGAGAAATCGTCCGAGTGTGTGAAGATATCCAAGCGTTGCTTATCTCTAAGAACAAAAAGTACGGCAACTCTGCATTGGAACCTGTGCGGGTGTTCTCTAAATCCGATACCGCTGAACAGATTTGTGTTCGCATTGACGATAAATTGTCTCGGATTTCCAAAGGGGCGGGTCTTCTTGCAACCGATGAAGATGTAATCAACGATTTGATCGGTTACCTCGTGTTACTAAAGATCGCTATAAGTACGAAATAAGGTAACTGACAGGCCGAAACTCTCGTTTTCACGGCTATCGCTTAGGCTAACTGTGAGCCTAAGAGAATACACGTGAGAGACTTCAACCGACGAAAACTAAATCTTCGCAGAATACTCGCAACCGAGTTGTTGCAACGTGGAGTACCACCCGAAGAAGTTGCTCGGTTATGTAGGCCCACCGCCACAGAGATTCACAATCTCGACAAAGAAATCCATCGAGAGATGCAAGCCGATCAAATCGATGCGATTGATGCGGAATTTTGGGACGTGATCCACGATGAGGTGGAAGAGCCTAACCCGCTACTTTTCGAGCCTGTCGTCATGTTCATGCTCTTTGTTTTGCTCTTGGCTTTCACTTTGGGCGTATTCCTCGGCGGCCACTGATTTATCAAAATAGAGAATTTTCTATCAGAACATAAAATATCTTATACCCCCCAACTAACAGTTGGGCCGGGATCAAAGGGGCTGATCTCACTTCCCCCCTTGTTTCGGGACATCCAAGATATAAACTTTCTGTAATTCAGTTCTTGAAACCCTTATCTAAACCAATACTGAAGCTATCACTTCCAGTAGTTACGTGGGCCGTTCAGCCCAACGACAGTATGCGATAGACACACACATGAGCAGACATAGTTTACAAAAACGGAATCTGTTGTGTCGAAGGATAAGCAATTACAACCGCTAAACTTTAGCGATTACATAGAGAAACGAGAAAAGTCTCGTGGTATCGAGGTGTACCGAAAGCAGCAAAGGCTGTGGGATCACCCCGAAACTCTCGATGCAGAAATCATAGAGCTTGTTGCGGCGAAGGAAGCCAAGCAAGCGGAACCTTCGGTAGTGAACACCCAAAACATTCAGACCCAAAACATTCACTACCACCACTACCACGACCCCGAACGGCCAAGGGCCATACGGACCCCTGAGCCTCAAAAGAAACCCAATCAAATCTCCGAAGGGGATGCCCTACTCTGGTTCTTCTCTCTCGTAGGGTCTGTTTTCCTTCTTGGGTTGCTTTTATCGGCACTCTTTTCGGGGAATTGATTTGGAAAGGCGTATCAGCATAGCCCTAACGCTGCTGTTCGCTCTGAACGTCACAGATGCTTTACTTACAATTGTTTGGGTACGCCTTGGGTTAGCCAATGAAGCAAATCCTCTTATGGCTGTTTTGGTAACAGACCACACCGTACTTTTCGTATTGGCTAAAGTGTTCTTGGTGTTGGCCGGGTGCTTCCTTTTATGGCGTTTCCGAATACAACCTCTTGCACGACACCTACTGGCAGTCTGTGTGCTGGCTTATGCGCTTGTAGTAGCGATACACACCCATATGATCCTTCAACTGGATCAAGTCCCACTCCAAGAAATCCAACGCTGTATAGAAGCGGCCTACTGAATAGTGGCCACGTCTTCGGGGGAGCACTCGACTTCATGGGGGTGCTCGGTTTGTGGGTGAGCAACAAAGGTAACGCCCATCTTCTCCACAAAACTTTGGAAGATGCTCATATGTTGGTCTTCCCAAACATGAACAACATCAAAGCCATGTTTGACATGGAGTTGGTGGATGACCTTCTTCTTATAGCTTGAAGTGTCGCCCCCTTTATTGAGGTACACCTCATCGAAGTTGAGTCCCGCACTCTTCAAGAGTTCTGGCACACGCCAACGGAACCTCCCGTCCATCCTACCCGTACAACAGATGGCCCAAACATTTGGGTTCCCTATGCTTCGTTTAGCTTCCGCTACGGTTTTACCATCCCACCATTCCTTACCTGGAGCGAGAGGAACACACGGAGGACTTAGAGATAATTGGTTTCCCCACCACCCCTTTTGATCCCACCACGAAGGTTTATGTGGGGATCGAAACAACGTCCCATCGAAATCAAACAAGTGTAGTTCTTTTCGGCCACTGGCCCTTAGACGGCGGTTTACCACCTGTTCAACCATGCCGGGATCAAGAACCTCTCCTTGCCTCCTCGCCAGAAAACCCACCTGGCCTCTCAAAACCGGACCATTGATCTTTGTGTATCCTCGACCAAGTAATTTGTTGCTGTAGGCAGGGGAAACACCGTTCACCGCAACCGTAATATGGGCGACACCCTTGTCTTGTCTTTGAATCCCTCGTGGTTGCACAACAACCGCTTGCCCGTGCTCGTCTGCGCCGTACCCAACCACTTTGAGTGCAATACTGGCCCCGACAGGGAGATCCATGATTTCTTTATCGGTAGGCCCAAACTTGATGGTCATGTGGTGCGCTTTCACAGTTGGGTGAAGCGGCCCCACATTCTTTGTCCACCATCGCAGCAGTGCTTGAGAGTCAGACAAGAACACACCTGAGTACACAGCCTGACCAGCAGTTCTGCTAACGGCGAAGTTTTCGTATTCCCCTTTGATTACTTTCTCGAACCATTCCTTGTGCTCTTTAGGTAGGGTCTTGGTGGCTCGCATAGAAGCGGCTTCGCAGAGGTGCTCTTCGGCATCGGAAGCTGCGTAAATGGACGGAAACTTGAGTTTGTTCTCCGACTTCTTAAACCAGCCGAAGAGCGTCATTCGTTCTACTGTGCCTATCTCTTTCTTTGTGGCGATATCTACAAGATGGGCGGCTCCCCCATTACTCCCGTACTCGCTAACCATGACCTCTTTATTGTTGACCTGCATAGGCAACACTTCGCCCACTTCGGGCAACTTGGTTTCCACCCTCTTTGTGCTCAAGTCGGAATGGTATTGCCGCCACCTTTGCCAAATCGCCTTATCGAGAAACTTGTTCTTATAGCGATGGGTTAGTTCGTGGATCAGGTTTTGAACAGCACTGACTTCGGAGATGCCTTTACCACTGACCCGAAAGTAAACGGCATCTTTGGAAGGCATGTACCAAGCAGCCCAATTTGGTCTGCCGATCTTTCCAACGATGTACACATCCCCATAAAGGGTACGAGCAAACCTCGGCAACCCTGTTCCTCGCTTCGATTTTCGGACAGCCTTTTCAAGAATCTGAGAGATCCGTGCTCTTTCCGCTTCGTCAGCACCAACCGTGTCGTGAACTGTGAATGGCCCAACTGTCCAAATGCCCCCACCTTCGCTGGATCTGTCTTTCCATTTGATACTATCAATCAGGAGGGGCCAACGCTTTTTGTTCGTCCGATACCACTTGTCATAACCTTGCCTTGGTCCTTTCCCCCTGCCGTACCGCACGGAAAAAAGCCTCGCAAGCATCTCAACACCTTTAGCCCTCCTTGCGGGGATCGCCTTCTTATCGATGACATGCTCAAGCCATTTCCGCCCGATTGCGTAAAACCTTTGCCACGCCATCCACAGTTCTGCCGTATTGCCCAACCCATGAGCTTCGTTGTAGTCGATGCGACTTTCAAACTCGTAGTAGGTCATCACAAGGGCCTCGGCCACCAGTGAAGGCGTAGCTTTTTTATCCCACTTCTCCATAACGGTGCCGTCATGGATGTAGGAGTCCTCCATCTTAGGGACAAGGTACTGTGAGCGTAGCGTTGAGGACTCGTGGCCTACGACTTCTGCGGTCGCTTCAAGGGCTTTCGTGAACTCGGCTTTGAGGATTTCGTCTTTCTCTTTTCGGTCAGTGGGGAGGGTCTTGCCCTTCTTACGCTGTTCTTTGAGTTGCCTGACCATCTCATCGTTGGCTCGGAATCCACGAATGTCTTTAGCGGTGATGTCGTACTTCTTTAGGTACTTGTTCACATCCTCTGCTTTGACAATACAATCGTCGCCTTCACACAGGACGGTATCTGTACCCGACTTGCCTTTGAGGGCTTTCTTCAACGCTGAAACTGTTGCGTGGTCCGCAACAGTCTTCTTTTGGTCTACGCCTGACTTGCCTGTGTAAGTGAGGGTGGCTTTGCTGCCTGTGATTTTTACATGCTTGGCTTGAAGCGTGGTGACCCCGAAATGGCCTCGGTCTTTTACGGATTGGTCGTTGCCTACTCGCTCACAGGTTTCGTCCATCAGGGCGACTGCAAGGGCTGTCAAACGGACTTCGGGATCATCGGATTTGAGATCAGACTTGTACTGTTTCCGCAGGTCCAGGATGTTGCCTTTAAGTTTTTGAATCCGCTTCGCTTTTTCACGGTTGCGGTGGTCCACCTGTCCTTTGGAATACTCGTAGACGGTGGTCTTCCCAGACCCGTCAGCTTTATCCACCTGTTTCTTCTTCTTGAACTTGGCGGCTACTCGGCTGGCGGCTGCGTGAAACGTAGGCTGATAGTCAACTCTGGGCCATTTCACGAGGTTCAGGTCTTGATTGACCAACTCAAACTCATCTCCGACCTTGGGCTTAGGGTAAGACCAATACTGCTGTGCCATGAGTCCGGGGTGTCTCCCGATAGGCTCCAAGTCCTTCGGGTGGATACGCCTGATTTTGAAGACCACTTTATCAACGTAGTCGGGATCGGTGGGGTGTGTCTCGATCCTCAAAAGAGCAAGCTCGGAACCTTTCAAGGTCTTGAGGATCTGCCCCTTCCTGAAACCAGGGTTCGCATCGTATCGGGTGCTCATTCTTGCTCCTCATGCCGAAACCAGACTCGGAACAGTTGAATGGCTTTCGTCTGCTTGCGCCCTTTGGGAATAGGGTCTACCAAGACAAGGGGGTTCCCTTTGGGGTCTTTGTCGAACCCAACAATCACACCAGCCTTGTTCTTGTATTTGCCGTACCACACCTGATCTCCCTCATTCAGCGTAAGCGTGAGGGCTTCTTTCTTCCGTGCGTACTTAGCAGCTACTCTGGCAGCCCAAGGGTTCTCTTTCATCACACGCCCTCGTGTTCGAGGATGGACTTGATTTCTTCTTGGGTCAGCCCCTTATCGAATTTTGCGTGGGCATACTCAACGATCTTGCCGACAAACTGTTCATAAAGTTCGTCGCTCTTGCCCTCTTTAGCGAGGCGGATCATGTCCTTGTCTTCAAGGATGGTATCGATTTCGGTAGAAGCAATCGTAGATACGGCGTTGACCATCCATTCCACAGCACTTCCAATACCCCCAAGAGCACCCGTCCCGTAGTTCCCCACAGCTTCAGCCATCGACCCACCCGCAAGCGTAGCTACATCCTGAGCGCCTTCAGCGTGGAGAAGCATCTTATCCCCTACCGCCGTGTACGCACCGATGCCGATATGGAGCGTAAGGGAGTTCAGAAAGGCTTTACCACCCACGGCGGCAAAGCCACCCGCAGTTGAAATGCCTCCGGTGGCAATACCGACACCTGTCGCTACTGCTATACCTCCCGCATAGATAGCGGAGCCGTATAGAACATCCCTCTCGCTGGCCTCTCCTTCACTACATTCAGTTTTGGAGCCTTCCGCATCACACCCCTTGGGCCACTTCTTCTTTTCAGTTGAAGGCACCCGCCCCTCTTTGATGCAATCCATCAGAATCGTGGGTGTGTTGATAGCAACATTCCGAACTTCTCGAACGGTCGAGCCAGCCAGCTTTTTAACGATGTTTACAGGATTTGCGTGTTCCAGAATCTTCTTAGCAAGGCTTTTTGATTTCTTCTCGTCTGTGATCTGCGAAACGGCTTCTTGACCTTCCTTGGTCTGAATAGCTTTCGCTGTGGAGGCTGGCAGCTTCGTACCCTCAGGCACCCCCGCCGCTGACAAATGGGCTTTAGAAGGTGCGCTACCACCCCCAGAACCACCCCCGCTTTGGCTCTTTACCTTATGGTCACGCTCTTTGGCATTCGGGTGATCTCGCAGATGTTTCTTCATCGCCTCTTCGGTGGCGTGTTCCATCGCATAGCGATGAGCGACCTTTTGAGCCGAAAGTTTGAGTAAATAGCGTTCGGTTACTCGGTCTTGGCTGGTCTTGATCCCAGCTTCGGCAAGCTCATCTTCCAGTTCGTCGAGGATATCTTGCAAGGAAGTGGCTCCTGTGGGGGAACTTGACCCAACCTTCCCCATAGCTTTGTTCATAAATAGTTCAGGGTCGAAAGACAATGTGGGCCTCCCTTGCAATACAGCCCTTTCAAGAGAATCCTCTACTGAAGCTGTTGATAGGAAACGTAAAATAATCTCAGGATTGATATACGACTTACGAGTAGTATTCGCAGAGTCGTGAGACAAAGCGGCTTGCGCCACATCAATAGCCCTATTCAAAGTCTCCACAATCGCTTCCACCACCCTCTGTTTCAGGTCGGTTTTCGCTCCTGTGGAAAAGGCTTTAATCCGATCAAACAAGGCGGCTTGTTCGTCTCGAAGCGCATCTAAAACAGCTTCCGTAGCCCGTAACTTCCTAAAGTCTGTGGGGGAAACGTCTTTGAACCGCTCTCGAAAGTAGCGTTGAAGGTCAGAGTAGGTGACTCGTTGGCCCTTGCTGGTAACGAAGATGAACTTACCGCCCTTAGCCTTGTCGGTTTGGGCTTTCAGGATCTTGATGATTTCAGCGTCCGTAAGGGAAGCGAAGTTATGGCCCCCCTTCTTGCCCAAGAATTCCAGTTCGGCAAAGTTGTCTCGGATGAATCTAACGTGCGATGGGCCAAGCGTAATGGCCCCAAACGTCTCGATCTCAACCTTTTCTCCGTTCACCGTCTTAATGGCGGCATTTCCCTCTTTACCGGGCCGGATACCTGTCTCCATCATGATCGCAGTAATCAGGGCGGAGAGCTTGATGACCTCATCCCCTGACTTTAGATCCCGCTTCACCTGCTTGGCGATCTGGTTGTAATCCCGAATCAGGTTGTGCATTTTGTCGATCTTCTTCCCAAGCGTCAGGTGTTCGTTCTCGAACCGATCTGTGATCCCTTGAACTTGCCCGTTCTCATCGACATCTACGACGATGTTATCGGGCAAGAAATCTCGAAGCTCGGTGGGAAGCACTTCCCGCATAGGGCCTTGGGCTTCGGCCATTGTGATCGCTTGAAAGCCCTTAAAGGCTTGTTTGTGGACTTCTACCAGAGCATCCCGAATAGTTTTACCTTTTGTAAGAACATCACGGGCTTGGTAGAGGATGGCTGACCGCCATGAGTAGGCTTTGGGGTGGTCGGCTTCCTTGCCGATATAGGTGTCTAAGTATTCGAGAAAGATGGGGTTATTCTTCACCAACTTGACGAAAGCTCTGGCCCTGCGAGAGATCGACCCCTTATCCCGACCAGGGTGCTCCACTTTTGCGGAATCCGCATAGGGCTGGAGGGTTTTCAGGAGTTTCTTGAACTCCACCCCCGCCTTGCGGACATGCTTCTCCTGATCTTTTTTGTCTCGTTTGTACTGCCGAGACTCGTTAGTCGGTACTCTTGCCATTCGCTCTCTCACCGCTTACCCCAATAAAGGCACACTACTCATAGAGTAGGATAAGAAATTTACCGAGATCCCATCCAACGGACTGTACCGATGAAGCGGGTATTGTGACCGTCTTACTTGGGATTGAGGAATACACCATGATTTACTTAGTGCTCTACACAATGGCTGTTATTTGGGTCGTTGCGGGGCTTCTCTACGCTGACAATTACTTAGTACATAGCAAGACCGAAGTGGTTTTTGCCCCTCTTTTACTGGTCTTCACCACCTTCCAATTCATTTTGGAGCGTGGATACCGTCTTTATCAACGGGGAACACGATCTTATCTATTCAGCAGGTAGCCGTTGGTTGCCCTATTGATCCACTAAAGCAACGGCTGCGGATCAAGGAGGCCCTATGAGCTATTTAATGAACAAAAAGACCCGGTTTCGGCTTGGGGAGCTTGAAGATGCGGTAGAAGAACTCGCCTTCACACATACAATTTCGGCAGATCACGGGAGCAATCCCGACCAAATCGTGGTGTTTTCCTATAACGCTTCGGAGTTTCTTGGGGGGACAATGATTGTCTACCTCCGAGATGATGCCACGCCACCCAATACTGGCGTAGCTGAATACCTGTTCGTCAACGATCTTGCCTCCACACCCAATGCCGAAGCCAGCATAACAAAGGTCGATAAGCGGCATGTTAACGGAACCGCAGACCGAGGCACCACAGATCAACCTCTTAGTAATAACGCCGAAGCCCACATCGTAGATGGGGTCGTCAATCTGACGGTCGAACCTTCTAATATAGGTGCTCTCACCGCAGGTACGGTGCTGACAGGGGTTGCTTTAGTTACCCCCATCCCGAACCTGTGGGAAATGGGCGGAGACCCTGGTGAGTGACCCTACTTGAACACTCGGTCTTTAGCTGTCTCGAACAACTGTGGAAGAAAGCTCTTTTTGAGGCGTAGAAGTCTCTCGAACTTCACCTTCTTACGAGCATCCACATAGAGTTGTGTAGGCTTCTTAATCTCGCCCTCAATAAGCTGATCCGAGAAATCATAGAACTTGGTACGCTCAGGGGGCTTCGCATAAGCATTGGTGTGGAAAAAGCTCAGAGCCAAGACCATCAGTAAACCCCTAATCATCGTCTGGCTCCTCTACCCAAGAGGAAAAGCTCAAACCAAGACCACAACATGCCATGCTGATTAGACCTAAAAGCATTAAGTCCGTATTCCCCATGGCGGTCGCTAACCCAAACAGGGCTAAGTTCATGCCCAAAGCACCAACCACAAGATCCCTGAACAAGCGTCTCATGGCTCAACCCTCTTTGTTCATGGCTTCCATCAACTTGATAGCCATGAGCCACTGAAGCATCTTTTGAAGGTCCATTTCAGGGGACTCTTCAGTAGGCGTAGCGGCTTGGGTTCTAAGAGAGCACCAATCTTGGGTGGACATTTGCGGGCCGTAAGCACCGCTTGAAAAATCGGCGGCCCCCATTTCGGCGGCCTTCGTGTCCCCACCCGAAGATGACGACCCCGTGTTTACAGCAGGGGTAGCTTCCGCACCCCCAACAGCGGCGGCTCCTGAACCAGCACTAACTGATCCGCCAGCGTTAGCTGCGCCTCCCGCTCCTCCAACTCCTCCAACATTCATAACCTTCTCTCACTTTGGTTTGTTCCATGGCTTTTTGCCCCAAGCGATGAGAAGTGCTTTACAAAGAGTCAAAACGATTCGATTGTGGTTGTGGAAGATATTCAACTGCTGTCTACCCGACAGCGACAACCATTCTCTTACTTGTTCTTCCGAAAGAGTTTCTGGGTCCCAGTTTGGTTCTTCAGATTTCTTTCGATAGGACACGACCTCACCTTTGGAAAACCCACATCGTTGGGATGAATACATTGTTGTGTAGGTAGGTGCAGCCACATTTCTTGTGTTTGGTGTGTACCGCACTGCGTTGGTTTATGTTTCAGTTTTGAGAGAGATTGAAACTGAAACACTCCAAAAGCAGCGGGAGAGAACCGCATAGTTCTATGAATAGGTAACAATAGGGGATCAATCGAATAACTGTCCCATAACCAAGCCCCTTGCTGGGCATCTTCGCCACCACAAGCGGTTTCTTCAAGGATATCCATAAGGTTGTCGAACATCACTTGTGGGTTCGCAGTAAGCTGAAACCAAGACCCGCCAACGGAAACAGGCTCCCACCCAAGAGGGCCAATTTGCCCCCCACCACCCGATTTGCTGAAAGTGTAGATGGATAAATCATCCGCAGCGGCGGCCCACTCTTGGATAAGGGGTTGTGTTGTCATGGGGTTAAGAAAACTTTGGCCGTGTTCATCAGAGAAGATAATTACGACGTGGTGAACATCCTCTCGCCAATTGATATGCCAGTTATCAATGCTGGGATCAGACCCCACTCCGAAGCCCCCCCAATTCAGTGGGGGTAGTGCGGGCACATCTCCAGGCTCAACCAGATTTCTAATGCTCAAAAGCAAAGCATCGTAAAGCATCTCGCTGCTCGTGGGTTCATCATCTACCGTCGCCAAATGCCCCAAGAACTGATTGAAGGGAACGAGATTGGTAGCCAAATGAAGAGTGTCATCGAAGTTTTGATCGATTGGCCCAACCACCAAACCCCATTGGACAACTTCTTGATCCGCATAATGGGTTGAAAACATACCCATCGCTTGCTGAACAGCATTGATTGTAGAGGACATGGAGCCAGAGGTGTCCACGATGAAGAGGACATCGGTGTCTTCTAAGACATTTTCAATGACTCCATCACAGTTGTCATCCTGACCTGTGCATAAGTCTTCTTCCAGCGGCGTAACTTCTCCCAGACACATGTCTTCAACGAAAAACTCGTCTACAAAGTTGCCCCACTGACCACTTACGCACAACATATCCCCAGGAGCGCAAACCCCAACATTCACGGTTCCTTCTGGCCCTGTGTAGCATTGGGCCATCAAATCCTCATCGATCAGTTCGTCGCAATCGTCATCAAAGTTGTTGCAAATCTCCTCCACAGGAGTCCCGCCTGTTGGGTCACACACTTCGTTTGGTTCGGGCAACCAATGGCACATAGCAAAACATTGTGTCATTTGAGTTGTTACACAGTTTTCATCGGCGCACTCGCAGGACTTGAACCCTTGTCCACAAAGGAGCGGGTCTTCCATGCACGGGATCAAGAACCCGATCATTTCGGGCGGGCAAGCACAATCCAGCCCATCATCGATCAGCCCATTACAGTCGTCATCTAATCCGTTGCACTCTTCGGGCATCGGGGGCTGTGCGGTGCATCCTGTCCAAGCTCCCTCAATGCAAAATTCAACCCCTTGCTCACAGTCGGTTTCACACCCTTGAAGCAACTCTTCGTCTGTCAATGCGTCACAGTCGTTATCGAGGCCGTCACAAACCTCTGGGACGGGTAGAGGGGCATCGCAAAGGACTAACTCGCCTTCGATGCAAAGAGCGTTTCCTGGCCCACACTCGGACTCACAGGGGTACTCCCCTTCGTCCACGACTCCATCGCAATCGTTATCTATCGCATCACAGATTTCGACCTCACACGGAACACAAGGGCCAGCCATGATCTGCCCCTTCTCGCAGGTGAAGTCTTGAAGTCCTGTATATTCCTCCCCGTTCTCATCTATGTCCGTGCAAGGGACATCTTCATTGACGATGATATCTGGGTTGGTGGGATCACACTCAAGCCAATTTTCACACTCTCCCATACTGACCACTTGCCATTGGCAGTCGGGGTCGTTGGCGAAAGCGGGGGTACAAGGCTCTCCGTTGGCATCGCAGACATCTAAAACCAAGGCTTGCATATAGAGGGCGGGATCGTCTCCGGGAGGGTGGCCGTCAGGGGTGCAAAAGAACATTTGGGTTTTCCAGCACTGCTGCTGGTATTCATATTCTTCCCCACAATGACAAGGTACGCCGCAGCATCCCGAATCCGCTTCCTCATCGGGGGTATCCGCATCTATGAAGGGAATGTCGGCATCTGAAGGGGTGGATATTCCCCGTTCAGGCACATCGGCTTCGTTCCCGCTTCTGTTTTCCGTACACCCGAAAACGGCCAATACCGCCAACAACCACAATGTTTTCTTCACAGCTTACCCCTTCTTCTTTGCTCCCTTACCCGAAGATTTTTTCTGAAAGCCCGACACAAAAACTTGATGTAGCAACACCCCAAAGGTCTGGATGGTCTTGTGCTCCATCTCGGCTTCCGCAAAGTGATTGAGGGCTTCAATCACCTCATGCCAAAAAGTTTCCCAAGCAAGGGAATCGGAGAGGCTTTTGTCCAAGTAGATCGACATCTTGTCCAGATCCCACATTCCGTAGGCTTCGGAATGTTCTACAAGGTCTTGTTTCATAACGACCTTTATTTCATGGCCGCCAATTTGAATTTTGCTTGGGATTTCCATCTCTAATCTGCCTCTTTCTCCTTTGTAGGAGGACTTTTCATGGCCTTATCTTTGACAGATTCCATGACTGTCCGAATTCCTGCATAGGGGGGAGAAAAAGCGATATTCTCAAATCCGACCAGAGTGCCACTGGTGACTCCCACTAATTCACCGTTCTCATTAACGATGGGGGAACCAGAGCTACCGCTTTTTGTTGGGATTGTGTAAACGTCGTATGGGATCGGCACACCGCCCAAATCTGGGTTTGGTGGGGGGTATTCCGAAGTCGTTCCAGCACTCAAACCTTCCAGTATGGGCAGAAGGTCGGAGCCGAAGGTTCCTAAAGGAGCGGCCATGGCAAAGACTCTTTCGCCTCGCTTAGTGGGCCGTGGTGCCATTTCAAGGATGGCGGGAGGTCGCATACCTCTGATCTTTAGTACGCAAAGATCCAAACTCGGATAAATGTCTTCAACAGCCGCTTCGTAAGCGACACCGCCAAGAATCATTACTCGAACATAGGAACTGGTTTCGGGTTCAAAGAGTTCCCCATCAGGCCCTTGTAAGATAACTTTGTTCGGGGCACAGACATGGCCCGCCGTGATCCCCCATGAATCAAAACCATTTGTGGCGGCTATAAAACCAGAGCCAGAGAAGGAAGCCCGCCCAAGCTCCATGCACTGATCTCCCACACACGTAGAGAATACGACTCTCTTGATTACAAAGAGAAAGCTGTTGTGGGCGAACTGAGAGGGGTTCATCCGAGCGGTGCGAGCACAGGATGTGGTTAAAATAAGCAGTAGCATGGTGCTGATTATTACAATTTGCCGTTTCATTCTTCCCTCACAGGGCAAAACATGGTCCCGATAGGACCGTCTTCGAGATCCACTAAAACACCCATCAAACCAGCTTCACTGGTGACGTAGCCTTTGCCCGAATGCCATGCGTCTGGCGAAGCAAGGGAGGGCAATAGATAGTGTCTAATGCCGCCGATTTCTTGGATGCGTTGATGATGTAGGTGGCCGCCAAAAGCGACGTGGTGCCGAGCTTTGCCCCAATCGGCCCGCCGTTCTTTTGCCATAATAGGCCCCAGGTCTTTGACCTTGGCCGTATCGCCATGTGTAAAACAAGCTAAGGTAGTGCCAATAGACTGATACACACGCATCTGGTGGTTGCGAACCACCTCTACTCGATTGCTGCCCTCATATGCAGCGTGGAGATAAAGTAGGAGTGCGTGAGAGTTAGCCCGGTCATGGTTACCGGACATGAGCACAACTTTCACGGGAGCAACCTGTGAAAGAATATCGATATGCTCTCGTTGAAGTTCACAACCCGTCAAAAGAATCTCCAAAGCGGAGCCTTCCGAATCTTGGGGGGTGCCTTTCGTAGTCGCTTTCTCTGGCCCGATCCCATCAATGTGAAAGAAATCTGACCCTACGGCGACCGTAATACCTTGTGGTTGACCGGGTAATCGAGAGATCAAGTCTTCCGTACTTTGCATCAATCGTTTTCGGGCAATGGTTCGATTGTAATCGTGACCACTCTCTCCCGCCCATGAGTACATGCCCCAATGAAAATCTGTGGCTGAAGTGACTAACCAGTAAGGCTTATCCGCCCGATGGAGCTTCAACTTCGGGACCGTGTACTCGGTGTGGAAATCTCCAACCCAACCTCGAATACGATTGAGAACTGTGGCCTCAAAATCCCACCAGCTTCGAGCGGCGGAGGCAGTCTCTCTGGCACCAAGCTCTTCCGTCTTGGTCGCCAAGGCTCCAAACTTTAGAGCTAAAGCGTCTTGCGCCAGTTCATCAACACCACGCTTTGCTACCTCTTCGGCTGAAAAGGGGGCTGAATCATGTGTGATCCCATGTGACTTAAGGTAGCCGACAACCCAGTTTCGAGGGAGGCCCGTGCGACGAGAGATCCCGTTCAGCGAAACAGGTTGTCCATCCCAATTTGAATACCAACGAAGAATAGAGCGATGGGCTTCACCAGATGTGGTTACCCATCCCTTTGCCTGTTGGATATATGTTTTGTAGGAGTCGCCCGCTTCGTCAAAGACATAGAGATTGTGCTCTACATCTATTGGCTCAAAGGCAAGGTCATCCGAGTTAGAGGCTTCTACCTCTAAGTCATCCTCTTCTAATGTGTTATCGGACGAGGCTTGTAGGGCCTCGAAAAACCGGATCGTTGTTAAACGGTTCGGTTTGGTTGTTGGAGGGTTTGTATTTGGACCGCCCTCCTGCTTCACTCGTTTGATGCACAGGTCAACGTCCCATCGTTTCGGTTCGCTGCCCTCGGTCAGGGCCACTAACTGTATTAGGCCAGTACGACCTAATGGTACAGTGGCAACCTGATCTCCGTACTTCTCCCAGAGTAGGTCGGATCTTTCGCTCAAAGTAAAACCCCCATCCCGTAGCTTCGGGGTAGCCAAACTTGGTTATTCTCTGTGCTTGCTTTAGTTTGGCCGCCCAAAAAGGGGGGAGATGTTCATTTGGCCGCCCAAGGGGGGGAGATGACATGAAGCCACCGTTCATACACAGGGGAGCATAAAGGCCCTATCGAAACGAGGGTGGGGGCAGTACCCCCCAATCAACCCCCCTAAAGACTATCGGGGGGCTGATTTGTTATCGAAACGGTAAACTGGATAGTCCTCGAATTTGAGGATGGATAGCTCTTTGAAAAGGAGAAAAGGAGAAGATGGAATGGAAAATAACCAGCAATTTTGGGAACTTTGGGGCAACTCAGAGGGCCAACGCTACTACAACTGCTCGAAATACAAGCGGATAGAAGGCTATACAGGAAACTCTTTGCATCGGTTTATTTTTGAGGATGAGGAAGGCATGAGGCTAAACGCTTGCTTTGAAGCGTATAAAACAAGCACTTCAGATGCTCCCATTATGGGGCTACGAATGCTTTCTCTAATCCGAGAAGATACGGGTGAGGCCGTAAAGGTTGCCCCCACTTTGCAACAGTCCTTGTTTGGATTGGCTTTGGCCGCTGTTGCAGAACAGGACAAAGAGATTTTGGAAAACCTACCTGCTTGGTGACGGTATGATTCCCTATGCGGGGACGACTTATCACAGTCTGTGGTTTGATTGGGTCTGGCAAATCCACTTTCACAAGGGATTTGGCGGATATACTCAAAGCTGTCCCATTAAGCGAACCTGCTGGTGATGAGCGCAACCCCTACCTTCCGCTGTTCTATGCGGATCGAAGGCGTTGGGCCTTCACCATGCAGACGCACCTTCTCCAGCAACGGAGTGAAGTCCACTGTCGGGCGTTCGAGGAAATCGAACGAGGGCGAGATGTGGTGATGGACTCCTCAGTGTGGCAAGACATGGCCTACGCTGACATGCTGCACCGCATGGGGCATCTGAATAAGTATGAGTACGACACCTACCGAGCTTTGGCACGGATGGTAGGTCGAGAAGCTATGCCGCCCGATGTTTGTGTTTTTCTCGAAGTGTCTGTCGAAGAGTGTTTCCAGCGAATCCAAACCCGAATGGGTGAGCAGGTTGAACGAACCTGTGAGGGCGGTATCGACCTCAATTACCTTAGGCACCTAAAAGATGCCATTGGCCACAACATCAGCAAATTAGAGAACCGAGTTATGTTCCCTTGGGGTGACTATCTACCCTGCAAAGAGGAGCGAATGAGCCGTATCTCAAATCTTATGGTTCTCATTGAGGATGTCTGTCCTACCGTTTGCTTGCATTGAGGGGCAGTTTTTAACGGGGGTTTTATTCGGGTTTGATTTTGATCGAACCACAAAAACTCAGAATAACTTTTAGACTTAAAGTTCCAAAGCTGGGATCAAATAACGGGCCGCACCCCCCGAAGTAGCGGTTAGAGCAAGGCTTTAGCTCGATCCCGCTTGGGATCAATTCCCCTCATTTTTGCACCTTCGCAGATTTTGCCCCTAAACCCTTTATGGGGGGTTGCGGCAGAAACCCCCCATAAACAAAACAAAAGACCCCCGGCCCACTTATAGTAGGAAGGAGGTCTTTTTAGTTGTTGTGTTTAGGAACTTACTTGTCGTCTTTTTCTTCGGGCGGGTCGTTGGAGAGAAGCACTTTGACTTCATCCTTCAACGCACTGTCCCAACCACCAGGACGACTGTTCATCTGACCCACATACAAGAGCTTCCCCTTGGTGGGGTTGATTGAAGTTGGTCGAGAACGCTGGTCACTTGAAAGCTGAAAGTAGAGTTCGCCTTTTTGACTGTAAGCGAAACGAGTCAAGCGACCTGTGTAATAGATGGCCTCTCGGTCCTCGCCCTTGGAGATACCTCGTTTGATGTACTGAGCAAAAGATTGCTGATCAGACATGCTCGGTGGATTAGACCCACCTCGGAGATAGACACACTCAAGCACAAGACCGCTACGCTCCGAGCCAGAGGCCCCGATGCGAGCCATAGGAGTATGGCGATACATACCAGTAGACTTACCTGTCTTCGTACCCTCAATCCGAACGGGAGAGCCAATCTTTGACCCGCTGGACTTATGGATTTGAACAAGGCAGCCGTCGCTTTCGACCTTGGTGACTACGCCGTACTCTTCATGGTCGGCATAGTTGAACCTGTCGCAGATGTCTTGGTTAGCTTCTTCAGCACACTTGTACTTGTCGAACTTGACCATTTCACCAGCCCTGATCGGGCCTCGCTTACCCCCACCACTACCCTTGGGCTTAGGCTGGAGTGGAGCTTTACCGGAAAGCCGCTCAATAATCTGTTCGGTCTTACGCTCATCATACTTCTTGTTACGATCAACGACCCAAGCAACAAAGCGAGCCGTCTTTTCGTTGAAAGCGACCTTATCACCCTGCTCCCCACCAAACATGGCGGTCAGGATCTTCTCGGCTTGAATATCGTCGATATCCACATCAGCCAGATTGTTACTGGTAACAAGCGGGATAATGGTGTCCCGAATATCAGGGTTCTCATAGGCAAGACGAACAAGGTCTGCCCGCAATTCTTTTTCCGATTGGCTCATTGGTTCACTCCTTGTGCGCTCGGCTCTGAACGTGTCGTTCGTATGGTGGAAGATATAAAGCCCCTATCGAACGGGGTGGATGTCCCATGGGTAGAACCAACATAGTTCGTCTTCCAAATCCACCACGATCCGATTGTCTGAGCGATATACATTTCCAACAGTGTCCTTTACGGTTCCTACTTTACCCGCATACTCCCCATTGATGACCCTAATGGTGTCCCCAATGAAGATTGTGTGAGATCGAGTGCCATGGAAACGAGCAAGACCAAACTTGGTATGTATAACCTCATCATCGGCCATTTACTCGCCCCTAAAACACTCCTTTTAGCTGCTGACTCCCTTAGAGCCGCCGCCGACAGTATTTCCGCTTGCAAGAGGAGGATGACCACTGTTGTTAGACCCCCGCCGAGTACCATCGCTGACATCCGAACCAAGAGCCGAAGCCGCATTGTTAGTCTGAAGCGGGGCTGAACGAACCGCCTGCTTGCCTGCCAGCCGTGATGCTGGAGGGGCGGGGTGGTGTTCTGTACCGTCTCGGAAAGCGGGAGTTGTGGGAAGGGTGCCTGTACTGGAAATCAGTTGATTCAAGGCACCGCCCATATCGGCGGTAGTTGAGCCGTAGTACCACAGCTTACGAGCCGTAAGCTCATCCACAACCAAAGTCGTGTAGATGGACGACACATACCCTCCAACCTCACCTTCACCAGCGGTGATGGCAGCGGTGAACTGTGTGACAGCGGAGTCGCCCGCTTCAATGTCTTCCAGAAGCACATCGTCGATGTAGAAGTAGAGGCCCGTGGCAGTCATTGTGCCCATTGTGCCTTCACCGTCAGTATCGGTGTGCTCACCATCCACAGCGTCATCACTGATAAGCAGTGCTTCAGTTACGGAATCGCCAGAATGGTCAAAAGTGTAAGTGTATCCAGCCTTCAGATTGAAATCTGGGGCGGCAACCGCATCCAGATCACCGTCCTGTAGGGTGAATTCGGGGGTGCCGTCGATTTCTACGACATAAGTTTTCGTACCCATGGGAAAAGTCTCCTTGTTGGTTCAGTTACAGCCAAGGGTGGCTGCTAATAGTGAGAGGCAATAAAGAATCCACCGAGATATGTCAGGTCAGGGCGAAACATTGGCGATGGCTACGGTCGAATTGGAACTCCGTTGCCCCTAAGAACGGGGTTTTTGTATGGATACGGAAAGTTTCGCCGTGGTCGATAAAACAGTAAACTTCAACCCCTAATGGGAGAGGGCCAATCGCAATAATGGTTCGCAAGACCTTCCCAGTCAGGTTTGTAAGCGTTAATGCCATCTTCGCCCTCGATATCGAGAGGCGACTTTGCGGGCGGTGTGTTTGAGGACTACGTTGGAAGCCCACATTCCGTAATCATCACGGGGGCCGTACTTGGCCTCATAGGGAATGTCATAGTCGGGGTCTTCATCTGGCGGCTCATATCCTGGCTGATTCATTTCCCAAACATTCTCAAGATTCCGCCCTAAAAGAGCGAATGACCCATCCGAGTGTTCTTGGTGTATTTCCTCCAACTCGTCCATCTGCTTGTCCGTGTAGTCACGTCGTCGCACTTCGAGCCGATCCGCCATAGCGTTGTAGTCGGGCTTGGAGGGTTGTTTTTGAGGCCGCTCAGAGATGTTGTACTTGCGGAACATCTTCTCTGCGAAAGCGATTTGCTTATCTGATGGCTGGCGAGTCTTAGCCCGTTTACCCACATCTTCGGCAAACCTCTGCACATAACTATCGTTTGCGGCCTTCGCTGCGAGCCATAATTGACGGAGCCTTTCAAGAAACGTCTCATCTGAGGAATAACTTGAACCCGAACCGCCCGATTCCTGTTGTTTCGGCTCGGCTTCCTCACCACGCCCGATTCGGTCATAGAAATCAGGGTACTTTTGGTACACGCCTTCCCAATGCCGAACGCCAGCGAGCCAAGTCTTTTTCCAACCCTTTGTTCGCATAAAGGATTTGCGATCCTTTGCCTTCGCATTGAGAACCCGTCCCGTGATGCGACTGACAAGCGTGAGCTTCATGGAGGCTTTACCAAGCCCTCGAACTTGGGAAGTCGCTCCAATAGAGGAGGAGAGCTTGATGGCCACGGAGTCACTGAGATGAATCAGATAGATCCCCGCAAACTTTTGATCCCGTGACCAGTTCCTACCGAAGTTGCGGCGAAGCCACTCTTCTAACTCTTCACGAGAAATCTGAACATATCGATCACCAGCAGCCATTATCTCACTCCAAGCTGTGGAATGAACTCACCGTAAGATTGGCTCAACTCGTATTCCCGCCACTCTTTTTCAGTAAGATTCTCGTTCTCATTCGAGGTGCGGATCAACTTCCACAACTCTCGCTCTCGTGTAGAGGCGGTACGGGCTTGGTCTGCATCCTCTTGCCAATCCTCTCGGCTTTCGTTGGGGATACAGCCCTCACTTACGAACTGTGATGGGCCAGCGGGCTTTCCAATATGGTTGACGGCTGGACAAAGTACCGTAACCGAGTCTCGACCACGGGTTAGAGCGACATAGGCCAAGCGACGTTCGCTTGCCATAGCGTCTTCATCCCCCATGGAGCGATTATGGGGGAACACCCCCGCAGCCATGGGAACCCACATATGTCGGGCTTCCAGCCCTTTCCATCCGTGGCAAGTATCAATCGTTACGGCGGGCTTATCAGCCTCATCGTCGTCGGGATCGTCTTTGAAGGTCTTGCCCTTACTGGCATCTTGAAGCTCTTGGATATAGCCCAAAGCTGGTCCCATATCCTCGTATTCTTCGAGGAGGCCCATAAGCGGGGCAATCGGGGCCAAGGCAAGATTCTTAATGTCTTGTTCTGATACACCTGCTTCACCAGATTCTTCGTGAAGCATGTCCATCGCTTCGCCCGAACCCTTGGTTTTAGAAATCAAGGACTCCACAATGCTTTCGGCGGGCTTCCCTCGGAAACCTACGCCCTTGATGGACAAGATTTGCTCCAAAACCTCTTTTGGAGATCCCTCAAAGGATTGCACCTGAACCAAAGTGTCTACATAGGTTTTGACGTTCTTGTTGCGCCACTCGGAACGACCTTCGTAGATTTGGTTCCAACCGCCGTTTTTCAACCATTCAAGGTAGTTCATCCCACGAGCCTTCTTTTGAACCTCGCTATTGAACTTCTTATCCAAGTAGAACTTGGGGGTTTGGTAGGCTTTGAGCACAACGTCGTTGATTACTTTCTTGTCTGAAAGGTCGGCCCCAGCGAGCGTTAGCCACCCTGTTAGGGCTTTCGTGGTGGGGTCGGCAAAGAAGTTCATCTTGGAACGGAAAGGAATCCGTCGCTTGATCAACTCAAGCCCAAACGCTAACGCCTCGGCGTTCGTTCGTACCGCCACCCCGAAACTTGGAGTATTTGGTTCGGACCAACCCTCGTTATCGATATGGGCTTGGATATCATCAGCACATCGGGAAGCGGCCTCTCCGTGATCCCCCACATTCACATATTCGATTACGCCCTCACCCCGTTTGGGGTCGGTGGAGCAAACCATCGGAATCTGTTTTTCGTTGTGGGAGATGAGCTTATTCGCCGCATCTACAATCGCTTTTCCTGAACGGAAGTTGGATGAGATCAGCTTGGTATCAAACGAGCCGCCCCGCATATCTGATTTCTCGGAATACTCATCTGGGGTTGCACCACGGAACTCATAGATCGCCTGCTTGTCGTCCCCAATAAAGGTAAACGTGTTGGCCGTCATAGAGCCGTCAGCTTTGTACTCTTGGGTAGCGGGATCAATCGCCCCCGCAATCAAACCAAATAGAAGATGTTGCAGCTTGTTGAGATCCTGAGCCTCATCCACCAAGACCCACTTGTACTGAGCTTGAACCGTTGCCAAAGCCTTCGGATTTTCGATGAGTGCCTTGATGCACTCCAACTGCATGTCTGTGAAGTCTACTTTCCCTACGGCATCGGGTTCATTGTCCTTGAGCCACATATATGCGCCGTAACAAGCAGCCATAACACTCTTGTCTTTTGCCCACGCCTCGGAAGGGGTCATTAAGTCTGAGCGATAGTTACCAACCGCTAAGGCAACACGGCGAGCACCAATGGCTCGACCTTCCTCGTCTAAAAACTTACCGCCAATATTGAACCATTCGTTTGCTGGCTCTTTCCAATAATTGCCACCTTTGCGCTTGTTGTAGGCGGCAACCTTATAGTTAGGGTCTAATCGCCCACGGGTCAGGCTTCGCTTGTAGCGATCCTTGGAGACCATCTTATTGATTAGGGCTTTTTCGGCGGGGCTAAGGCCCTCAACCGTAAGGGAGTCCAACCGACTTACTAATGGCGACAGGGCTTTCTCTTCGGAGTGCGCCCAACCATAGCCTTTATTGGCACCCCAAGCGGCTAACCCATAGAGTTGATCTACAACCTTACGGAGCACGGCATCTTCTTCGGAAGATGCGCCAGCGTCAGCCCCTTCGTCAGCATCCGAGATACTTACATTTCGATTCTGTGTTCCCAGCAGCCCTTCAAACATTCCTACGGGATCGGGTGGGGCCGGAGCGTTGTAGCTCGACATCTCCACCTGCTTCATAGCCATTTTGATGAGGTAGCTGCCTTCTAAGACCTGTGCTCGCTTGAACTTGGGTTTGATCTTCTTCAGGAGAGAGAACCCGATGCTGTGTGTGGTTCCGAAACCATCGTCACCACCATCTAAAATGGCGGCCCCACCGTACTTCAAAACCCTCTCTTTGAGTTCAGCAGCACTCTTTTTCGAGAACGAGGTAGCGATAACCTGTGAGGACTTACCGCCCTCTCGGTTGATAATGTCGATGACCTTGCCAGCAAGAACACGGGTCTTTCCCGATCCCGCTCCCGCAGCGATAAGGGACTTGCCCGTAACCATCATCGCATCTTCTTGTTCCTCGGTCATCATAAGCTGCTTGCCAATGTCCGTGGCGTGGCTCTGGTTCTCATAAATAATGGAACTGGCGGCACCTAAAGCGGCTTGCTCGTCATCAGACGATTGAGCCACTTTGACCAAAGTATCCATTTTGGTCGAGCGTTCGGCCTGAAGATTTCTGGATTCGTCTGACCCGCCGGGGAGAACTTTCAGTTTGCGATCAAGATCCTTGATCTCATTGGCGATGTTTTGAACTTCGCCAATGTCAGCAACCCGTTCTTCAGACGTGCCTCCAACACCCATGATATCGGCGGCCTTCTTGATCCACGCACGAGTAACCCGAAGCCCACCAATCGGGGGTAGGCCAGCGAGTTCTAAAATGGCTTCAGTCGGAGCACTTCCTTGAAGGTTGCCGATCCTTCGAGCGAGGGTGTTGGGCTTACCTGAACCAAAAAGCTCAACACGCAAATCCTGTCGGATCGACGCAAACTTGAACGCCATTTTGATAAATCTCGCTTGGCGCACAGCTTTCGATTCGGGGCTTCCCCCTTGGCGAGCACGAGTCAGCGGGGCTTTTAGGCGGCTCCCCCCTGGCTTGGTTTCGCAAATCGCTAAATGATCCACGGCCAAAAGAATCTCTTTTTTGAACCGCCGAATCAGTCGAATAGCCTCTTGCCTAACTGGTCCAACCCCTTTGGGAGCCTCATCTTCATGAGAGGCTAACCACTCCAAAAAAGCGGATACGGCGACCATGTAGGCACACAAGTTGACTACTCGGCCCACATCCAAGGCTTTTGACTCTTTCTCGGCTTTGTCTTTCTTTGGCATACCCATTACTCCCGCCTAAAGGGGTTTCGATAGATCACGACTATAGGGGGGAAAATGAGCCGTGGGGGACTACGTCATCTTGGACTCGTCTATGATTACGCCGTCCTCTTTCGCTTTATCCACCGCTTTTTGAACTTGCTTTGCGGTGTCCTCTCGATTGGCCGCTTCCGCCTTACGGAGTTCTGTAAGAGCCAGCCGATCTTCAGAACCCATGCGAGTATTCCCAAGAAGGGTTAGCTCATGGGTGTCTTTGTCTACAAAGCGACTGGTCAAACCGATAGCCGAAGGCATGATCGCCTTGACGATTTTTGGGTCCATCGCCATCACTGCGATATCCCAAACCATGTCTAAATAGACCCCCGCAGCTACTTGTATCGGCTTGCCCCCATACATAGTGGTCTGTTTTTCCTTGAACAAAAGGATGCCTGAGCGTGTCCACAACTCAAGATCAAACCAATGAACGGGAGTGGGGGCAGCGGGCTTGACGAAATCCATTCGCCACATCAGGGAAATCCGCAGATCCCCATAGATCACTCGTGGGTTGTCTACTCGACCCCACCCCTTGATATTAACAACCAACTCTTGTGCGTGTACCAAACGAGAAAAGGCTTCCTGTTCAGTTTCGGACATAGGGGTGTAGTTGCTATGCCGATTACCCCCGCCCCACCTATTCGTGCCTTTGTCTTTTTTACCCATCTCGAACCTCACTTGATACCGTGACATAGCAGGCACGGAGGGGTTTTTGGGCTTGTGATGCCACATAAAAAGAGACCAGCCTATCCTTTAGGGGGAGCCGACCGTCTAATACTTCTGAACGATGGAGGTAATAACGCTCTCCCTCGTTGTCTTCAGCAAAGCCAAAACCCTTTTGTTCCGAAAACCACGAAACAAACCCGTGGATCGGCAAAGGGGAAGTAATACGTTCGCATTGACTCACCTTTTCGTCGATACACGTGACCTCCACCTCCTCCCCTACAATGGGGGGGACTGGGCTTTCTCCGACATAAGAGCCGGGGTCAAACGCAGATAGGTGGAAGAAGAGGCGTTCTTTGGAGCCATCGAGAGGGGAGAGAAACCCATACAGTTCTTTTGGGATGTACTTCTCCACAACCATCCGCATACTAACCCTGAATTGAATCTAAAATCTTCTGCTTCCCCCACCAACCCTTTACTTCCACCCCAAGAGAAACCGCAGCGGCGGTGAGTTCTTTCTTGGTGTTATCCAAAGAGAGGGTAGACAAAGTTTCTTCGGTCGCAGAGGTATTGATCCCAAGATTTTCCGTAGGGGCGGCAGTTTCCGAGGTTTCTGTGGAAACGGTTTCGACGCTCAGATCACCATTATTGTTAGAAGTCTCGGTTGAATGGTTATCCGTGTCAGAAACACTTTCCGTTGAAGTCGCCTCTGTGAAATCTTTGATCTCAAAGGCAACATTCTCAACGATTTCTGCATCCACCGTAGACAATTCAACGGCAGTCACGCCCGCTGTGGCTGTCTTTACAGGCTTGGCTCGCACCACCCCTTTGAAAACCTTGCGCTTAACAGCATGATTAGTGTCGTGCCGAATTGACGAATCGACAATCGGCTTTGGGCCAGACATTTCTCGACGGGTCTTTTTCATGGTTATTCTCCTACTTCAAACCTTGTGTAATCATACCCTTAGCGACAGAGACCAAAACCCCGCCAAACATATCTCCAACGATAGCCATAAAGTCTTTGAACTTAGACTTCTTCTCCGCCTCTACTTGATGGCAGTGTTCCATAACATCCGCTTGGAGACGTAAAGACAGCTTGGCGAACTCTGTGTTGTCGATAGGCTTACCTTCGATCAAGCCCCAAACCAGTTCTTCGGCCTTTTTAATGCCAGCAACACCATAGTTATCAATGGTTTCGCCCAATACACCCAAGATAGTCGCTTGCCAATCTTCTTTGACTTCAACCTTCGACATGGCTTTCGTGATCTCGTCCACAGCCTTTTGAGCACCGACAGAAACGATTTCACCTATATCTTCTTTTTTTGAGTCAGACATTAGTCGCTCCCTTCAGCAAATCGGTCACACATCTCTTCCAAAGATGGGATCTTGGGTGCCTCGCCCTCAGGTTTCGGCTCACCTTTATTCAGATGCCGCCGCCATTGCATGTGTCGCTCCCAACGAGCGGAGTGGACAGCCAGAACTTCAGCGGCTGAAGCGCAAAGCTCTGTGGTCCATTGTCGGTTTTCATCGCAAGCACAGTGGTTTTCTACCATGAGAGTAGTAACTCTCTGGTATTCCATCACAAAGGTATTCACGAAAATGTCTTCTTTATCGACTGTATCGGTCAATCGAACGCTTCGGGTAGCACAACTCGAAGCCATTACTGCGAGCAGAACTACGGCAAATAGTTTCTTCATCGAAAATTCTCCCAAGGGCGATTGTTAAGGCACGTTACCCTTTAGGTCACAATACCCCGTTAGTGATTTCACTTAATTGATTTGGACTCAATTTTCGCCAGTCTTACCGTTCTATCCACCCAAGACTGAGTGATCAGATAGACGCATTGAACTACGGTGCTGGCAAGAACCGTAACTAACATAAGGTCTTGTCCCACATAGCCATGGGACCAAGTGAAGATCATAAAGGCGAGCAAGCCTTTCCAAAGAAGATCCGACAAAAAATAGCTCAGGAACTTCTTTGACCGAAAAATAGACCTCTCATATTCCAGATAAGTAGGGGTAGGGGCTGGAACAGCGAGAGTTCGGGATTCTTTTGTAGGGGGTGAGGCGGTAGCAGCTTCGCTTTTGAACTGCCCTTTTTCTTTTTGTGTACCCTCTTTCATGATTCCTCCCTTTGCTTTTTCAGCTTCCTCAATCTGGGGGTCATCGGAACACGGATACCTGAAGTGTTGACTTTACGTTGAGTGTAGTCCGTGACCTCTTGGGGATCGATGAACTGTTTCGCCTTCACCATGGGGTTCTTGGCGATCAGATCATCCAGATATGTTTGTCGATCCTCGGATAGGAGATGGAAAATCTCGTCGTACCCCGTTCTGGCATCCTTGTTCATAAGGATGAATTCCAGCACGTAAATGTCAGGCAGTGTCTCTAACAGACAATCCTTGCCGTCCATCCAGAAATTGTCAGGGGGGAAATCACTCATCCTTGGGCCTCCACCATCGGGAACTCTATAGGAGTTGAACCGTGACCAAAAACCAGTGGTCTCAGTAAAGAGGTAGAGTGCTCATGGACACAGCGAGGATGGTTTTCACATGGAATTGGAAGAGAGGGTTGAGAAGCTACGACAAATCCGTTTACGGAAGGATTTGAAGCTACGGAAGTCCAAGTACCTGAACGAGACTTTTCTGGACTACGGCGGCGATCCACACCCTCTGTCGCTACGGTACTACCAAGTTCAAGGGGTGCTGCACCTGTTGACCGTAAGTCGCTTCATCCTTGGGGATGGTACGGGATTAGGTAAAACCCTCCAAGCCATCGCAGCCCTCTGCTACATTTGGGACAAGAACCCTGATGTAAAGGTTTTAGTTCTCACGAATAAGAGTGCGGTTCCTCAATGGATTGGGGAGTTCGAGAAGTTCTCAACGGGTGTCCGTACTATCATGTGCAAAGGCACCCCCGCCCAACGCCAGAAAGCCTACAACGCTTTCGACGCAAGTACGGGTCCGACCGTCTTGGTGATGGGGTATCGGTCAGCCGTTCGGGATTTCCAACACCTCCAAAACGTCGAATGGGGCTGTGTCATCTATGATGAGGCCAGTGCCTTTAAGAACCCTAAAACCCAAATCCATCAGGTATGTCGGCACCTTGCGGGCAATTCAGAGCGAACTTGGGGCCTAACCGCCACCTTGATCAAGAACCGCCTTGAAGAAGGGTGGGGGATCTATCAAGTCATCTGTCCGGGCCTGTTCCATTCGTCCAGAAACCGATTTCTCAACGAGTTTTGTGTCACCCGTATGCAACGAATTGGGGGTCGGAGACAGATCCCTATTGTGGTGGGCCACCGAAAGGATCAGATTGAGCGGTTCAAAGAGCTTATTGAGCCTTACTTCATTGGACGACCGAAGCATGAGGTTGCTTCAGAACTGCCGCCCCTAACCTCCCGCATCGTCAAATTCGGCATGACCACAGCACAGGCTGTCCTCTACCAAGAAGCCTTGGCTGGTTTGTTAGAGGTGCGAGATAAGGAAACGGGGGAGATGGAGGAAAAAGAGGTTTCCCAACTCACAGCGATTGTCTACTGCCAACAGATTGTGAACCACCCTGAGTTGATCGGACATGAGGGAGACTCCTCCAAGCTCGATCAGCTACTTGATTTGGTTGTGGATGGGGATTTGGGAGAGGAAAATGTCATTGTTTTCAGCCGCTTTCGGTCGATGATCGATATCATCATGGCGGAACTAAAGAAAAAGGGTGTTGGGGCGGTTCGTATCACTGGTTCGGAGGATGAGGACCAAAGGCGGGAAGCGCAACTTGCGTTCCAGAACCCGAAGTCCGACACTCGGATTGTCTGTATTACTACGGCAGCGACTGAAGCTATCAACCTTCAGGCGGCCAGAGCGGTCGTGTTTTACGACACTCCTTGGAGTGCGGGAGACTACTTGCAAGCCTTGGGGCGTATGATTCGGATCGGCTCAGAGCACGATTCCGTGTACGCCTTCCATCTTGTATGTGAGGATTCTGTCGATGAGAGGATTCAAGAAGTGCGGCGAAATAAGATGAAATTGATTGAGTCCGTGATTGGAAAGCGGCTTAAGGGAGCCTCCGATGATTTCGAGGTATCCGCCAGTAACGAGATAGGGGATCTTTTTGCCGCCCTACAGCAAGACGCAAGGAACTTCCATGTCGGGTAGTGGGACCATCTACATGAGCGGGCAATCGGATTGCTCAAGGTGCCATGGTAGGGGTGTGGTGGCTATCGACACTTTCAGTGTGGTTCCTTGTGAATGTACGGTGCTCCGCAGCCTTGTTCGGAATGTGGATCGAGGCTGGAAGGGGCTGATGGCCGCACCTAACCTCGAAGGTGGGTCTGTTTTATTGGAGCAAGCACAAGACCAAGAGAACTGCTGGATTACTTCAGATCGCCCGACTTTACGGGTACATGCAAAGCACACCGCTTTGCGGATGGGTCCGAAATGGAAGTTCAATGTTGTTACCGACGCTGAATTGATTACCGCATGGCTGGCAACCGCAGGTTTGGCTGGTATGAAGATGCTTGATCCTGATATCATGCTGGAAGCGGCTCCCGTATCCCTCCGTAAACTGACTCTGATTGATATGGTTGAGCCTCCCGACACCCTCATTGTGATTTTGGGGGTAAAAGCGGCACGAAACGTAGCGATGCCTGAAGTGTTGATGGAAACCATCTCCCTGCGGAAAGCGGCGGGTAAGCCGTTATGGTTGATTGACCAGCCTCAAAAACCCTTCCGTGAAGGCCATCGTGCTTGGTCACAAGAAGTCCGAGATGCCTTATCAGGGTTTCGAGTGGTACGGCTCGACTCTTTGGCTCAAGGGCAAATGGCTTCTTTAGACTCGTTATTGGAACAGCCTAAAACTAAAACAACAAGTAGTCGTCGTACCAGAAGTCTATCGGGGGGATCAGGTGGTACTCGAACCCTCAAGAATGGGGGCGATGAATGAAATACTTGATCCGATCATCAATCGTAGTCGATCCGGCGCAAGACAGACCAGCGGAAGCCTTTAAGAACTGTCTTAAACTTGAAGAGTCTGGGGTTGCTTGCGATATCCCCGAAGAACAAAAGATTTGGGATTTTGTTCGAGACTTCTCTCGTAACCACGGCCATGCCCCCAAAGTCCAAACTGTCCGAGAACACTTCTTAGGGCAGCGGGACGAGGATACGATCAACCGTTTAGAGCATTTGGTAACGGTCACTCCAATCTATCGGGGAGACTTTGAGCGGCATACCGTACAAATCGCAGAACAACGATCTGTTCTTGGGCTGACTAACCTGTGTAAGCAGGTCGCCCGCATCGCTAACGATGGTATGGAGATCAAGGACGGGAAAAAGCAATTCCGACTCCAAGGCTCCAAAGATGCCATCCGATTTCTTGTGGACAAGTCGCATGACTATGTGACTCCCGTCTTTGGCTCCCGTCTTTCAGGGGAAGTGACACGAGACGGGGAAGCTGTTCTCGCTGAATACTCACGAGTAGAAAGCGATCCTTATGCGGGGATTGGTGCCATGACAGGCATCCAGCAAATGGATCAAGCTGTTCAAGGTGCTCAAAAAGGAGAGTTGTGGACACATGCCGCATACACGGGGGGTCTAAAATCCACCCTTATGCTCAACTGGGCTTACAACCAAGCAGTGATCTACGGGGGTAGCTCCTTGATCTTCTCCTTGGAGATGCCCTACGCCCAATGCCGTCGCATCCTGTACGCCATGCACAGCCTAAACCCTGCTTTACGAGACAAGCGTATCGAATTGGGGATTGAAGCCAGCGATGGTCCTAACAGAGGTTTGAATTACGCCGACATCAAGCACGGCAAGCTGTCCCCAAACGGCAAGAAGTATTACTTCGATCATGTCACCCCACACTTCGCTGATGGCCCAACGGTCGCCCTACCAACCGGAGAACCTATTGGTCACGGAAAGATCAATATCGAAGTGGCCGATCCCGACAAATCGGATTTTACGGTAGCTGACCTACGCTCGAAAGCTGAACTGATCTACGCAGAGAACCCCTTTAGCGTGATCTTTGTAGACCACGCTGGCCTTATGGCCCCTCGGTATCGGAACAGTTCGCAAACTGAACGGACCAATGAGGTCATGCGGGATCTCAAACGACTTGCGATGAGTTTCAACCGTGGACAAGGGATCGCTGTTGTCGCCTTGTTTCAGATCAACCGCCAAGGTTTCAAGGAAGCCTGTAAGCGCAAAGAGAAGGGGTTGCCTCCTCTCTACACTCTTGCGGATCTTGCTTATGCTAACGAAGCTGAAAAGTCCTCGGATGTTGTCACCGCTTCATTCATTGACGCAGAGCTTCGGAATCAAGGGCAAGTGCTCTTCCAATGTCTCAAAACAAGAGACATGGAACCTTTCGACCCATTTTATTCGAGGGTAGAGTGGCCTTGTCGGAGAATCTTACATTGTGACGATATCCCCGACTTTGGTGTGGATGGTCGAGAAAGGATTGCCCAACAAGCAGAAGCCCTTTCCGATCAACAAGCCCTCATCGATCAAATGTTAGACCTTTAAGGCGGTGACACATGGATAGCGTAGAAATTGGAACGGCAAATAAGAACCCTACAGTAAACATTGAACAACTTACCGAAGAGTTCGACACCCTAACATTCCTTGAACCCCGTGCCGATTTCGACCCCTGCATTATCGGAGTGGTTCAACGAAACAACCAAGAACCTTCTTTGTGTTACGCCTATGAAAAGGTCATCCACGCTTTGAAAAGCATGGGCGGGATATCTGATGAAGAAGCTGAAGAGCACTTCTCCTTCAACATCATCGGAGCCTATGTGGGTAAGACCACCCCCTGCTTTCTATTTTCGGGGCAATAAATGAGTAAGGCGGCTGAAACCTTTATCGACCAATTCACCCGCAAATTACTTGTCGATTGGGCGCACCATCAAATCACTGGTGGGGAAATAGGCAGTCCGCCCCCGTTAGAGGTGTGTGGCCCTCGCCAGTGCGCCTATGGCTACAAACCATACATCGAACACGCCATATCCAAAGGCTGGTTGTCGAAGGATGGGCAACGAGTTTTAGCAAGGGGTTTCTCTGTGGCTACTTCCGCTATCAAGCGAGGTAACTGATGGGGAGAGCAAAAAAGAGGGCTGACCGAATTCGTGAAGAAGTGCCTCTGGATGCCGTTCTTGCTCGGTACGGCTACGATGTCATCGAGAAAAGCGACCGAGAGCAACAGTTCTCATGTGACCTTCATGGCGATGGATCAGACAATAAACCTTCGGCCCGATACTATCCCGACAGTTCGTCTTGGTATTGCTTCGCTTGCTCAAAGAGTCGGGATGCGATCTCGACAGTCATGTCTAAAGAAGGGAAGTCTTTCTCGGAAGCCTGTACCTCTTTAGAGAAAGACTACGGCCTCCCCGCCTTGCCTTGGGAAGAGGAAGATCGGCCACAACGGATCGACAGTGAGATCACTGTCTCCATGCCCCGCACCGCACAAGAGATCAGCGGGCACGTACTCAAAACCCTCAAAGCATTTTCAATCGGCAAAGATATTCCTCTCAATTCTCTCCTTCAATTGTGGGAAGCCCACGACAAGTTGGTTTTCCTTCATCAAGAAGGGCATTTGACGGAGGATCAAATCAAAGAAGGGATGGCTCGGATCGCTAAAACCGCCATGCGGGTAGCACGAGAGCAGACCCTATAAGGAGCAACAATGAAGACAGTTACCCCACTTTCAGACAATAAATGCGGCAACTAAATGAAGGTTGTCCATCTGGCCCGAAAACCCTTCAAAGGGACCGTAGCCCTCAATGTCCTTACCCATGGGGCGGGAGGGTTGAATATCAACGCTTCTCGTATCCGAGACGGGTCTGAAACTAATGAGGCCCCCCCTGAGTACATCCCCAACTATGAAAACGAAGTGTTCGGTAGTGGGATGGGTGGTGGAGCTTGGGCAAATACAAGCGGGCGGTGGCCAGCCAACCTGATCTTTCAGCATCTTGAAGGCTGTGTTTGCAAAGGAACTAAAAAGGTAAAAGGGATCGCTGGTGGCTCTCATTCAGGGGTTGAGCACACTCATGCGGTTGGGGCAAAGCTCAAACGGCACGGGATTACTCGCCATAACGATTCTGACGGAAACGAAACCGTAGCCAATTGGGTCTGTGTAGAGGGTTGTCCAATACCTGTCTTAGACAACCAAAGTGGGATCGTGCCTACGGGATCGTGGAACCGACAAAAAGACGGGGCGCACCCTTTCGGAAATGCCGCTGGAAGCGAATACAATAACTGGAAGGTTGTAGATGAGCCTGAAGGTGGGGCCTCTCGCTTCTTTAAGGCGGTGAAATGAAAGTTATCACTCTTGCTCGCAAGCCTTTTAGTGGAACGGTTGCTCACAATATGCTTACGCATGGGTGTGGTGGACTCAACATAAACAAGTGTCGAGTAGGGGCTTCGGAGAGCGACGATTACGGACGCAGCGTAACGAATAGTGATGGCACCATAAACGCCCATGGGGGTTTCAGTGGGAAAGCCTTCAAAATCAATGAAAGAGATGAGGAATACGCCAGCAACTACGCCCATACTTCAGGTCGATGGCCCTCTAATCTGATCTTTCAACACTGTGAAGATTGTCGGTGTGAAGGAATCAAGAAAGTAAAAGGGATTGCCGGAGGCTCAGAGCGAGTCTCATCTCCCCGATGGCGGCCATGTCCCAACTTCCGGTCCCATTCAGGGGTGGCGCAAACACATGAGGTTGGCGCAAAGCTCAAACGCCACCGTATCGCTCGCCACAATGATCCCGAAGGCAACGAAACGGTTGCTGATTGGGTCTGTGTTGAGGATTGCCCCATCAAGACTTTAGACGAACAGAGCATCGCTGGCGGTATGCACAGTGCGGGGTCTTCTCGAAAGGCTTCACGTTCTGCTGGAAAGACAGGCATGTTTCCGATGGACGGGGACGGTCACCGTTTCGGAGATACTGGGGGTGCCTCAAGGTTCTTCAAACAGGTGAAGCCGTGAAAGTTATTACTCTGGCTCGAAAGCCCCTTCAGGAAAGCACCATCACTTCCAATGTCCTGACACACGGAGCGGGGGGCCTAAACATCGGTGCATGTCGGCTTTCTACTTCAGATAGCCTCAACGGTGGGGCTTACGCTGTGAACCCAACCCATCGGGCGGGTCAGGATATGTGGACCCGTGATCGTAAAGGTGACACCAACTGTTTCAAACGGGGTGGGGCGGGCCATTACGAGCAACCTACGGGCCGCTGGCCAGCTAATCTGATCTTTCAACACTTCGCTGAATGTAGATGCGAGGGGGTCAAGAAGGTAAAAAGCCACCCGCACTTAGGGCAAAAGAATCCAGAACTCACCAAGCAGTACAAAGGCGGTGTTTTCGGGGGCGGCGGGATAACCCCCGCTGGAGGTTATGCAGATGTTGATGGCAATGAAACTATAGCAAATTGGGTTTGTGCGGCTGGTTGTCCAATACCTGCTTTAGACAACCAAAGCGGTGTCTCGATTTCTTCGGGAGGTCGAATCGGCAACGCTCAAGGGATTTATACTAATCAAGGTCGAACAGGGTGGGGTACGGGCCATGAGGCTGGCGATCCCGGTTTCGGAGATGAGGGCGGGGCATCACGTTACTTCAAGGCAGTAAAGCCATGAAGACGATTACTCTTGCTCGAAAACCGTTTGATGGGACCGTAGCCCACAACATGCTTACGCATGGGTGTGGGGGTTTGAATATCAATACTTGTCGGATCACCTTAGAACCCAACAGTCGGTTGACCAAAGGCGGCTCATACTCAGGAAACCGTACAGGGAGTAACGCTTCCTCTATGTTCAACGGAGGAAACGGGAAGGTGGAATACACCCCACCCCCCGGAAGATGGCCCGCTAACTTAATCCTCCAACACCTTGAAGGGTGTAGGCGGGATGGGGTTAAGAAAGTCAAACCTTCCAATGGGTCAGGAAGAGCGGGTGCGGGGGCATCTGGATTCCAAACTTCCTACGTGGGGGGAGATTCTAAGGCAACAGGATTTACGGGCGGTTCTGTGGAAGAGGATGGCAAAGAAACCGTAGCCAATTGGATCTGTGAAGACGGCTGTCCCGTAAAAGCCTTGGATGAGCAAAGCGGGGTTTCTAAGTCTTCGGGAGGGCGTACCGCTAATATCTCCACCACCTCTACTATTTATGGAGGGGGCAAAGGATTAGGGCAAGACTTGACCGCTGATTCAGTGCGTGGAGATCCGGGTTTCGGAGACACGGGTGGGGCTTCCCGCTTCTACAAGCAGGTGGTCCGATGAAAGTAATCACACTGGCTCGGAAACCATTTGAAGGCACGGTCGCCAATAATGTTCTTACACGGGGTTGTGGTGGGATCAATATCGATGGTGCTCGCATCGCCGCCCCAAATGAAACGATTACGACCCACACGAAATCTAACGAAGCCGCCAAAGGTAAAGGCATCTTTGGAGCTTATGGTGGGTTCAAGACTCACCAGACTCCGGGTCAAAAGCTCGGACGGTTCCCCTCGAACACCATCTTTCAGCATCGCCCTGAATGTGTCTGTTTAGGCGCACAGAGGGTCGCTGGCCGAAGCTCTTGTAAAACCTCAAGTCTTGGGCAGGGGCGTAATGTCCCCGTCACCAGTGGTATCTACGGAGCCAAAAACAGCTTTATTGGTGTGGCCCATGTGGATGCCGATGGCACAGAAATCATCAATGCGTGGGAATGTGTAGATGGTTGTCCTGTGAAAGCGTTGGACGATCAAAGTGGTGTTCTCACCAGTGGGAAGATGGCCCAAGAGGTGAAGGGCAACCAGTTCAATGTCTACGGTAAAATGTACGACCGCTATGTCGAAACCCATGGGGATTCAGGTGGAGCCTCCCGCTTCTTTAAGCAGGTGAAACCATGAAGGTGCTCACGTTGGCTCGCAAACCCTTCAAGGGGACCGTAGCCCACAATATGCTTACGCATGGTTGTGGTGGGATCAACATAAAGGCATCAAGAGTGGGTTCTGAACAGGTTTCGACCCACAGCCGTGGATCAAATCAAGCATTCCCCAAACGGCCAACTGAAACCACTGTGGAGGAGTCGGGGCGTAAAGCCCGTCAAGACATATTGGATCACGCTCCCCGAACGGGAAGATGGCCCACCAACCTCATACTAAGTCATCTCGACGGGTGTAGAATCGAAGGCACTCGCAAGGTCAAATGCAGCAATCCCACAAGGGCTGACGGGACCATCCGAACAGGTGACAATGAGATATACGGGAAAAGAGACGACGTTCCCTTGTCGAACACCAACTACGCAGACGAGAGCGGTATGGAAGAGACTCCTAACTGGGTTTGTGTTGAAGGTTGCCCTGTAAAAGCCTTGGACGAACAGAGTGGGGTTTCGCAAAGCCCGTCTACATACACCCGTTCCGTCGCCTCTGGCAATTTAATGGTGTGGGGGGAAGGAGTGGGAGATAAGGCTGGAGTGGAGTCTCTTAACTATGGTGACAGCGGAGGGGCTTCCCGTTTTTTCAAACAGGTGAAGCCGTGAGGGGGTTGGTTAGGTATCAACTCAAAGACCCGACATGGGGGGAGTTCACAGTTTTTAGACCGATCCCAAAAGACGGGGATCTTTGGGGCTGTCTCACCTCCCTAAAAGGCACCGAATGGGAGAAAATGATCCCCGTTGTTTCGGGGGAAAACCTATCCCATGCCCTACACGGGTATATCGCCCCCCTGCTGAAAGAAATCGGGCCAGAGCCACGGTTGTTGGCGAAGCAGGTAGGCCAGAAACAAGGCCGCTGTGCGCTCTATAAAACCTGTGTGGCCGCCGAACCCAGTTGCCTTCCCGCTGGACCCCCACCTGATTGTTATGAAGCCCCTATGGAAGATTATGGAGCTTCTTTTGCCGCCACAACCGTTGTTTTGTGCTGGAAAACAGGGGGTTGGGTGGTTGTCGTGGGGGAGGGTGAATTTTCGATTTGAGGGGGCCGTTTGCCTTCCATTTCAGTACAATTTGTAGAGAAAGCGAGGAGTAGAAGTAAAAATGTCCTTTTTCGAGCAGTTATATGACTCTGTAAGGCCAGAAATTGAGCAACATCCGTGGATGACACAATGCACAATGACTCTGGTAACCACTGAAGCACAGCTAAAGGCGTGTGTGGATCAGTGTATTGCGGCGGGGTTGTACGCCTTGGATTTGGAGACCACGGGGCTGGATAGCCGAGTTTTTGACGGGGAAACCCGTGCGAAGATCGTAGGTTTTTGTCTCTCTCCTGATGAAAATACGGGGTTTTATATCCCTGTACGACACCACAAGGGGGTCAATATCCCTTGGACGGTAGCCCACCGTGAGATGTCCCGATTGGGGGCTTCTGATGCCGTCGCCATTTTCCACAACGCTAAGTTTGACCAAGAGTTTTTGGAGTTCACTGGACTCGGATCGATTGGTGATTGGGATGACCCAAAGCGGTGGCACGATACGTTAATCATGGCGTATATCCGAAACCAGAAGGCCCGCCAAAAGGGGCTGAAGTTTCTGAGTAAGTCAGAGCTTGATTGTGAAATGATTGAGTTGCCTGACCTATTTGGACCTGCCCATAAAGGCGACTTGGACTTTTCCTTGCTCGATTCGGCATGGGAACCCTGTCTTTGGTATGCCGCAGCCGACGCTATTTGCACCTTTAGGCTATTCAAGCACCTTGCTAAAGAGCTTGAAAGGCCGATTGAGGGCGTTGCCCCCCTTTCGGGCATCTACACCATCGAAAAACTGGCTTTGACTGCGACACGGTGGATGGAGCGGTGCCGCATCCAAATCGACCAAAGCAAAGCAAAGGAACTGATTCGTATCGGCCAAAAAGAGTGGTGGGAGTCTGTTTCCGATGTGTACAACTCAGCCCAAGACACTTTGGGGCGGGATGTGCGTCCTGCATGGGTCAAGTTGTTAGCTGGCGACCTTAAAAGTGGCCTGTCTTTTGACCCCGACGAAGTAAGCCCTTCTTATATGGATCGGGTAAAGGAAGCTCGAAGCCATGCGAGGCGTATGAAGATGGATGCCGATGGCGTTGTCACAAAAGAAGTGACCTCATTGACATCAGATAAGAGCGAATCGGTGAACTTCCCTTTAGTGTACGACATTCTATCGGGGGATCAGCTTGGTAAGCTCTTTCGTGAACTGAAGGTTCCAGGGCTTCGGGCTACCGAAAAGTCAGGCCAAGTGAAGACCAGCAAAGATGAATTGGATCGAGTTGTTGAAGAGGCTGGCGAACGGTTCCCCTATATGGCGAAGATCAAGCGGTTCCGAGAGGTATCGAAGGCTCTATCGACCTATTTGATTTCCATGGTCGAGGACGCTGCTCCAGATGGATCGCTGAAAGCTAATTTCAATGGTTTGCGTACAGACACGGGTCGCTTTTCGGCCCCTGTATCCAAACGCCCTAAAGTAGATGGTGGTTGTCGTGTGCCTTGGCAGGGGATGCCTTCGGGCTACGACCCCAACCGCCCCGAATGTTTGAAACGCTTGCGTGAATGTATTGTTGGGCGAGGCAATCGAGTTTTGATTGCCATCGACTACGCAGGGGTTGAGCTTCGTATCGCAACGAATCTTTCACTCGAACCCAAGTGGGCGAACGAGTATTTCCGTTGCGCCGATTGTGAGAAGAAGTTCGATAAAGGGGATGGAAAAGTCACCCCCTCTGCACCACCCCCGTTCTGTCCGAAATGTGGTTCAGATAAGATTGGGGATCTCCATAGCTTGACCACCATTATGTTGTATGGCGATGCCATCAGGAAAGACAAGAAGGCATTCAAAGCCAAGCGACAGATTGGGAAGCAAACCAACTTCCTACTCTGTTACGGCGGTGGGCCTAATGCCCTTGTGCAACAGATTGGTTTGGATCGGAGTGAGGCCGAACGGGTCAAGAGCACCTTCGACAAGCAATACCCCGCCTTGCGGAATTGGTGGGACCGCCAACACCGTTTTGGTCGCAAGTATGCGTTTGTATGCACGGCGTTCGGTCGTCGCTGTCCTGTACCTGACATCAACATGCCGAGATACGACAAGAAAACGGGTCGGCGTAACGGTTCTTTCATTTCCAAAGCTGAACGAAATGCGGTGAACGCTCCAGTACAAGGGACGTCTGCCGATATAACTAAGATGGCTATGGGCCTAATCTACCGCCACGCCAAAAAGAACGGCTGGTTGGATCGTATGGGAATGGTAATCACGATGCACGACGAACTTGTTTTCGATGTAGAGCCTTCGTTGGTGAAGGAATTCCTCGATGTCGTGCCTCGGATCATGTCCTCTAATAAGATGGTTCGTAGCCGAAAGTGGCCTATCCCCCTTACCGTAGACATTGAGATGGGTAAGGATTGGACGGTCCCTTACAATATTACCGAAATCCAAGAAACGAAAAAGGTTCCCGATGGGTTGAGGGATCTTCTTGGTGATTATGTGGATGACCTTATTGCGGACACCCCCACAGTTGAGGCACCTACCGATGCCCCACCTAAAACGAACGGGAAGTTCCAATATGAAATTAGTGGTCCACTTACAGTTCAGTTAGCGATCCGATTGGCGAAAGCCATTGAAGCTGCCCGTTCCCCTACGGGGAAGATTCTGAGTTTAGGAGGACCACACGGGGCAGTAGTAGCTAAACGTGCCTTTCAAGGCCGTCCCCCCCGTATTAATACGGAGGTTTTTATGAGTCTCGTTGGAGATTCAAAAGGAGAATATGATGAGTAGTACAGAAAACAATCCAGAAAACATTGAGGAAATCCTCAAACTATGGGCACCGACCGTGATCAACATGGTTGAGCGGCAAGCTCGTACAGACTTTCTGCTAACTCTGCTCGAAGAACACGGGTTCTTTCCAAAAGGCTTCAATGAACTGGGAGATATTATCTTGGATAAGCTCCGCACACATGGCGATATTGAAGCAGTCCGAGAGGAAGCCCTGAAAACAAAGGTAATCCCTTGGGATTATGCTCAAAAAGTCGGAAGGCTTAAAACTAAGATGCACAAGACCGATGCGGGTATCGCCAGCATCGCCCGACGACTCCTTCTATAAAACCTCCTTGGTAGGCATGGGTATTATGAACCCAAGGAGTTTCGATGAAGAAGGACTTGTTCAATGAGTGCTTTGATGAACGCTTGCCCCCGGCTGCGTTCAAACAAGTCTTTTGCGGCCATTGTCGGAACCCAACCTGCTCTTTAGCAGGTTGGGCCGCTGACCAATTTGGTGCTCGAAACGCTATCCAAGAAGAGCGTCTCTACAACCCAAATGTCGCCCACCCTGACGACCCTCGATATGGTCGCCTAAAAGAACAGGACTTCCCTTCTCTCTTCCATAAAGCAGTCCGTTTAGAAATAGCGGATCGTAGAGGGGATTGGAGCCTTCCTGAGTCTAATGTGGTTCTGGCTCCAATTGATCCCGAACCAGCCTCTTCAGAATCACAAGACTTAGTGAAGGAAGCTGTTCTTTCCCTAAAGAGGGAAAACAACCCTGAAACGATTTCTGATGAGGTTATAGATCGGGGTTCCTCGGATACGCCTGAGAGCGAACTCCGGGATCAAGAGGATCAAGATCAGGTCACCCCCCCTGAAATTCCCCCCGAACAGCCAGAGCAAAATCTGGCATCGAAAACAGAAAAAACCGAAAAAAGTTTGGAGGCTTCTGCGAAAGCCTCCGTTGAACGCCACCAACACCCGAATCAAAAAAATACGGATTTTGAAGAAGGTTTGATGTTGGAGGGGGCTTCGGAATTTCCTTCTGACGAAAAAACTAAGCAGCAACGAGTTCAGGACTCTTGGAAGCCCTCCAAAGTGATCGAACCTGGCTCCACCGTGAATATGGGAAAAAAGAAATGAGCAAAGCCGAAGAAGATAAATTAGAAGAACGCTTGGGCGAGATCGCCCGCAAACTTTACGAAGACTCTCCCGAACTCCAAGAAATCATCGATAAGGTGAACAGTGGGGAGTTGGACGAGTCCGAGGCTATGGCTCAAATGATGCGGTCTGTGTCTGAAAACGCCGAATTGGAAACCAGCCTCACTACGTTTGCGAAAGAGGAAATGGCAAACATTGAAAGCGACCTAAAGGCCCAAAACCCCGCTCTCTTTCAGGCGGCCTCTGGACTTCCAAAGCTCGACCCTATGTTTGAAGCCCGCCTTTATGAGCGTATTCAATTCGATGAGGACGCTCCTGAGTTACGGGTCGGCCCCCTCCCCCCAGGAGTGAAGCCCGCCGTTCCCGTTCTAAATGCTTCTCCGAACCCTGTGGCCCTTGGCGCAGCCTTGAAGAACGCTTCAACCGAAATGGATGCAGAAATCGCTGCCCTCCTCGAAACCGGGGGGCAACGAGAAACCGCCCTCACCAAAACAGGACACTCCAACCTTCCCCAACCCACGGGGTATCAGCCAGGGGCTTTGCCTACTTTGGTGAATGTTGCCGTACCCTCTGGAGCCGCTTTAGCCTTATTCACCGTGCCAGAAAACCAAGAGTTGGCTTGGTCCGCCGCTGTGACCACTCAAGGGCGGCGTAGTGCTTCAATGACTATCCAACGCCTAATCACGGAGCATTTAGGTCGAGTTGGCTTTGATGTGAAAAGCCGTAACATGGTGAAATCAACCGAAGGTATCCTCGCAAAAGCTACATGGACCTTCTCTATTGCGGGGTCGGGTGCTGAATCCACCCAAAGCAACTTCAGCCCCGTGTCTAATGCCGCCGCAGCGATTGCTAACGAAATCGCCAATAACTTCACGGGTTCAGACGGTATGGTGGATATATCTACCCCATTATGGTTCGAGATAACCACTGTCGATCTTATTGATGAGCGACAGGTTGGATGGGCCGCACTTGTACGGAGTCGATGATGGCTAAAGGAACCCCAAGCGAAATCGCCGCAGCTTGTTGCGAGCTTCAAGATGCCAGAATGCGATCTGCCCAAGACGGCTATTGGAGGGTTGTTTTGACCCCCAACAATACAATTGGAAAGATTCTAAAGAAGACTCTTTCTGCTTGTGGAGGTGGCTCAGGCCGAACGGAAACTTTCACCAATCGAGGAAAAGTATCCGTCACCTCAGACCCAATACCTTTTGGCGACCCTGACGCAATCCTTATCCGTGTAGGTTGGTGGGGAAACCCCCCTTATGAAGCAGCCGAAACATGGCAAACTCACTGTAAAGGCACCTGAAAATGGCTGATAGGTTGTGGACCGTTTTGATTAAAGGCGGAGCGGAGGTATCATTTAAGGGGCAAGGGTCAATCCAACACCATGACGGAACTCGCAGTATCTGGAAAATTCGAGGTACGAGAGCCGCCGTTGATGAAGTTTTGGCTACGGCTCAAAGTATCGGGTGTTTTGTGGAAGTGTTTGAAGGCAGTCAAACTGAAGAACAACAAGCTATTCGGAACAATCTGTTAGGGGTTCAACGAGAAGGCTTTGTGTTCCAGACCGAGAAATGCCCCGAATGTTATTGGTTCGATCCCCTTACCAAAAACAACTGTGGGCATACCGATTGGCCACTCGAAACCATAGCCGCTTCACGCCAATTCCATGAGAAGGCCCGGTTGGACCAAAGCTCGTGTCCTCTCAATGGTTCGCCTATTGAGCAGGTATAGCGACAGCCTGAGGGAGAATTCCTATGAATAAGACCTTACTTTTGATGGCCCTTTTAGGGTTCGGCACCCCCGCATTAGCGGAAGATGCTGTGCCTAAGAATGAGGCCCTGCACCCCACTACGGAAGGGACAGCGGTCGTGTACCCTGTGTTCTACGCTGTGGAATTTTCCGTTGATGGGTACTCGGTTGTGCATCCCAAAAAAGTTGACGGATCGTACACAACTCCCGTGAAGCCTAAAGCTGCACCCCTTCCCCACTCAAAAGAAGTGCTAAATGTGCTTCCTATCCAAATCTCGCCCAAAATCTTTCTGAGCAGACTTACAAAAGTCATTGATGATCAGCTTGATACACCTAAGCCCTGACCTTTCCCCTACGATCTTTCGTATAAGAGGGGGAGGGCAGAAATGGCCAGAAAGAGAAAAGACCAACGCTTCGTTGTAGATGACGCTGTAGAGCAACAGGTCTTCTCTCTCTTGGGCGATCAAAGTAAGCAAGCCCAAACCCTTATCGAGCTTCGGGAAGCCCTTACAACGCAAGTGGAGCGGGTTTCTGAGGCTTTAGAAGCTATCTCTACCGACCTCTTGGCCCAAACCGTTGCCCTTGGCACAGGGAGGCGGGGGGAAGCTCGCTTTGAAGTCGATCCAGATGGGAAATTGGTTCTGGTTGTATCCTATGGTGGGGAAGCTCTCGATCCACTAAATCGAGGGGACTTGAAGCCAGCTTGGATCAAACGAAATGATCGAAAGCCTCGCCAAAGCGTAGAACCCCCCAAAGCCGTAGAACCCCCCAAAAAGAAGAAGGGGTTCATCAAGACCGCACCCGCCATCTCCAAACCCACTCCTGTCACTCCTGTCACTTCAAATATGGATGACTTAGATGATCTCTTGGTGGGTTTTGGAGAGGACGAACTCACCGAAACGGTAAGTGCGGAAGTACCTGAAGCCTACACGCCCCCTGCCCGATCTCGCCTACGGCGGATACCAGGGCAAAAGGTAACGAAGTCAAAAGGTAACGGAAAAGGGTCTCTTTCGAGTTTATTGTCTTTAGACAAAGAAAACGAGGACTGACCCTTACGGGGCAATCCTCGTTTCATAAGCTCTTTTGAGAAGCGTCTGTTAGCCAGCGAAAGTAAGCTGAAGCGTACAACCCTGACCACCACCGTTGTCCGACCATGTGCAAGTAAGCACATCATCAGCAGACAGGTCGGCGGCTTCGTCTTCGAGAGTCAGTTCGCCCAAGCCAGTGACAGCAGCACCGTCAGCAGCCGTGACCATATCGTCTCCATCGGAGTTCTGAATGGTCATCGTAGCACCAGCATCGGAAGCACCAGAGGTGACAATGCTTGCACCAACGAGCTTGCCCAACGCTCCAATCGCAACGACATCCGCATCAGCCAAGACCACTGAAAGGGTCTGACCAACGGAATCGCCACGCTCGAAGGTAGCGGAAGCGAAACCAGCAGAAATCGCAGAGCGAATCACGCCAGACTCGAAGCTACGAGCAACGTCAGCGGTGTAAACAAGGTCGCTGGTTCCACTTTCGGGAACATACACGGCACCAGCCTTGCTGTTCTCGTGAATGGGGCCATCGGTGGCATCATTTACATCAGAAATAAGAAGGGAACCGTCGCTTGCGCCAAGGTGGGTTACCCGAATGAACAATCCTTCAGCCATGATATTTCTCCTTAGATAGACTGTTTAGGCATCCGCACCAGCGAATGTGAGTTGAACCGTCGCCCGTTGAATGGCGGCGGCGGAAACAAGAGTGATAGTAAGAACTTCGTCGGCGGCTACATCAGCGGCTTCGTCGGCCAGCGTCAAGTCTGACAGGCCGTCGAGGGCTGCGACATCGGCGGCCACATTTCCATCCAACACTCCACCAGCCGAGGCACCTTCGACGTTGATGGTTGCGGGATCGTTAAGTGCGCCAGAAGAGATGATTTTCACGCTTACGATTTTGCCGAGAGCGGCGGCTACTTGAGCCGTTCCGTGGGCTACGACAACTGCGATAGTCTCGCCAGCCGAATCGCCTCGCAAGAACTCTGCCGTAAGCGTACCTGCGTCAATCATTCCTCGAAGGCATCCGCTTTCAAAGCTGCGAGCAACATCGCCTGAATAAGCAACATCCACTGAACCGCCACCCGGAACATAAAGAGCACCGGATCGAGTCAACCCGTGTTGGGGACCGTCCGTTGCATCGTAACAATCGTCAAGCAAAACGGAGGGAGTGGTACTCGCCGCTGCGTTGCTGACTCTGATAAATAATCCTTCAGCCATTTTTCCTATCTCCTAATCGAGAGGTTCAGTTTCAATTTACCCCCGACAGGAGGTGCCTCATTCTACTTGTGGGGACTATAAAGGCTCTAACGGGAGCAAAGGACATAAATCCCCTCCAATCTTCCACCCTTCTACAAATATAGAGGGGGTATCTAAACGAAAACGCCATTGAATTGCTGAGTGCATCGCACGAAAGTCGTGCATTTGCTCAACTGTTTGAGCGTGGGGGCACCTACATAGGTACAGGTAGAACGGACTCCGCCGAGAATGTTTTTTATAGTGTCATCTACGGACCCTCGAAAAGGAACCTCAACGAGCCGCCCCTCTGAGGATCGGTAGTCAGCTATCCCTCCATGGTGTTTGTCCATGGCGGCATCTGAACTCATACCGTAGAACTGAACATTGGATTCACCGTTCTTCTCAACCACGGTGCCGCCCCCTTCTGTGTGGCCAGCAAACATGCCACCGAGCATGACGAAATCAGCCCCCGCAGCGAAGGCTTTGGCTACATCTCCTGGGCAGGTACACCCGCCATCGGCAATAACGTGGCCCCCAAGCCCGTGAGCGGCATCCGCACACTCGATCACGGCACTAAGCTGTGGATACCCCACCCCCGTCTGAATACGGGTTGTACAGACCGATCCTGGGCCAATACCGACCTTTACGATGTCGGCCCCGCTCATAATCAGTTCTTGGGTCATGTCGGCTGTTACGACATTTCCAGCAATAATAGTGACATGGGGACATTTCTCTCGAACCTGTCGCACGAAATCAACGAAATGTTCGGAATACCCGTTCGCAATATCGATACAGACAAACCGAAGGCATTGTCGGGTAAGGAGCTTTTCAGTCTTTTCCCAGTCAGCCCTTCCTGTTCCTGTACTGATGGCGATCCTGTCGGGATCAACCATCTCCGCATAAAGATCCCAATCCCGATGACCGTAATGCTTCGCTATACAGGTGAACAGGCCCCGTTCCGCTAAGGCGTGGTGCATGTTGAATGTACCCACCCCATCCATATTGGCGGCCATGATCGGGATACCGCTCCATGATTTCTGGCTGTGCTTAAATGTGTAGGTCCGAAATAGATCCACCTCTTTTCGAGAGCGAAGAGTGCTCCGCTTAGGGCGGATCAGGACATCTTTGTAGTCGAGCTTGAGGTCGCTTTCGATTCGCATAGGCCATCTCTTGGCAAGGCTAATCAAACTCTACCCACAAAAAAGCCACCCTCGGAAGGATGGCTTTTTCAGGGTCGGGTATTTAGAGCAGATTAAGCAGCCGCTTCGTCTGCTGTGGTGTCTTTCTTCTTCAAGACATGCTTGAACATCGATTCCCACAATGCGATTGCACTCGCACCTGACAGGAAGGCGGTGTACAGGGCTTCGCCCCAATGCACTGAGCCAAAAGCGAGGGAAGTTCCAAGAGAACTCACACAAGCCAAGCCCATCGTAACCCAAGGCACGGCGTTCTTAGGTAGAAACCCAAGAAGAGAGAAGGTCTTCGATCCAAAAGAGATGTTGAAGCGGCCAACCCATACGAAAAGCATGATGATCAAGCCAGCCAGAACGCCTTTGCCTTCTGCCGAACCCTTATGCTTCCCGTCTTGGACATGGTTGAAAATCTGTTGAACCAGATTGAACCCTTCAGCGATCTCAAATTCACCCTCCTTAGGGGCATCTGCTGTTGGAGCCGTAGTTCCCTCAACGACCGCCTTGACGACTTCTTCGGTGGCTTCCTTCGCCTCCTTTGCGTCTGCCTCTTCACCAGAGGCTTTATCGGCATCATTGGCCACATCCGTAAGGGAGGGGCGTTCGCCGGGTACTGGCTCTTGTGCCATTGTGGGATTTGCGAAACATGCGAGAGCTACCACCAAGGCAGCGTGTTTTAGGAATTTCATCGTTAGTCTCCTTTTCGAGTCTTATTCGTTCCAATTGCCCAAGGTGTAGCATCCTCAGGGATTGCACCCGGTAATACTACCCTTCCCTCAAGGGCATAATCCTTTCCGCCCGCAATTTCATCTAACCGCTTTTTTACGGCGGCTCGTTGCTGTTCGGAAAGAGCAGGGTTCAATAAGGCTCGCCTCAATGACTTGCGCCATCTTTCTACGTGGGGAGACTTCTTTTTTGGGGAGATTTCTTTTGAGCTAATTCGGTGCATTATTCGTCCTCTCCCGGATAAGCGAGTGGGGGCATATGCGGGTCAGGTAGATCCCGTCTACGAGCTTTGTGCATCGGACGACCGTCAATACGGTATCGATCTGCTGCCGCATACCCTTCACCGAACCCTGTGGGGGAAATCTCCCCGCTCAAAGTAATTCCCTCTTGTAAGGTCTTGCCGTTACTGAGGACTCCATAAGTAACAATGAGGAGTTGGATCTCATCTCCGTCAGAACGCTTTTTCCCCACATGAGCGTTGGAAAAGGCATGTTCGTAGAAGTTCCTGACCAATATGGCCTTACATGCGAGGGCACCGCCCTTCATCATGGGATCAAGAGATTTTGGCATCGAATCAGCTACCCAATCGATTGGGCCTCCTGGCTGATCCCCCGATAAGTTGAATACCGCCCCGCCGCCTCGATGGAGACGGAACTTCTTAACACCCGTATCCTCTGTGAAACCTTGGTAAGGGGCGTATTTGTTGATTGCCCCATCACTCATTGCGATTAACTCACCCGGCGCACCGAAAAATCGTGTGTACTCTTGTCCGTTTGCTGCCAAAGGCAAAACATTCTGAACAGGGCGGATCGCTGATGTGCTGGTACGGAAAGCCGTAGCATTGTCTCCCAGCGGGTTTTCGCAAATGAAATCGGAGTCTTGAAGTAGGATTCCCAACGGCAATCGCTCGGTCATACCCGTCAGTCGAAGTTGGCTTTCTCCCAACCCTGCATTGACAGGAATATCCATACCGCCAGCGAAGTTCGCCGCCGTAATGTGCTTAGGGTACTGCGTATTGTCGGTCGGAACTCGAATCGAAATGATTTGGTGCGCCATCGGAGAGTCTACATCGTGTACCCAATCAGGCCCAAACCCAACCTCAACACGCATTTGATTACCGATAGCTCCCGACTGTAGGGCTTCCAAAGTAAGGACATGCGAACCGTCCCAAGAACGGTTCCTTCCTCGACCACTGGTATCTAATGCCGATTGAAGTTCGGGATGGTGGCTAATCAGCATCCAAATGCTTTCCAAGGTGTTGTTCCAATTCTGGAACTCCGTACCCGTAGAATGCACTTTGAATTCGTTTGGACCCCATGGGCCAGCTTCCCAGTCAGCCTTTCCTGTAAAGGTAACTCGGCCCCCGTCCAAACGAGTAATCGTAATTTGGAAATCATGGAGAGCGGCCAACTGTTCAGGACTAATCCCAAAACGAAGCTCCGCTTGCGCCCGTGAAGGGTTCGTAATCTGCCCTTCCGTGTAGGCCCGTGATTGTACGTGCCACCGCCGAAAATGAACCGTCGCTTGATCTTCCGTGGGAACACGGATTGAAGAACCCGATGTTGGCTCAACTACGCCCACATCAAGTGCGGTGCCAGGGTATAACTTCCCTGCGATCTTGCCCGTTCCCATTGTCGTATAGAAATCCAAGCTGGCAAGGACTTCAAACCCACGAGGGTTCGGACGCTGAACCAGCAGGTTTCCATCTTCATCGAACTGTTTGATCGATTTAGATAGTTGATGGGTCTTTAGGAGACTTAGGCTTCCATACCGCTGTTGGTAATCATGCCTGTCAATAGAGTCTCCCGAATGGGTCATAAAAGGATCACCTTGATAGGGTGTCCGTGAGTATGCGTTGTAGCCCGCATCGTTCTTGTTGGGGGCCGCTGGAACAACCATTTCCACATCAGCAAACTCGGCCTCTCCGAGAGACGCAAGGTCTTGGGGAACGCCTGAGTGTTTACGAGCAAGCACATAGTTATTCTTGTTGATAAACCCACGAGCAAAGCCGAACACCACACATTCAACAACATAGTCGAAATCATCAAAAGAATGGCCGTCCCAATTCTCTGACAAGGTATGGTCAATGGCCTCACTTGGAATAATGTAGGTGTGGTCGTCTTCGTTGCCTGTGATACTCCCACCGTAAGTACAAGTTGTCTCATCGTACTCGTACCCACCACCCTGTCGGATAAAGAGAGTCTGCTTGTCGGCATCTGTCTTTAGCAGGTTGGTTGGGGGGTTCTTAATCGGATTGATCCGAGCCAAATCCCCCGTAGCGTCAAACCCACCAGGAACATCGTCCTGTTGGTGCGCCTCGAATTCTTGTCGTTCGTAAACACCATACAAGCGAGCGATCCCGTAGTTCGGAGGAAGTTCAATACCTCGCATCCCGTAGCCGAGATCCGAAGAAATCACTTCGGGGAGGTAAACTTTCCTCGCCCCAATCGTCGGAGAAGCCGTCTGAGCGATCTGATTGCGAACACCATAAATGGTGTCTGTCTGAAACAATATCGGGGTTACTTGCTCATCTGTTGTAGAACCCTCGTTGTCCTCTCCGCCGATAATTGCGAATACATCTTCCGTCTCATTGGTGGAGTCCACGAAGAGATGGTTGATCCCAGACATGAAGGGGTCGTTGTCACCCACTCGCACATGGTACGGAATGTCCTGCCGCCCAAACTTCGGCATAACCTCTGGCGGAAGGGCAAAGCCCAACACCATGTTGGAGGTCCAAATATGTGCGGGATCTCGCAAGCTGTCTTTTGACAGCCCATGTGAATAAGTCTTTTCACCAATCAAAGAAGGGTCGGCTTCAGTTTCGTGTGTCCGAAGCGTCATTGTACGCCGTTGGAAAGGCCGCCAAATAACTGTCTTTGACCCGTGATCTACGAAAAGCTCGCACTCACGGTCCTGCTCAGACCGAAGAACAACTCGGCCACCATAATGAGGGGCCTCTGGAGCATTCCAACCCAAAGCAGGCAAATGGTTCCAAAGCTGAACGTGTGTCGGGCGATAATGCCGTTCTGTTTCAGGGAAAGAGGTGGCTCCGTTCCACTCAACATCAATTTCATTGATGTCGTTCCGAAGATAACTGGTCCCACCGTCCACAACCGCTACCCGCTCAATCTGATCGGGAACCCGTGTTGAACCGCCCCTGGAAGGGCTGTACATAACGGAGCTTGTTAGGATTATGTTGGACTGAACAGGCTGTACTGGGGCGTTGGAGGAGCCAACATTGTCTACATGCCACGGTAAGTCTTGCCCAATCCTGCCCTCAATATCATTCAACACAACACAAGCGGCTGAAACATTGTCGGAGCCTGAACCATCTTCTACGTGTGTGAACTGAGTTCGGATTTCAGCGGAAACCTTAAATTCGGCATTGTCCTCAATCCAATGGAACCCCGGCCCGTCGATGCTCCAGTCCCAGTCAGCACTCAAAGGAACCACCGCAACGGAAGTGCTGTTTGCACAATCGTAATCTGTATAGCCAGTGTCTTTCCCCGCACCAATAATCTTGAAGGCCCCGTTATTCTGAGAGCCGCCATTACTAACGTCTCCCCAAAGGACCAAATAAAGCTCACTGCTTTGTCCCGTGGAGTCTTGTCCATCGGCGGTCAAGAGACCGTAAAGGGTGTGTTCTCCCCGTAGTAGTGGCTGACCCACCTTATGAGGGTCATTCTCAATGGCCCCTTCATCGTCTAATGAGTGAAACAAGCCCGCATCATCAAAATCGATCCCAAGGTCCACTTGGTAGAATTGACGCTCTGAACCGTCGTCTGCGGGATTCCTGAAAACAAGGGATGAGACAAGGCCCTCGGCAGAAGCCCCCGGCCAAGCAACGCCACCAAGAACAATAAAGGGGGTTTCAAACTTATGGTTACGCCATGGGAAAAACGGTCCTGGATGAGAATCCAGAATGGTTTGGCCCGTTTCGGTCTCAACCGTGGTCAATTCTCCGGGAGCGGCGGGTAGATGGATAGATTCGTCTTGGAAACGGATTGTCCATGGATATTGGTTTCCGTTCATAGGGTCTACTTGTGGATACCCCGCCTTCCAAAACTCCCGTGGCGATACAAACCTAACGCCTCGAACTTTTCCATTTCGGAAAGTTTGTCGGACTCCGCTACTGCCGTCCTGTCCTCCAAGGTGGAGGAAAATGACGCTTCCGTTGTTCCATCCAAGCGTCCCTTCACCATGCGCTTGCTTATTCATAAAGCCGGTGGGTCGAAGTTTTGCCTCAATCTCCCAGTTCAAACCTTCATCAAAAGTTGTGGAGGTGAACTGGTCTCCGTTTGTGCCGCCAAGAGTCGGCTCGAAGTCCAAGATAGCTGTCAGATTAGATTGGATGACAGCGGCATCTGACCAAGTGGTTCTGACCCCATCGGGACCGTCAATGATTTCTACGTGGTCAGGGAAGTTCTCGCCCACGGGTGGGTCAAGGGCCGTCATATAATCCACATGATGGATCGTAGGGCCTTGGCACTCGTTTTCGGCGGCTCCCGCTTTCCAAGTTGTCCGTAGATCCCCACGGGCGAGGGCTGCGACATTGTGGATAAGTAGCCGTTCGTAGTCCCAATCCCCGAAATTGATCCCACGGCGGAGATCTAAAACATCTCGTTCGGTGACTTGATCCGCATACAAACCATCGGGCCGTACCCCATGTAGTTTGATCTTGGTCCCAGCGGGCCATCTGCGGGCCATGGTTCCACCACGCCCTCGGCTCGTAATCGTGAGCTTACTATTGCTGGTATCTGCGTTCGTGTATTGGACGAATTCTCTGTCGTTCCCTTCTCCAAACACCAAGAAGCGAGATTGTGGGTCATCCGATCCCGCTATAAAGAATAGGTAAGGGTCATCTAAACCACTACCAAGCAAATCCTCCACATCGATTTCGGCAGGGATCTCGGTCCCATCTTCATCAACCGCCCCAATATCAGGCGTGATTTCTGCGTGTAGGGTGCATTGAGTTAGAGGTACAGACCCATCTGGCGGGTTGGGTAAATAAGCCGCACCAGGAGTTCGTTCGGGCGCACCATTTTGGTTCGGCTCCGACTCGTCGGGCATGATCGCTTTGTAGGGGTTTCCGTTTCGCCTGAACACGGCGCAAATCGGAATAGCGTAAACATACCCATCAATGGCCCCCAAACCGTTATCGGGGTCGCCATCGCCCGCCCGCCATAAAGAGGGGTCGCCCATTTCCATTCGCATGTTCGAGAAATGGTGAGCCGCAGGGCTGTCTACTGGAGCATCGGCGGCACCTTGCGCCAAAATGTTCGGATCTTCAAACCCATCTGGATAAGCATCTAAAGCCGTGCCAGAGCCGTGTCCGTGTCCGTGTCCGTGAACTCTAATGCGATATTGAAGCTGAACTCGTTCGGTGGTCTCAATGCCGATTGAGGGGTCTTGTAGGTCATCCTCAATGTTCACGCCTTGATGTTGGGTGTTACCCCACTTATAGATTTCAGCCGCATTTGGCTTATTTTCTTCGGAAGGGTTCGGGGCTACGAGGCACCGCCACACCTCCAAAAAGACAAAATCAATGCGGGAATCGGTATTTGGGGGCGGCCAAAGTCGAATAATATTCTCTAAGGACTCGGAATCTACTCCAGCAACAGGGATAACCATCCCATCTACAACCGCATACATATGCGGTGCGCTCTCATCCGCTACTGTCTGACCGAAATGAAAGTGGTTTGCCCACAGGGGGTTAAACTTGTAGTCATCTGCGGATCTGGTTGGGTCAAGAAAGAATCCCGAATGAGCTTGGGATCGCACGGTCTGGCGTAGGGCCTCGAACTCCACTTGGCTCATGAGGTTTAACTCACTGTCCAGCGGAGGCTTACCCGACTGCCAGACAACGGCGGAAAACTGTCGGGCCAGTGCCGACAGGGTGCGTGTTACGCCATTTCCGAAGTCTTCAGCCATGTTTTATATCCCCGTCATTCTCTGTTCATACTCTACACACATGACGTGTGTACCTACACGGGCGGGAGTATAAGGGGACAACCGATTACGGCCATTCAACGGACACCGTTAGAACATGATTGCCCAACCGAGAATTCTATACTTCTGATCCGTGCGGTTGAGAAAGGCAAGACGTAGTTTAGAGGCGGGTTCACAAAAAGCGATGGGTTCAAGCCGATGTACTTTGAAATAAGCGGCCCCATCATTCACCGATAGAAGGACATCCAAGCCGTCAGGTTCTTGCTCAATAAAATTGAATACTCGCAAAGCTGGCTCATTCGTGCCTGCTTGGAAACCAAAATCCGTCATAATATCTTCTGTGGTGTCGATAGTAGTGATCAACCACCACACCATGAACTCATCGGCCCCACAATCATCGACAAAAGGAGCAATATCCAAGGTGTCTGTGATGAGGAGGCCCGGACGAGGAGGGTCTACGGTGTTGTTTTGTGGGAGTACGAGCGTTGATCCCGCCGCATTACCCTCTTGTGGGCCAGGAACACGGCCAAGCTGCGCTCTGGACTTGTGGGCCAGCATAGGAGGGCCAACCTCGGTCAAGCCCGCCCCTAAGTCATAGTCTTCCACATCTTCGGGAAGGATATTGGGGCTGTAAACAATGTTCCCGTACATAGGGTATTGAGCCAACAAGCCTTCAAAGGCTTGAAACACAAGAGATTCGGGAGCATACGGGTTGGCTAAATCATCTGAGATGACCTTCGCCCCCGGCTCAATGTCGAGATCAGATCCTTCTGGCACGGGCAGAAGGTATCGCCCATTCACAAGCATCTGCTCACCAAGTTCGGGGGATTTCCCAACTTCGATTAGCTTATTGTCTGTGTAATTGACGATAACTTTCATTTTGACCCCCCCGTAGCGTATCGATAGGCCACCTCTCTGGCGAAATTATCGACATTTTCTCGATACAGGGAAATGGCCCCATCTCGTTCTTGGGCAACGAGCTTTTCAATCGCCCTTGGGTCATTACTAAAGGCTCGACCTCTTCCAGAGGTGGCGACTTTTGTATCTGCGGTCCATTTGATCTCGCCTTCGGGGTCTACAAAGCCGAGAACGGTGTAAGAAATCGCCCCTTCTTCGTAAGGCTCCTGAAAGCTCACTGAACAAAATCCAGACCCAACTCGGATGTGGGGCTTGCTGCGGTATTTACGCCCAAAATGCTTACCCCAATACTCACACTCAATCTTGAGAGCATTAACCGGGGCGGCCAACTTCCAACGAGAGGCTACTTTCCGAGCTTGATGTCTTTTCAATATTTTCGGGATCATTTTAGCCTTCCTCATCTCCAAGGACATTCACATCAGTTGTCCATGCTGTGCCATCAGCGGTTTCCACATCAAAACTCAACTTGATATTACCGACCCAAGCTCCCGCACCAAGGGTGCCTTGCAGATTTCCACCTAAAGAGTTGTTGTTCGACGCATTGCCGGGACCTACGGCTACTTCAAGGTAAACCCTTGCTCCCGGAGGTAGCATTGATCCCGATGCGGCGGGGATACCGTAGCGTTCAAGGATTAACTCAAGCCAGTTACCCACCCGCATTTGTCGAAGCATCTCTGAACTCTCGATAGGAACCGCTTCAAGGGTTTCGAGTTGACGACCATACCTACCAACTCGGAGGCGAGGATCGTTGTAATCAAGTTTTGGATTACCGGGTTGCTCAGTTGCCTTTCTGGGATGAATAGGCAACCTTGCCAAGAGACCTGACCCAACCTCTCCCATTGGCTCATGGTAAAAATCACCAACGGGAGTAAGCGCAATCGTGAACCCGTGTGGGCATGAGTAGCCCGCTTCCAGGTTAGACTCGGCATAACTACCTGCTTCCGCTGTCGGAGGCGGGGGCATCGTTCCTGAGTGGGCCACAGTAAGACCCGTAAGGGTCGCCGCTGACAAAGACTGTGGATAGAAACCGGAGAACGCTTTCCCGTGAGGAATCAAACCACTTGTAAAGGCAGACCGTAGTCCCCCACCCGTCCTTGACTGTCGTGGGAAAACAGATGCTTGTACCCGACTGTACTTCGCATGACTAAAGACACCATCCAATTCTGTGGCATCATCTTTCCAACGAGCGAAGTCCATCCCGCCCCAAAGTACGGGGTTATAGGAGTTCACAAACAGGCCCTTATTAGCGTCCTGCATGTGAGCGGGAATGGCGAGCCAAAGGTCGGGAATATCCCACGAATGTAAGTGACCACTCAATCCCATCGAACCTGACCCCGCAAGGGTATTAGGGTCAAAGTAACTGAGGTCGTCTGGTCTTTCTGAAGCTGTGCCGAACCCGTACTCATAGAAACCACCAGACCAATCGGGCGTAGGGTTCCTGACGGGAGCGTTAAACTCATAGCTCTTCCTTGCGACTATGCTTGGTTTCGGACCAACCGTCACAAAGCGTTCCATGGTGTTTGGCATCATGTCACCAGCTTCACGGTTGCAATACAAAGGTACTACAATCGTTCCGCCGGGGAATCTTTGTTGATGTGGGTCGTGCCTTGTCAGGCTGTTTGAATTGTGGGTGGTCGAAGCTGTGGGAGCACGGCCACCAAACGGGAACCCGCTGTTTCCTGAGGATTTCGCAAAGTCGCTGCCATCATTGGCATCCCAAACTCGTGCTTGCGATCCTGGGATCTCCAAAATCAAGTTGAAGGCCATATACTGAGGGTCTAAAACATCGGCCCCCATCGCAGTGTTGGTTTCTAACGATGGTAGATAGCCGGGGGTTTCCCAAGGACGACGATCTCCACCAAGACCCGATGTTGCCGCTGGGTCATTACCCCATACTCCGAAGTTCACCCAAAGACGGTTGAGTCGAACGCCTCGTGGTGCTCGCCCCGGATGTGGGCTGTTCAACCCTGATCCTGGAGCAATCGCTTGCGTAAAGGCTTCCGTCAAATCCACCTTCAAGGTTGGGGGTGGGTGATCCGCACCCGGCCCATTGGAAGCCCAAGCGGGCTGGTATAACTGCCACCACTCACCTGCGGGCGACCACATATAAGTAGAGTCAATCGGAGTTAGCCATTCGGGGTTCGGAGCGGACCAACCTCCAAGTCCAAGCAGCCCCTCCATAAACACCTCTAAAACCAGCTTCAGAATATCCATCAGCTTTTCAATGAAAGCGACGACCAACCAAACCAGTTCGTAGATGATGTTTTCCAATACCAAGAGCTTCGCATACGCAATTTCAATTGCTTGGTCGGCGGAGATTGTTGTGCTCTCGAAGGCGTTAAGCAAGAACTCAAGAGTGTTACCCCCGTGGATCACAGCAGCGGCTTCGGCGGCCACCTGAGCCGCTTTATTTGCAAGGTCATTACTGATATCCGTAGCCCATCTGCTCGCCACATCGAGCATTGACGAATAGCAATAATCATCCAAAGCTGGGGACTCGAATTGTCCCAACATCGCTGGAAATACAAAATCCCAATCGCCCAAGGCGTACATATCGTTACTATGGTCAGACCAATCTGTATGCTTGAACTTATTCTTTAAGCGATTGAAGTCATTCTCGGCCAAGGCTTGTGCGGTGGTTGCGTCTGCCAGTTGGTCATTAAGAAGAGTAATCTGATCGTTGAGGAGCGTAAGATGCTCCATGAGTTCGAGCTTTTCTTGCTCCTTCTCCATTTTGTCTGCAAGCATCATGTTACGCACATGGACATGCTTTTGCAGATCCTGTTGGTGAGCCTTTCGATCCTGTAACAGAGTCCACACAGTCATGTCGTTAGCGTAGTGGTCAGCTTCGTGGTCGCTGTTCCAATCGTAGTTCGTCTGAAGGTCATCCTCGATTGCTTGAATCATGGTTTCGAGATTATCGATAATGGTGTCTTCTGCGGCGATCAGAGTAGCGAGGTTAGCAAGAATCGTGTCGATAGCAGAGATCTGAGCCGTTACTGTACTTGCGTCGGCAGTTGTCGCCGTAAGCTCTGCGGTAATCTGGAAAACGAGCTTCGTCGCCGCAACCAAATCCTCATCCGCTTTCTTTAGATAAAGCTCAAGAGCATCTTTCTTGGTCTTAAGATAGTCGATCCAAGATAGGACTTCTTGTTTGTCGCCTTTTAGATCCTCTAATTCGGCCACTAAAATGTGGTAGTTGGCACTGACGGGATCTGCCAGACAAGCCTTTAGTAGTTGATCTGCGACAATAAGGTTGAAGAATTCAGTCAGTAGTTGGAGAAGAGCGGCGGCCAAATCCATTAAGGCCGTCAGCATCGGGCCAACAATCATGGCTACAATGTCGCCTACGAGCTGAATCATTTCAGCGGCGAGGATGGCTCCCTCCGCAGCCACTTCAGCGAGAACATTGGCAATCGGCTTCATGTCGAAGTTGGCATTATTGATCTCAACTCGACTGTCGTAATACCCCCCTGTTGGAGATATGTAGCCCTTACTTTGAGTAATGATCTTTTCCAGCACGTTCATGCTGTCGAATCGGGTCATGTCCGTCCGACTGACAAGCTGCCAAGGCTCCATGGCAAACGAGGTTTCGGGGGCAGTGAGCGTTCCAGGCATCCCGATAGCGAGACCGGGGCCTACACCTTGCGGCCCTTGTACTGAACCAGTACTGAGTTCGGAGCGGCCACGACTCATGACAGTCGAGGATTTTGCGCTCGAAGGAGAGACCGTAATGATCTTTTCACGGGCGATTGGCTGGAGGGCGTAGCGAACTGGGAAATGCACCCCGCCTGTTTCACCCAATACCGAAGGTTCGTCCGTATCAGGCCAGCTTCCATGCACTCCCAAGGGGGCATACATGATAGGCCGACTAAATCCCGTGTCGTCACCCTTTACGGTTGCGGCGAGATACCTGTTGTTACTGAATTCTGGGAAGAAGGTTTCGCAATCCCCACCAAGAAGCAATTTGGTCGTGGTAGGACAACGATTGATTCGGAAGATATCTGTTCGGAGATCAAGTCGCCCTTTATTCTTTTGGACATCCAACGCTCGCTGATGGCCCGAAGTCCATGTCGAGTCGATCTGCATCTCGGTGGTTTGCCCTGCGATCCGTTGAGAATCAAGGATACTGCCGAAACGGTGAATGTGGGGCCGAGTGAGATGTACATAGGAACCCGCATTTTCTTCTGAAAGCGGGTGTGAAAATACCCAACGCAACCCTCGTGCGGCACTCTGTACGGGCATTAGCGGGAAAACAAGATCGGTGTCTTCAGTGGTGTTCGGGTTGTAGATACCCGCCGGGTCTTGGCTCAAGTACCCAATATACGGCATGGGGAGAGCATTGTTTCGATCTCCAACTGACCGATCCACACCACAAGAATGACCAATATCTTTCGAGAACCCGACAACATGCGGCCCGTCATAAACATCATAAGAGATAGACTCTGGGGACGTGTACGGCAGATAAGGGGCTAAGGCTCCCGTGGGTACGCCCACTTGAGCCACATCCCTTCGTGTGCGCCAATGGACTTGGAAGCAAGCAGACCCGCCTACAACTCGGTCATAAACAGGGTAGGACTCGCTCAGTCCAATCGATTCCAGTGCCGCTAAGTCGTAGTGGGCCGATAGAACATCTCCCTTTACGTTCCACACTACGAACCCATTTCCAGCGTTGATGCCGGGGAATACCGTTTCTAAAAAGAGCACCCCATTAGATTCGGACCTACCATTCAGGAAATTAGCCGCAAGCTCACTGGTGAGAGCTACGGGTGCCGCCGTTGGCCAATCGGTGTTGTCACCACAGACACCAGCCAAGACCATATCTGCCTTGCTGATTGAAGTTGAAAACAGAAGGGGGTTCTGACCAAATCCGTCAAAAGCACCGCCATAGGGGGCTGGCTGGTTTACCTCTCCCGCTAAGTGGAAGTTTAGGTACAGGTTGTCATAAGACGGCAACAACCATTCTTGATCCCCGTGGACTACCGGGGTACTGCGCCGACACAAGCCAAAGTGACCCATTTGATCGCCACAGTTAGTGTGGCGATCTGAAATACTCGATACATACGGAGCACGAGGACGCAGCGGGAACCAACCCGTATGGTCATCAGAACGAGTTCCTTTAGGCTTCATAGACAACGGCACTCGTTGGGAGTCGTCGCAGTTGTACTTTCTGAGAAGGGCTACGGATTTTACCTTTGCGGTATGTTCGGGGTGGACATAAAGACCACGACCATCTCGCAAATCTGCTCGGTCAACTACCTGCCAATCCTCAACCACATCGATGATTGTGTACCAACCAGTGTGTGCATAGGTGTGGGTGCCGCAAACATACAACATGCGACCCACATCGCCTTCCCCTGTTTCGGGGGAGGGGGCAACAAACCTGTGGTTCAAGTCGTAAAAGACAGCATCCCCTTGAAGTGCCGTTTTTACCCAATAATCTCCAGTTCGACCTGTCTCAAATCGCCAATAAGCAGGCTCGGACAACCCTCCTGAAACACCTCTTGGCCCCAACACTGGAACAAACTCAACATTAGGGGTGATCCTCATGTTGTGGCCAGAAAGAGGTCGTCGGACGAATCGCCTGTCTACTCGATCCCCAAAACCGTTCGCAAGACCCTTCTCGGAGAAAGGCTCTCGATCCACATCGGGATCGAAGTTCTCAGAAATATCGTAGACCACTTCAGGTGCGGCATACCGTATAAAGGGCGTTAGGGGATCAATCGGATTGAAGTATGGGACTTTCCGAACACTCTGAGCAACCAAAGAGCCGTTCGTCGGTGAACGAACACCGTCTCCCAAGATACCTAAACTGGTACTTGCGTTTTTCAAGTTCTGGAAGCGGCCTGTCGCACCCACAGTGTAGAAGGTGCCGTTTGTGGTGTCTTCTACCACCATCCCATCCAGCAACCGCATCTGCACTAATGCGGTATCCTTATTGAAAAAACCGGGATCTTCACGACTAATCGCATGTCGGTAGGCTTGTGAGATCGCTCCAGGTTGACCGAAGTGTGTGTAGTGACCTCGGTCGAAAATACTAAGACACGGGGCGTTGGTGTTCGCCGGGTTGGAAAACTGACCCGCCCCGAATACGGAATCCGCTTGGAAAACCGCCGAAGCATTGAACCCGAAGGGGGAGATATCCAAGCGAGCGTTCGGGAGAGTGGCGGATGGTGGTAGACCGCCTACACCGTCTTCAACATAGATCGAACTGATTGTTGCGTTGACAAACTCATAAAGAGGAATGTCAGTCGGGGTGATACCGCCGCCAGATGCGTGTTTCGTGGGGTCTCCCATAAGGTTCTGGTTGGCTCGGAATTCACCTCTACCTGTTGGGCCTTGTGGGAGAAGTAAAACTTCTCCTTGGACAGGAATCCCCATCCCGGCGATGCCAGAACGATTGTGACTCCCTACACGAGATTTGCGATACGGGTTCATCCCCGTTGCATCGAGAGATCGGAAGGCCCTTTCGTAAACTGCCGTACCTGGGGTACGGAAGACCAGACCAGAGCTAATATGGGGGAACAGCGTATCGCTGATCCCTAAGCCCAAGCTCTTTTGGATCGCACGAGACTTAAATTCTCGTGAACCACTGTAATTTCCGTGGATAACACTTATCCCTGCCGTACTGCCCGACGCTGCTGTGTAAACAGTCAGCATATCAAGGGCCATGTTGCCGCTTACTGCGGGGCCAGAGTACACTTGTGAAGCGGCTTCGGCGGCCAGCATGTTTGCAGCCAAACCTTGAGCCGCCCAAGGGCTTTCAAAAACAATGCGACCTTGAGGATTAGCCACAGACAGTTCCCCATGGAACTCTGCGGTATTGAAGGTAGAGGGTAGCTCCACTCCAACATCAGCGGGTTTCAAGCCATTATAGAAAGGCCATGCCCCTCGTCCCCAAACCGTCATTTGGCCGATGCTTTCGACCTGTCGGGATCGGGGCGTTGCTCGGAAAGCGGTTGCTTGAACTAAGCCCAAACCACCATCCATAATAACGCCGGGACCAAGCCGTCTTGGGTATCCAAGATGGTTGACCCGCCCTGTTTCGGGGTCTACTACAAACTCGCCTTTAGCGTTGTCGCTTGCAGCCCCATCCAGCAGTCCAGCGGAATCCGCCAGCACCACCATCCTTGCAGAAAAGGGAACTGTTTGAACATTGTATTCTTCATCTTCGCCCATAAACGCTGCATCGTTTACCGCAAAGAAAGCTCGACTGAAGTGCTGTCCGAAACGCCCAACTTGGTCGTGAACCCCTAAAAGCTCACAGCCAGTTTGCTCGAACAACGGTGCATTACCGGAGTCCGCCGCATAACCTTCAGTATTATGGGAAGCGGGGTGTTGATAGCTCGCAAGGAGTGGGATCAATTCAGCCGATAGGGAGGACTTTCCAGCCACAAGCTGCGGATCAAGCGTCAGGCCCCGCAAAGACATCGGAGCACCTGTTGGAGACCCACCGGGGTCTACGACATCCGCTGTCATAATCGCATGAGCACCTAAACGGTCTCGGAAAACGCCCCAAAATAGTCCGTCGCCCGCCAGTTGCCAATCATCTCCGATTGGTGACGGTGTTACCGGAGCGAAGGAACTGAGTTTAGCGGGCTTGAAATCATCAAGATTCTTTCTCTTAAAGCCCTCAATCCGAATCAAAAGGGTTGCCACCACTTGTGATTCACGCTGACGACCGGGGCTTAAAGCGTCATCCCGTCCAGAAGGCCGACCTAAAGGCTGGTGCATGTTGGGGGCATCTGAAAGCGGTCGAGTATTCGTAAGCACCGGAGCGGATACAATACGGAATAAGCCTGTGGACCATTTCTCAGAATTAGTTCCAAAACTGGGCGGGGAAATCTTCGTGTTTGAAGTAATCGGCTCATCCGACAACCGTAGATAAGAACCAACCAAAGAAGGCATCAAAATCGGCGGCTGAGAGGCCAATCCCATTTGGCCTACATGATAACCAAGCTGACCCGTACTTAAAGCGGCGTGGCCTGCGGCGGAAATGCCCGTAACAGGGTCGCCCAACCAATCCGCAACCCAATCACCGCCCGCTGCCCCTCGTAAGGCCAATAGGTCTGCGCCTGTCAAAGCGATTTGAATCGTAGTTTCCTGAATCACCACCCCATCAGGAGCTAATGTCGTTAGCTTACTTGGAAGGTGACCTGCGGAAACATCGAATCGCCCCGAAATTTCTCCGCCGCTTCGAGGAAATGCTGTCGCATACCGAGAGCGAAGGGGGCGAACATTTCGCAACCAGAGGTGAGCATCACCACTGATTCGGATACCACCAACACCACCAACACGAGGAGCCTCATTAGAAATTCCGTGGGTGCTGGCTACCGCTGTGTTCTTTCGTTTACGGTCGGTCCAATAACCTTGAGTGTCTAAGCCGCCATCACTGGAAAGTACGGAGGCTGTCGTTTTGAAAGAGGCTTTCGCCATCCCACCCAAAGTGGTTGTGAAGGCACCAGCTTCTAAGTACACCGAGGACTGACTAAAATCTTGTGGTGCAAGAGAGTCCGGGCGGTAGCCGTGAATAACATTGTGAAGGGCAAGGCCCGTAGGTTCTAATGCCCCCATTGAAGAGAACAAGGAAACCCTGCCCGCCCCAACCAATACGGAAGAAGGAGTGGTGGATGTCCCACCAGATAGCCCCTGATCTTTGACAGAAACATCCATGTTCCTGTTGTGGACCAGATGGGCTACGGCGGCATGTGTGCCGCCCAAGGGAGAAGGAACAATAGAAACACTTGTTGTCAGCGTCCCCCACAAAGACCCGAAGGAAGATAAGGGGAGAACTTGATCAGGACTCGTAATCGCTGTGGGGTCGAACCCCGCCGTGACACCAGCACCCCTTACAAGAGAAGTGCTGTTACGAGGACCAGCTAAAACATACAGGTGTGGTGAGGTTTTGTGTTTTGCCAGAACCCGACCTTCAATAGAACATTCAATGGCTTGGTTACCTTTGGTGACTGAGCCGAAAGAAACAATGTCTCCGAACGCAATATCGCTCCAAACGGTTTCCGGTAACTGCCACTCGCTTCTATCAACGGGTTTCGTTTCCAACAGAAAGGAAGTGTGGCTTATGGGGTATGGGTCGAACAAAGCCCGACCGAAAGAGTTCTCGTTGAACTCCTCTACACCAAAGGTCATATAGATATTGGTGATCCCAGCATCTTTACCGTGCCGACCTTCGGGGAGAATTTCTGGCCTATCCCAAGGCCAAGACCAACGTCCGGCCCAACCTGAAGCGGGGTGGTCATACGCAATACCACCCGTCCTACCGAGAAAGTTTGCTTCGCCAACAGTTGTGGCGTTCGGGTCTGTGAAGGGCCTTTGGGTTTTACTTACCCCTCCAACAACATGAACATCAAGCCCAAGCCCTACGGCCCCCATCAAGGATTGATCGTTAAACCAATCGGACATGCCTCCAGTTGGGAACTTGACATCAAATAAGTAGCCCTTGCCACTTCTTCTAAAGCTGGTGATGGGGAAAGAGCCTGCATATCGCCCTAAGGGGCGGGTGCCGCTTCGTTCAAAACCAAGTTCTTGAACATTCCCTCGCAAGGTAAGAGAGTGGTGATCCCACGACCCCGTGTTCACAGACGTGGGGTACTCTTCAGGTCCACTCACATAGGAGTTATCTCCATAGAACAATCCACAGCGGGACTTCCCTGACTGGTGCTCAAATGTCCCACCGAGGAAATGAACTAAACTCTCTCTCTCTTTCCCGTCACTACTGGCTGGCCGCACTTCCAACAATACGTTGTGAAAGGGAGCGGCTTTCCGATGAAGCTCACTTGCGTTACTGGCATTCATGCCACCCAACTCGCTCTCAATATTGAGAGCGACCCCTCGGCCACCGCACAAGAGAGCAACTTGGTCTCCCGCTTCTGCGGGGTGTCGATGATCGTTTCGAGCCGTGAAGATCAACTGGTGTTCGTACTTAACCGCATCTAAGGTAAGAGGTCCGGCGGTAGTCGTAACCGTCGTAGTGTTCTGCAACTCAGGGTTTTCAGATGGGGTCAGGATATCCTGAAGGAAGTTAGCTTTACCCAACGCAACTAATGTAGAGGGGTTCTGAGAAGTCGCTACGTCGGAGTACAGTCCCGTCTTATTGAGGTAATCGGCTAACTCAATTGGATTGGTGCAAGTAACTGGGTGGACGGGTTTTGGGATCACCATCTCATAGTGAATCCAAGCCGTAGGTGTTCTTGGGTCTGCTGATCGTAGGTCGATCAGAAATCTCAATGCTGTCTTGATCTCAACTGGAAATTCAAGTTTAGATACCAAGTAAGGAGTTTCGGGGAGGGCTTGAATTTGCCGCCCCGTGGCCGTCAGTACCTTTTGCTTGTGAACAGGATCTGAGTCAAAATCTACAACATTCCGATTGGCACCCGTTAGAGTCCGTAAACCATAGCGTCCAGCAGGGGTTCCTGTGTTCAGGTGGTCAGAAATATCTTTCCAAGTAAGCACCCCATCAGAAGTGGCGGTAGCCCACCAAAGCGGATTTGATGCCGCTTCCGCCCTACGCTTATCGGTGGACCCGATGGTAACCATGTCTCGTTTGAGGGCATACCCAAAACGCTGACCCTTTGCCGGGATGTTTTGGGTAATGACAACAGAGCTAACTGTGGCACCCTCAACAACCGCCGATAAAAGATTCGCTATACCGTCTTGTTCGTGGGACTCGAAAAGCTCAAGAGCGTTCCAATCTCCGGTATTGGTATTCCGAAGGGCGATTGAAAAACCATTAGGAACAGGAGAGCCTACTTTTGGTTGGACTCCAATATCCTCGATCAGACCAGCGACCCGTCGCCATTGAACACCAGATGCGGGAGAGGACTCCCAATTGGTGTACATACGACCACGAGAGACTTCGATTCCGATCTCATGTGTTTGATCGGGGGCTGGCAGGTGGCCAGAAGGCATCCATGGAGGATCGTCAGTTGACCATCGTTGCGTTTTAGCGTCGAAATGGAACCGAGAGATTTCTGATGTTTTCCCGTCTCCGAGGTCTCCAAGAGGGAAGAAGGCTCGCAACTCTTCGGCGGGACCAGCCACCGCTGTCGGCATGACCGTCATCGAGCCGTCGAAATTGTAGGTCACATTTCCGTAAGCTAATCGGACAACATCCGTGCGAGCACTGCTACCGTAAGTCGTATCAAAACGATGATCTAAATCCCCACGGTGCCTGAAAAAAACACCCGTATCTTGATTAAGAGTGATCGTGTTTGGCCCTATCGTTGAGAAAGGCCCTACTCCAACTTGGAAGTAGATTTGTCTGAAGGAGATTTCCTCTGGACCCCATTTGATCCCGTCGTAATAGATATGGAGATCCGACAAAGGATGGTGATCTTGCGTATCCAAATAGGGAAGACCAGAAGGCTGCATCGCAAGGGTGAGGTGACCCGTTTCTGGGAAACTCCCTACTTCAAAGGAGCCTCGAAGTACCGTTAAGGTATCCCCCCAACTGTAATCCTTTACCTTGGGAAGATGCCGCAACATCTTTTTGCTTGAGAAGACATCTCGTTGAGTGGGGTTTGGGTAACCCAAATTTGCCGAATGTAGATCCCCGCCCGTCATTCGGACAGAGGAACCTCGTTGGCCGCCTTCCATAGAGTAAGGCACAAAAGCAGCCCATAAGAGAGGCCGCCCCGCCTTATCCAAAGCAATGTCTCCGCCCGGTTTAGGGGTGTGGGAGAACTTCACGACACCCGAAGCGTAATCAATGTCTACATATTGGGTTTCGTCTAAATCGGGATCGAGAATCAACTCACGGGAAGCTAATGGCCTCTCATAGTCTGGTCGTTCAGCTTTGCTTTTATCCGAAGGGAAAAGAACCATTCGGAAACCGAGGTCCAAAAGACTCCCAGGATCAGTGTACTTTTGTGTGTTCGGGATCGCTCGATCTGCTCGTGCAGAAGAGCCTCCGCCGGGAACATCGTTTGTCCCATGCACCTTTAAGGAACGGCCAACTTCTTTCGGGTCGATCAAACCCGTCAAACGAGCCGAATCTAACGCATCGGCATCAAAGTTAACCCCTGGCCCGTGAAGAGAATCAATCCCATCGTGGGCGGTACAATGGAGTTCGCCAACACCCGGCCCCTGAGTACGTAACTCGTGGTTAGGGTTCGCCAAAAAGAAGGGAACCCCTGTTTCAGGGTCTACGGTGTTGTGGTGTCGCAGTTCTACAAAGTATCCCTTTGACTTCGTTCGACCAATCTTGACTGCTTCAAAATAGCCGAGAGCACGTTTCGCCGTTGGGCAAACGGCAGGTAGACCTTCTTTGTCGAGATTGACTTCCGAAATGTGGATAATCGTAGTTTTCGGGTCTCCACCACCCAACCGCTTATCAAGCCACTCATAAACACCTTTCTTGACTCCGATGCGGAACCGTCCAGGTGGTGAAATCCCTAAGAAGTTCACATGAAGCGGAGCTTCGTGACTCAAGATCGCTTTGAATGTGCCGTGATCTGAATCGTATTCGGGGTCGAGGCTGATTGCTACAGGTCGAGGAATCGGCAAAGCCACTCGGCCCATGTAGTCGGCGGTGTCCCCTTTCCAAGCCACACGGGGCATCCAAAGATCGTCCGAAGCGGCGGAAGTTGGGGGAGTGACGACAAAGGACCGATTGTTGGAACCTCTAACGGGAACCAGCCGTGCGGTCTTCGCTTTTAATATGGTGATAGCTTTGAAAAAGCGTTTGTTGGAAGTGCTGGTCGTCTCGAAATACTCGTCGAGAGTCTTCGGGCCTTCCAAATCAATAATAGTGTTGTCTCGGATACTTTTGATACGAAACAACTCGTATCGAGCCGTACCGAGATGCTTTTCGGTCTCTACATGCCCTCTCTCTGGAAGGGTGGGGGGCTTGGAGACTTTCTTTGTAGTGGGGTCGTAAAGAGGACCGCCAGGATCGGTAACTACAATCCAATAAGGGTGGTTTTCCACATCGTCTGACTTAAGGCCATAAATGTTGCTAATTGCCGTGCTAAATTCCAAACGGCGGGGGCCAGTAACTGCCCACTGGTGTTGCGCCAACTCTGCGTTTTTAAGAGTTGGTCCATGCACCTCAAAGCTAACGGGGTGGCCTACAAGGGATAGCCCTAAATCCCCTTGGGCATTTGTGTTCCAAGCATACGGAACAAAGTTGATCTCTGGATAACCTCGCCGCCCCAAACGATTGTCAAAGCCGCTAATCGGTGCGGGAATATCAGCTTGGGTCGGTAATTTACCGTGTCCTAAGGTGTAGGATGCCGCCCAACTACCAGCGAAATCCTTTACTGCTTCTGCTGCTCGAATTGCTCTTGGAGGCACAGAGTCTTGACGACCAAACAATTCTTGCCAAGGCTGGCGTAATTGATCCGTGTCAGCGGCCTCTGCGAGCAACTTTCGCAAGCGATTTAATAGATCGTTCGTGCCCGTGGCCATCAATCAATCTCCATGCTTCTGTGAAAGGCGGGGTATAGGCAACGCATTGGATTACTTCACTCCCGCTACACGTATGCCGCACAAGCCTTGAAGATGTTGTGGGGGAGCGGTTGGCCCACCCATTTCAAAGTTCAGATATTTACCGCCACCTTGATACATGATCACCTTCACCAAAATTACCGCCCCATTTAGACCCTCAAACAACTGCGCTGGGGGTCCGAGGTTGCACCTTACCGTGCATCTATTGATCCCCATCTTCGGCATCGGGGTCAGATCCTTTGTCTCTGGCCCGACAACCATACAACCAGCACCATCAGCAAAGGGGTCTTGCTTTGATGGGCCTTCACCATCTCTTCGCCCAATATCCATCCAAGAGGTCAAACCCGGAACCTTGATAAGAATCGCCAGTTCGGGGCTGCCCGGTTCTGGTGCCTCCCATTTGAACTGCTCAAGGTTCAGACCACGAATTTCCAAATCTACTAAAGAAGCCCCGACCGCATCATGACCAAGACCGAAGGCCCGTACCCAACTCCGACCTATACTTATATGGTCAGCCATATCCGCCGCCTCAATGCCGCTGTAATCACAAGCGGAATTTTGAGTCGGTAAGTAGTTCTTGGTGTAGTCGTGTTGGGGGTAGATCAAAATCCCGCTGGTTGGCGTAGGATCTGTCACACCAAACTTAATGAATGGGTTTCGATCTGGCCAACCTGCAACTTGAAGCTCAAGCCGTTGGGCCGCTTCAGTTAGGGGCACCGTATGGGATTTGGATGTCAGCCAATGAATTGCGTCCCAAGCTGTACCGTGAACATCTTCAAGTCGAATAGGAACATGGAGGTTGGTAATTACGCCATGAGGGAGTCCTGGCCCACACAAAGTTTCAGTATCTTTTAGTCCTAACGGCAAGCTGCCATCAGGAGCTTTGAAATCGCTACGGTAGCGGTATGTTTCATCGAGAAAGAGTTCCTTAGGGTCTTTAGCCCCATGCCAAAGATCCTCATGGGTGGTGGGATCGGCAGGGGTGGAAAACCAGATGTCCGTTAGGTTGCTGTATCTTACGGGGTTGGGGCGATCCTTACTGTGATCTGACCCGTGCCAGAGCAAAGTGGCATCTTTAAGACCCTCACCGTAATTATAGATACGGATACCTAAATCAAAGAAATGGTCGTGATGGTTCATATGCCGACCATGATTAAGAGGGCGGCGAAAGAACGCTCGTAAAGAAGCATCTTGTGAAAACTTCGGGAGCGTGTCCCCATCAAAATACAGAGCGGGGTCGTCAATCTGTTCGAGCAACATTTGGGCTACCGTATCCTCAACGGGAACGGGAAAGGATGCGTTATCGGATAAGAGGTGTCCTGTACCGAAATGGATGCGACCTCTTCGGAAATTGATTTCTTGCTGAAACGCTTCGGCTGGCTCTCCTCCCCCTACCGTAGCAACAGTGGTATCCGCAGCGGGAGTGAACGCCGAAGTTCCCAAAAACGCAGGGAACATATTGCCCATGTATAAGGCATCCCCTGTGATAGCCGATTCGCCATACCCATCCTTACCGTCATGCGTCAGGAAAGAAGTCTCAAATAGGCCATATACGGGAGGTGTGGCATCGTGGTCTGGGGCCTTTAGAGTAACAACCAGCCCTTCAGCCCGTAAACCCGTCGTATAGTTTTGCTCATAGCCAGCAGACAGAGCGTACTCAATCCCGCTTACGGCCATCACCTCTCCGACCTCCCAAGAGACCTGCGCTATATCATGTTGTCCTTCCCCATCTACAATCGGAGGTACGGGGTGTTTACAGAACTCGCTGTCCTTATCTCCAAGGACATCCTCGTAAACATTGGATCGAAGCACATGGTAACAAGAGGAATGGACAGGATCGGTTGAAGCCCGAACCTTGTTCCACACAGATCCGAGATGGCTCCAATCAACCAGATTGGCACTATACATCTTGTCCTGCGTAGGCATTTCAAGATCCCGCACCATCTCCTCGAAGTAAGCCTCTTTCTTGAAGTGGATTAGGACATAGTGACCGCAATCTCGTGGGTCATATTCAAGGAGAGTGTCGTCAGGGAGAAGGAACTGGTGGCGGTAGCGAGCTACCTGATAGGTCCAGTAGTCTTTGGCAAAGGATCTAAAGTCCCCTGCGTGTTCAAGATCAGTACCGGGATCGAGCGCAGCGATTGAGGGCTTCTCGTAAAACCGATAAAGCTCTTCGGGCGGAGTCCAAGGCAAGCCGTGGGGTTTGGTGTAATCAACTAAGTAAGGCAACCGATAACGGAAAAAGTTGCCCTTATGCCCACCACCACGAGCAATTTTAGAACCGCCAAGAATCGGGATGCCGTCAGGGATCAATTCGATGCCCGCATTAGGGTCTGTGCCAAGACGAACTTGACCAGCAGCCGGTGCTCCTTGGCTTCCGTCTCCATCAAAATCATAGAATTCGTTTGGAAGGTCGTTCCCGTGAAGATCCCTGCCCATATGGATCTCAAACAAGTTGTACTGACCTGTGGCCCGTCCGGGGAATGTAAAGGGGTCGTAGGAGTGGGGGGCGCAATCGCCTCCGTGCTCACCGAGCCAGAAAATACCACCCGGATACCCATCGCACTTATCAAGGATGCCTTGGCCAAGATTCAAAGCGGCCAAGACTCGAAGTTTGAAGTCTTCGGGGTGGTGAAGGTGTGCGAATTCCCCATTCGGCTCAAACCGAATCAGGGCAAGGGTTCCACGGTCGGCGGGGAACACAACTCCAGAAACGACAACTTCCTTACCTCCCTCTGGCCCACTGGAAGGAATGATCTCGTGGGTCATGGAAAGGCGGTTGTTCTCGGAGTTTTCATCCTTTTCTCTAACAAAGGCTCCAGCGTGAGCCTTGCCAACACCGCCACCAAGATAGGAGCCGTCTTCTACATTGAAGATCGGGTCGGTGTAAGGGTCGTTGCCCTTGGGCAAGAACTCTGTCGCCCCTCTCGGAGATCGCCAGAAGTAAGGGTAGATTTCAAGGCCCGTATCGGGGTCAGGAATTGGATCTCCATCAGGCCCCGGAACTTGGTAGTCCAACCAACACCAATCTCCAGAGAGAATGTGGTGGGATCGAAGGAACCAAGTGGCATCGTCGAGCTTTAGAATCCCCCAATCAGGGATACTTGTCGTTTGAAAATAATGAAGGCTATGGCCCACAGTTGGGGGCCGGGGGGGTACGAGAGCAGCGAGTTCATCCAGCACACCCTCAACATTAGAGGCATCATAGATTTTGGGTACATCATCGACTGAAACTGAAGATGCTGGATGAGCATCATGCTCATCGATAATATGCTGCACCATGCCAGCACCCGCACCACCAGCGGCGGGAGCACCTGGTTCACCAGATCCCGGAATAAAGGCGTTAACCTCAACGCTGTCGGAGGCGGCCAATCCGTGTCCGACCTTAATCGTTGCTGGGTCTATCTTTCGTGGCATCTTAATCCCCCACCGTCATGAGCATGTCTTTGGTTCGGTAAACTGCCGCACAAGTTTGGGTGTCCGACTCACTAAAGCGAACAGTGTTGTCGTCGTCGCACTCACCAAAGCGGCAAAAAACGATCATCAACAACTCTCCTTTTCGGAACAAACGGCAGTCTTGTAGCGACCTTGCCAAGACGGGGTAAAAAACTTTGTGCCTCACAACCCCTGAATGGCTCTGTGAGAGCACGGTGGGGCGATAAGAAGCATCATCTGCAAAGGGATAGACGGCTCGGAACTCTTGATCCGCAAAGGGCGGATGTTCCAAGCTACCCAAGCTCAAGGGGGTAGTCTTATCCATTGGTACAAAAGGGTGTAGGGCTAATAGGCCCGTTGTGGCATCGAAATCATCAACCGAGGAGACCGTTGAGGCACAGAAATGCCACTCGTGGGGGTGAGAATCACCCAATTCATCGCTGGTCACGGTTGGGATCTGATCTAAAGGAGCCACATAAGGGAACCCAAGTTCCAGTGACCCCATACCAATCTGACCCGTCCAAACCTCATTAGAAATCGCCATAACCTCTACTTCGAGGTTGGTCGGTAAGGGGCCAGCACCCCCCGCTTCAAGGTGGAAATCGCCCTCTTTTACACCACAAGTTTGAGGCGCATTGGTTCGATAGTAGATGCTGACTTGATAACCATTGTCCCCATCCCCCCAGTTTGAAATGGGGTCTTGGGAGTAATAAGTCACTTCACAAAGGGTCTGCTCGCCTACCAGCGCATCTCCCGACTTTAGTCGAACGATGCGGGAAGATGACCCAAACTCGGTTCCAGGGTCGCCCACACCGCCCACATGGGCCTCATAAACATCGTTGGTAATGGTGTCTTCAATCTCAACCACATAGTTCTTGTCTCCCCATAATCTTCGGGGGGTCCGAACCATCTGACGAGTGTTAGATACAAGCGTGTCTTTAATGGGATCAAACGGCTCCGCTCCGGGGGCGCAATCCTCACCACAGTTTACAACCATCTCAACGGCAACCTCTCGGAAGCCTTCTCGGAACCTTGGAGCTAATGGCTTTTCCATCTCCAAAGGTTGTGTGGCTGGATTTGGGTTGTTCTCAATCAACTCTCCATACGGGTAAACCGTTTCGGATGTTGGGTTCACAAGACGGTCGGGAGTCTCGGTTAGGCCCACACCAAGCGGGTAACTGATCTCAACCTCTAAAAAGATTCGCCGTGGAGAACCGTTGTCCCCCACTACCCCATCCCCAACAATCGGGTATTCGGCAACATCAAGGCCCCCCGTTGCTTGAGAATGGTTAGCGTCTAAAGACACTGTTACATGGTGGCTCCCAACGCCCGTGACCGTAGCGACTTGGGTAGATTGATCGATGGCTGTCTTGTAGTTTCCATCATCATGCCAAATGCCTAAAACATCGGTGATTTCTGTGCCGGGGGGCATAGCGTCTGCCACAGTTTTGACATAGCCGTGCATCGTGGGGTCGGGTGACCAGTTTTCCAAAGTGGTCGCATCCAACTCTGTTAGGTCAAGATGAAGCTCATCGCCTTCATACCACTTTGTAGTTCCAACCATTTTGGTGACATATTTACCCGCATTTACGGCTACATCATCGTCAGTAAAGAACTCTACAACCATCCGTTCAACGACAGGTTGTGTCCCAAACCTCCGTGCAACATGGTCAAATTCTCGGATGAACTCACCAAACTCGGTGTCGCCAGAGTATAGGTTTGCCCCGGCACTATCCCAATCCCGACCGATCTCGTTGCATACAAGGTATTGGGTCGAAACATCGCCTGACTCCCCACCTAAAGTGTTTCGGGAGGTGGCATCGATAGCCCAAGTGAAGAACTGGCCGTCAAGTAAGTGTTGGATCTGTCTGCGAAGTTCGGCGGATAAGTCTGCTCCCGTAGGGAGACTGTGCTTGCGAAGATCAAGGATGTCCCAATCTTCAATCACATCACAGAAGGCACCGTCTGGACGATCTGAATGTCCAGCGGGGATGCTGCCCATAATCGCATTTCCACCACCGCCACCACCGCCATAAACTAAACCAGCGTGGTTCCAAGGCAGTGCGCCGTTTGTGTTGTTCAAGGGGTCAAACCCTGTGCCAGAACCCTCTCCTCCCGACTCACCTATGTAAGCGTTGCTGCGACGAAATACGAAACAGATTGGAATTGCATATACGAAACCGTCTACGGCTCCGAGGTCAAGAGCGGATTGTTCAGAGCCATCGCCCGCAATCCATAGCCCACTATCTTTACGTTGGTATGCAAGAGCACTGGAAGGAGTAGGCCCAACAGGGTCTACACTCTCACCGTCTGCTCGAAGGAAGCGGTAGTTGCTTACAGGGGCCGCCATAGCCCCCTGTGCCAGTACATCGGGTCCACTGAACCCGTCACACTCAGTCTTATGGTTGACCGCCTCTGTGGAGCCTGTGGCTCGAATGCGGTATTGAACTTGAACTCGTTGGGTGGACTCTGCTGCAACCGCAAGGTCTCGAATATCATCGTCCAAGTGGACGGCTTCGGGAGACTGTGTGTTTCCGTGGCGGTAGAGCGTGTCCTGTGAAGGTTTGTTTGGAGTATCCATACCGCCCGAAAGCTGACATTTTCCAGCTACGGGAGGGGTGTGTGGTGTGATGGCGGCTGCGTTGACGGTGGTGAACTCGTAATAACAATCGTTACCCAAATCACCTGTGACAGTGGAACGGAGATAAACGATGTCGGCTGTACCTGAGGCGTTGAACCCTACGATGGGATCAATGGCATCTCGAAGGCTCGCCGCAACTTGATTGACGTTCCAGGCTCCGCCCATTCCGTCATCTAACTGAAAATCAACCCCCGCTTCGAGGGTGGTAGAAGCTCCAACACTATCGGTGAGAGTGATTGTGTCACCGTTCACAAGATTGTGGTTGCCGTCCACATCTATCGCATTGATCTGAATCCAACCTTGAGCACTTGGGCTGGAAGTCACTTGTGCTAACCAAACCTCCAAGAAAACGAAGTCTGTTCGTTTTACATCAGGGGGGGTGCCGCCAGGAACCGAAGCAGCTTCAAGTTGGATGCGGTTAAGGCTCTTTTCGATATCCGTGTACTCAACCACAACAGGACGGCCAGCAACATTGGCGACCATCTTTTTCAAGGCAAAACAATCTTCCTTAAAGTCCTCATCTCCGGGCTTTAGAAAAAGGTAGTCCTCAAAAGAGTCATATGCGGTTTGTAAGCGTACAAAGCCTGAAGGGTGATGGACACTACGAAAGAGTCGTTCAGCGTAGGCTAAAACATCTGGGGAGAGGTTTAGCTCGCTATCCAGTACAGGTTTACCCGACTGGTACACAAGCGAATCGAAAGAGCGTTCACCCGGCGGCAAATCTCTTGATACGCTGGTTCCTGTCTGAGTAAATCTTTTATTGTGAATCGCCATTCTCTGCCCCTACCTCAGAAGGTCAATCGCCACGTTATGGTCAAGATGGCCGTTGAAGGCTTCGAGATCACAGGGAAGGTCAGATAGTTGACTAAAATATCCTTTTCCGTGAGGTCCACCGTTGGGTCATAATGAGGCCAATCAGCGTTTACGGGGTTTTTGATGGATGGGTCACTGGAAAACGGGGATATTAGCCCCATCTCGTTCAGTGGCCCTACCGCCTCCGCCTCTCCATAAGAAGTCGTAAAATCGACTACATTGGTTGGTACGGCACTCACACCGCCTTCCGTGTCCCTGTAAATCACGGAAGCAAACTGCTTTCGCCCGAAATCTAACTCTGAATTTAACTTACGCTGGTTGATGTGTGGGGCATCGGGGTTCAACAAAGACCCTCTCGCACCTGATCCCACAGTCAACATATGAAGGCCACGAGCAACGCCGCCGAAGTTTTGAAACAACATGGCGGCAAGTACGCCACCATCCTTTGTGATTACATTGTCACGTTCCCAAGAAACAAGGATCTCGCCCGTGAGAGCGTCCTTCATCTCCAAGATGAAGGTTCCCTTCCCGATTGGAAAGTGGTCGGCGTGTTTTACGCTGGCTCCCAGTTTCATAGCTTGCCTCATCCGTTTCACATTTTCCCGATGTAGGGCCGAACTCATTTGTCTAACTCCTTCGGGGTCTCTCTCTCCGTGTATTCAATAGGTCGATTACCGATAGAACGGCCTGTTGTTGAATCAATCTTCCCAAACGCCACTCCCTTCATTGAAAGACCTCCTTATATGAGAGGGTTCGGGCAAGGATGCCCCACCGAATAGGACCATTCCAGACGGAAGAGAACCCCCATTCAACATTGATATAGGGGCTAAAGCCTCAATACCGCCCCACGGACCTAATCTCGAAAACCCTGCGCCAACCAGCATTTCATACTCAAGGCTGGAAATAATTGGTTGAGGGAAACTTTCTTCCGAAAAAGGTGGTGGAGATCCCGTCCCCGCATCCGTTCTTAGATCCCAAAAAGTACGAACACTTACTAAACTGGGTTTGCCTGTAGGTCGAGAGGGTGCTGACGGCCATGTTACGGCTCCTTGCACCTCTCCCCCACCTAAAGTTCCTGACAGTGCGTCACCGCCCCCACCTAAAGTGAGGAAAGCTCCGGGAGCACCACCCCCTTGCTCAAAGGGGTATGCGGGAGGTGGAGCCGCAACCTCCACGAACATACGACCCTGAAGGTCGATTTCAGCCAAACCTTTAGCGGGGGCAATCCCGTCATCCAATGTCGAGATCAGCCCTGTTTCGTTCCCGTCCTCAACCTGAAAGAAATCTACGGAGGAGTATGCTGACTCATGGGAAAATTCTACGAGAGTAGTTGGGTCTTGTGATGCAAAATCAGGATCTTCGGAGATCAAGTCGATGATCTCATCTTCTCTTGGGGCCTCCCCCGCAAGCGCCCTCTGGAGCTTCCCAAGCTGCGTTAGCAGATAAGGGGGCGTTCCTTCGTTGAGCTTTGTGATCCCATCCTTGAGAGGCTGGTTCAACAAATAGGTTTTCGTAATCGGCCTTCCAGGGGAAAACGCCACCTCTGCTGTGGATTGGTTAGGAAATTCAAGGTCTTGGATAGTAATAGTTTGAGCCGTCTGATCAAAAGTCCAACTGCTGTTAGCAAGCTGATCCCCGTTCACGGCGACATGAAAAATCCGTTTCGCTCGGATATTGGCATCCCGAAGACGCAAAGTGTCTTTTCGGACCTTTACTCGAACATTCTCAACTGTGATATCTCCCGTGTACTCACCACTACTAAGGACATTCCAACGGTTAAGGATGGCCATTCGAGGAGGAACTCGGTCTTCATTCTCTTGGATGTACACTCGGTAACGAAAGTTGTCCCAAACAGAAGTCGCTAACGAACCAGAATTCTGCATCCCAAAGTGAATGGTGGAAATAGAGGTTCGTAAAATAGGAAGATGCTCCCACTCCACTGTGGCCCACGCTCCCGTGGGGTCATGTCGGCTTGTTCGCCCATCTCCCACATAGCCATCTGGTGGAGGCAGGTCGGGTCGCATCAAGGAGGCCCCCCAACCAGGATCAATCACCACCATCGTAGTGATTTCTTCATCCCACCCCATCTCAACAACATGGCCGTCTGAATCACGGGGCGTTTCCCAACTGCTCAAAAGTTCAGGGTCGCCACCCTTCCAGATACCAAGTGTGCGTTTCAAGTCGGGCGGGGGAAGCTCTCGGACATGGAATGAATAAAGATCCAAGTTCCATTCGGGTGCTCCGAACCCAACTAAATACGCTCGAACATTCGTGGAGGAAGGGTCGAAGTCAGCAAGGTTAGCTTGAGCAACCTCAACCCCATCTACATAGAGAATCGCTTTTGGAACGAATGCCTGTGTGTCCACCACAACTTTGTAGTGGTGCTCTTGGCCGTCTAACCAATCGAATATGGCAAAAGCCAGATAGTTGACCCCATCCGAAGTTAGGATCAGCTTTCCGTTGGCAAACAGCAGGGCAACGCTTCGATCCCCCACATCCATACCGAGTACGATGCCCGCATCATCAAGATCATTGAAGGTGGCGTAATTGAACTTCAGCCGTGCTTCCAGCACACGAGCAGAAGTTACCCCCTCATATGGAAGTTCATTGACGAAAGAGCCTAAAACCCGTTCTGCTTTGGATAGGTTGATGCTGAGTCCTTCAAAAAGATACTCAAACTCCCCTTGTTCTTGCCATCCCTGATCTTCAAGAGATTGCCCGCCAATCAAAGATGCGGAAGCGGCGATAAACATCTCAGGTTCAGCATCGGGTTCAATACTTGACCACAGGACGCTTTCTCCTGGCTCATACTCACCCCGATAAGGAATTGTACAAACCATCACATCATGGTTTGGGCCAGTGATTCGGATGCCTGCGTCACCCCAAGAAGTCGGGCTTTCTACTTTGAATACAGAGGATACCTCCACGCCCGCCATCTCCGGGATCAAGGCATCCAACTTCTCAAACCCTGTCTTCTGTGGTCCGCCAATCGCCTGGAGACTCAGCCGATCATCTATCAAAGGCTCGGCCAGCCCATAGGCGGAAGTTGCTCTCCAAAGCGTTTGTTCCGTAGGAAGCTCGTGGAGCGTTAACGCTTCCAAGTGTCCAATAGAAGTAATGTTGTAGTCGTCTGGTACGGTTAGATAGCGAACGAAATCCCAACGGGAGTTCCCACCCGCAACCAGATTTCCGAAGAGTATCTCTCCCCGCCCATCCTGATCTGTCAAATCTAAGGGGGTAGTGCCTGCGCTGTACAGCACATGAGCATTGATGGAAGGAATGTCTACGGTGGCACTAAAAGATACGGCTCCCGTAAAAGCGACCCCAATAGGCTCGTTGTCTGCTCGGCCTACCAAATGAAAGTTGAATCGAGTCTCTTGCCACGGGATTTCAAAATAGACTTCAGCGAACCCGCCTCCCCATAACTTTACATCAGCGGGGAAATCTGGGGTAACGGACAACCAGTAGTTGCCAGTGGAGAGTTTTTCAATTGCCGTGACGGTGTAGTGACCTGTTTGACTTCCATCGGGGACAACAACTCGAAGCCCCACATAGAAGAGTTCGGGGAGATCGGCGGCTTGGATCTCCATGCGCCCACCACTTAGGAAGGTCGCTGTTGCCGTACACACAGGTTGCCAAGACTCTGCTTGGTCAATCTGATCCCCAACCAGCATGGCGATATAGGACACATCATCAATCTGAACCCCCGCCAAAAGACGGAGATCCTTCGTGTCGTGGAAAGCGATTGCAGGACCAAGCGTAAGTCGGTTGTTGACCGTTGTGGTCGCCACCGACTCAACTCGGCCAACCAAAGTAAATGCCGCCCCTACGGGGTTTGACTCGACCTTTTTGTACACGCCCGCAGCGAGATCGGAGGTCAGATCGGCATATCCGTCACTGGCATCTAATTGAAGAGTGGCGTTGCCTCGAACTTCCCACCCTTGTTCGAGAGTGCCCTCGAACTTCCCACTTTGGGAATACTGAGCGTAGCTTTTCCTCGTTCGGTTGCCGTAAGGGTCGGCATTGAGAACCAACGCTGTCGGGCTGTTCAGGCTCGCCGTGTAGGTGTTATCGAACCCGATATGCCGATGAGAAACCCACTTAGGGCGCACTCGTGGTGGCTGTAATAGAGTAAGAGCAATCGGGAACCGCTCTCCTTCTTTAGAGCCGCCACCGAGGTTTTCTATCGCCAGCGTAGAACTTTGGACTTCGGGGTTCCGTCGATGATCCCACTTGTTCAAAACCAGACCGGGGTGGTTCAACGAACGGAAAGACATTTGTGGTGTCTCGAACCAGAAGTAATCTGCCTCTACGACAATCTCCCCAACATTCATTTTCGGTACTGGCGTTTCGAGATAAATGAAGCCCAAATATGGGTTCACATCTACAACCCCAACCTCAACACCATTAACTCGAACGGCCACGTCATTGATACCTGCGGGAGTAGCATCCCCCCACCCTTTCGTAAGAGGGCCACGGTCAACGATAATCTTGTTTTTGACTTGATCCAAAAGACCGAAAAAGGTCGCCTTCGCCTCATGAACAAAGTTCCCGTCTTCCGAATACATTGTGTCGGAAGCCGTTAGAGACACATCCGATACAGAGATGGAGCCGCTTGTTTCGAGTTGGACTCCTGAAGCCCAAGAAGCGGGGGCTACCATATCCTCTACGGCGGCACTAAAGACGGGGTTGCCATCCAACAGGACCGCCACATGCCCTGTGAGAGAGTTTCGTAAGACTGTGACCTGTTCTACCGCTGTCCAATCGTAGGAGAAGACGTGATCGATTTCTGGCAAACTCTCGACCCGAACTCGCTTGGTCAGCCCATCTGTTTCCAGAGCCACTGAGAGCGTCCTATGGGCATCGCTGACACGGACAGCTAAAGAAGGTGCGTCCAGATCGGCAAACTTCACATCTGCTCGGAAAGCACTGTTCTCCCCCAACTGACCAACTGCTTCGGGATCAATGTAGAAAGACCACCCATAGGAATCGCCTTCGTTTGCTTCCATCAGGAAATGACTTCCCTCAAAGAGGGTGCTCATGCCCGATCCGAACTCGTCGGCAAAGTCAGGGAGGTCGTTTGGTCGGTATTGAATCGCCCGTGAGGGGCCTACTGTGAGTTCATAGGTGGCTTCGGTAAGCCCTCGGCAAAAGAGCTTGGTTTTCTTGCTCTTGTGTCCGACCCCTATCACTAAGGGTGTGACGGGGTACTCCGTAGAGATCACATAATGGTCAAGGTTGTCTTTGCCTTCCGCTAAAGGCTGATCAAATAAAACCGCAAGCTGGTTTCCCGGCTGCGGCTTTATTTTAATATCGAGTTCGTTCCCATGAGCTAAAAACAGACCTGAACTGGAACCCGCTCCGAGAGGGTAAGAGGGGTTGTTCTCTAAATCGTAAAAGCTCTTGCAAGTTAGGGTGTAGGGGCTGCCAAGCGTGGTTCCGCTATGCTTAATCTGTACGGTTTTCGGGTGATTGCCCTTTGGCCGAATCCCCTGAATAGTGGGGATTCGTCCGAAGTTGGATGTGATCTCCCAATTATCGGGGTCTAAAAAGGCTTTAGTGACCAGAACTGGCTCACTAAACGTGACTTCTAAGATCCGACCTGTCAGAGAAACGACAGAGACGACTTCGGGCCTCCCTGTGTCCAGAGACCCGTAGGGGTCGGAGCCATATGGCCCCGTTCCATATCCCTTACCATTCTTATGCGGATCACTACTCATACAAAGCCTCTAAAGGCTGAGTAGAATAGCCTCACAACCGACTAACGGATTATAGGATCACCCACTTTGAAGAACCGTCACCACCCTCATCAGGATCACTGAATGAGGTACAAAGCAAGTGGACCGTAGCGTTATCTGAAAGCTCTACGGGGTCAGCAGACCCGTTGATCTCACCGCCAGCAACCGTGACTTCAACCATTCGACCAGTTTCCAAGCCATCATCTACGATGAAACAATGTCGGCCTACGGTGACTTCACCGCCCAAGGTGAGTTCAACAGCGCAAACTTCCGAACCGTCCCCTGCGAGTGACCAAGCTCCCATCAAGAACACAACCGTACCGTCCGACAAATCGATTGCTTTAGTAGTGCTGTCACATACTTCCGTTACGATTTCTTCTGGTGAACAAAGTGCGGCTTCGTGACCACCTTCTTCCACAGACGCTTGCATTGCGAAATGTGCGTCGGTAGCAGGCATGTAGTCTTCGTCTTCAGGTAATCCGTGCTCCGCTGATGCGGGGATGAAAGTTAGGACTTCACCGCCCGCCAGACTTGAAGGGTCGGCTTCAACATCGGTAAGACCGTCTAAGGCAACGGGGTCTCCACCTGCGGGGGCATCTTGGGCTGACCAATCGCCAGCACCAGAACCGTCTCCACCTGCGGGATCCCAGACCCACTGAAGAATTTTGCCGTCAGCGGCTTCTTGGGCCGCAGCATCCAAATCCGCCATCGGATCTTGGAGTGGCATCCCTTGGTTGATGGCATACCAACCAGCCCCGTCCAGGCCGTCGTGGTCGTAGCTAAGGATCAAACCAGTATCGGTAACATCTCCAAGAAGCGTGTAATGGGTGTCGGTGAGATTGATCATCTCCGAGACACCACCGCCGCCAGAGTCATCCGTGCCGGGTTGGAAAACAATAATACCGTCGCCTATATCGACGGCTTTAAGAACTTGACCTTCAGTTGCCCCTTCGGGTTCAACGAGATCGAGGCGTTCTTGTAATGAACGAGTTAGAAAATGTGACATTATTAGCCCCTCTGAGTATATGAAATTGGCATCAGGGGACATGCCCCTCTCATAGATAAGGGACCAAATATAGAAACTTGATTGACGACTATTTTAGAAGATATACCATTCCAGCAAGCCATCCTCGGTCAAACCAGCAGAAATAATTTGCACCGCTGCACGATTTTTTAAGATCAAGTCGTTCGGGTTGCCATTAATTGTGGAAGTGTCCCCTTCCAGTGCCTTGGGCCGCACCAAAACCCGCCCCAAACCAGTTTCATCTGTAATGAAAAAGCGGCGACCTTCGGTAACTTCCTCCTCCAAGTGTGGCAAAACGACAACATGATCGGTATCTGTTTCGGTTTTCACACCAATATAGATATCTTCGGGTTGGCAAGTGTGGCTCCCTTCAACCACCGTGCGGGGAATGTTGTGTAGTCCAACCGCAGTAAGGGAACTAACCAGAACTTCTACGGCGGATAGCCGCACTTCAGCCTCGGCCAATGAGGTTTGGAGGGCCAAGATTTCAGCTTGCGCTGTGTTGAGTTCATTACCAAGAACAGTTTCGAGTGAGGTCAGGTCGTCATCAAAGGCGAGCTTGTTTTCGTCAACATGCACCCGACCCGCCACATCAGACCAAACAGAGGGTTCGGTGTTTACGGGTGGTTGGGCTTCTTGATGGGTCAGTCGAACAGCCCCATCAATAACGATGTTCCCCGTCTCCACATGCTCTGGCATTTCAACGGAAGAGACACGCAAACTCGGTACGCCCATTGTGGGGTCGTAGCTGTACTGACCCGTAAGCTCCGAATGGAGGATATGTGTTTCCCCTCCCAATTCTGGATTGAGAGTTGAAGGGTCAACCAAAAGAGAGGTGGTTGTTGAAATGAGCTTGGAGTTCGAGACGGATAGGGTTCCTGATGAGTGGATCGCCGCCCCGTCTACATGAAGGGAAGTGATTGTGGATCGCCGCACATTAGCTGTGGCGGCCCCGTCAAAAATATGAATCCCTTCCGCACCATCAATCGTACAGTTGTCTACGAAGACTTCGCCGCTCCCATGAACAGCCAACGCACACCGACCGGCATTAGCATCTGCGATATTAGTTAGGGTAGTGCCTTGAAGGGTTGCTGTACCCCCCAAAACTTCTACGCACGGCCCTTGTGAAGCCCCGTTTGCATAACGAACCACATGACATTGGATAAGGTTTACGGGGCCATCTATGGAGAGGAACCCTTCTTCCATCGCCACATCTTCAGAGTAAAATGTGATTCCGTGGAACCATCCGCCCGCTAACTGGTGCATTTCTCCTTCGGCGGTGTTTTCAATTTTCACCACACCTTTTGAAGGCATCCCGATTAGATTGATCCCTACAGGAACATTCAAATCCTCAACATATCGGCCAGGTCGGAGCACAATCGTCCAAGTGTTGTCGATGTCTGCACCAATACCGCCAACACCGCCCGCAACAGCGAAATCCACGGCCTCTTGAATACTATAGAAATCAGCGTGGCCTTCGGCGGTTTCGGTGTTCTGATCGTTTTCGCTATCTTTCCCACGGTTTGCGTCTACATAAAGAAGCCGCCCACTGGCCGAAAGCCGTGACACATGGGCCAGCAATTCCCTCAAGTTGTGGTTTTGATCTAAAGCCCAACCCGCACCCGTCGCATCAGAAGGGATCGTTGAGTCCCCCATCTGTTCGCCACCAGCGACTAACTTGAGAGATCCAAACTTTGTGAGTGACCGTAAGCGCAAATACTGCTGATCTTCGGCTTCCGTGCCGGGATCTACCACCAAGCGAATAAGGTACGGACCTTCGTTGTCTACCGTAAACTCACAGTAGTTATCAGCGACCGTCAGTTCGGCTTCTGACTCGTTCGGGGTGTAGGCAAGCTCCCAAGAGTATTCAAATAGAGCGGCATCGTCAGACGTACAACGAACCACATCCCCCGTGCGTAAATCATCTCGACTACTACCAAGGGTTGCTGTCGTTTCATCCCCATTCAACATTGTCTGAATATTAGCTGCCATCTCTCCGCTCCACTACAGATAAAATTGATCTGATACGTTCTCAGACTCTACACGTTTGGGAAGGGTAGCTCCGAGCCGATCCACCCCCACTTCGTAGTCCTGAACATCAACTTGGTAAGGCATCCACGGACGGATTTCGAGAATCGATTGAGCGATCTGAAGCTCATGCGACTCCCACGGCCCCTTTCCTGGCAAGCCGCCTTTGATCCCAAGCACCATCTCAATCCGATATTGGCCTTTATTTGGACCCTCTAAAAACTCGAAAATCTCATCCTCAACAATCGTACCCAAGTCCACATTTTCGCTGGTCCCAAGGTATTCCATCGACTGATCTTGCACTTTCCCATCCGTCACCACAGCGAAACCGACCAGCCCAGTTGGGATGGTTTTATAGGCTCGACCAACACTATCTGTAGGATAGGGAAGCCTATGGACCTCCTTCACGGCATACTTGCCCTTGTTGGGGCCAGATGAGATTTCTATGGGTGACCCTGGCAAAACGCTGAGAAAGTCCTTGTGGGGGTCAATTAGAAAACCTTTATTAGTTTCGGAGGTTTTAGCCTCTCCAGTGATGCTTTTCGCACCTCTCCAATTCTTGCGTAAATCTTCATACTTCCATGAGAAATAATCCCATGTCGGGTCGTCCTGAAAGACTTCTCCAAAGAACTCCACGAACATATGCCGATACTGGTACAGCAGATGGGCGGGCTTTAGGGCTTTCAGGATCAGTTTAATGTTGTGCTGAAGAATAAACGGGGCTTCGGGAAACTCTTGAACATAGTCGTGGGTGTGTTCAGTACGGTCAGCGGCCACATACGGTTGGATCACGAAATCCGTAACGGTGTGGCAATGGTAATCCTCCGACCCATCTGAAGAATAAACCCCATAGGTTTTGCCGTTCCCTTCCGAATTCACTCGGATACGGTGCCAGTGGTCGTCCTCTTGCCCTGTGTGTTTGAGAGCAACCGCATTGACCTCGATTTCAAACTGATCTTCTAAACCGACCCCCGACCCTGGTTTCCGCTCAAAGGCTACGGTTTCGACAATATCCACACCAAGATCCGCTAAGAGGCCAACACCTTCTTCCACAGGATCTTTTCGGGAACCTTCCAGCAACAGAACAACCATCTCTCGGAGAAAGTCTCGCATGGAGATATCTCCATCGAGTTCAATCAATTCTGAATGTGGACGCATAGAATCGGGGAAAACCACCCGACCAAGGATCTGATAAAGAAATTCGGACCTCGTAAGGTCGAACTTCATATCATCCACATTTAGCTCCATCTCAACTTGGAATTCCGCAAGCTGTTTGGCTATGGCCCTAAAAAGATTGGAGTACAGCGGTCCCTGAACCTGTGAAACATAGTTTGATGGCAAGCGTTTCAGGAACAGCCGCATAATGGCATCCTCAATCGCCCGCCTTCTTACGTTTGAGGTTTGGCCCTCTGGTGTAATTTGAGCGGGGTTTTCAACCCTGCTCAAAAGACGATTTCCTACATACCGAGGCTTCTTTTTGTCATCATCGTAAGCCATTAGTAGCTCCTACCTCGATAAGACACGTCTGTGGGCTGATCCTCGTCAAATGACAGAGTGATCTCACCAATCTCGAAATAAGAGGACGGACTACACTGCAAATCCGAAACACCGCTGTCCCCCGCACTTGCATAGGTAGCGGTGAAGGAATGGTCTAAAGGAGAAGCCCCTACGGGTAAGCTGATCAGGATCTTATTGCCCGTAAGCTCTTTGCGACGGGCTGCGATTTCTTCATCGGTCACATAGCCTTGCGCTCGAATCGTCACATCGTCCGAATAGTTCGGGATCGGGAGGCCGTTTTCGCCAATGATATAAGACTGATCTACTTGACCCCCAATAAGTTGAGGGAACACATCAATTAGGTCCGTTGAAAAACCGTCCTTCTCAATCATCCTATAAACGCCATACTCTGCCCCACCTCCCACAGTGGTCGTGTGGTTCAAAGTCTCGTGGAGAAGGAATACGCTTGCCCCCCCAGTTGACCAATCAAGAAGAAGGGAATGGTCGCCCGCTTGGTCGGAAGCCAAGCTCTCTTGGATAACGTAGGAGCCGTCCGATAAGGTCATCTTCGTCATTGGTAAAACGACATAAGAGACACCTGCCGCACTATCAATCGCCTCTACAACATCAGATTGACGGATAGGGTCGCCCATTTGCAGCCCCGCAAACAGGGTTGCCAGCGAGTACCTAACAGATGCGTCTACGGTCGATGCCGCTTGCCCTCTTGTCGTAACTACCGTGGCCGAAATGTCTACTTGGATTGGGATCGATTCTTTGATCAAGACATCGGCGGCGAGATGTTTCATCCCATCGATAGTCTCTTGGGTAGTCGCAACGATTAGGTTGCTTGTGTATTTCACCGTAAAGTTCTCATCGTGCTTATAGCTGATGAGAACGGTGTCTCCATCCCCGATTTCTTGTCCTTCAATACGCTTGATCGCTATGGGAGTGGTTTGATCCCCTTCTATGATTGTGTAGTCGAAAACCCCAGACGGATCATAAGGGCCTCGGTATTCGGTCGCCCCGTCCTCAGATGTGACTTTAATGGTTAGATTGATCCCACCAAGGTTCGAGAGGTATTCGATATACTCCCCGACCAAAACATGAGACTCATCCTCCACCTCAATCAGTTCGCCCGTGGGTACAACAACATCTTCGCTGGCTTCCACAGGGGCAGTGACTTGAACGTAGTCCCCCGCTTCGGCAGAGAACCCCAAAGTAGTTGGGGGAGTCGCACGAGTAAGGGTGTACACACTGGGATCAAGCTCACCCGCAACTGTGCCCGTCATCGAAAGGATATCAGACACCGGCTGCCGCCCGAAAACATAGGCGGAACCCGTTCGGTAGCGATAATCCCCCAACACCACATCCCCGAAATCGACCGATGGCTGGTCAATATCTGTCGAAAGCGTGATGACGTTGTACGAAGAGATTTCTACATCAGTGAGGTCGAAGTATTCCCCCGTGGAAGCGTTTACTAACCCCAACTTAGGAACTTCATAGTTCAGCATTTCCATAAGCGGATTCTCAAGGGACAGATTGTCGTCAAGAACACGGAATGTCAGACTGTCTAAATGGACCAATTCAAACTGAACGTCCTGTTTCGTCTCGAAAGTGAACGCAAAAGTATCTGCTATGTTGGTGTCTGTGGTCCCTCGGACCCACACATCCACCTTTCCTCCCAAATGTTTATTGTAATCGGGATCAAAGTCCCGCCTCATCAGGTCATCCCCCGCAGCCACGCAAAGGGCTTCTTGCACCCCTGCGATTGAAGCAACCGCTTGGTAGTAGCCTCGTTTTGTGCCTGTATCGATTGAGGCTATTTTTACGAGAGTTCGATTTGCCAGAACACCATTTGATTCGCCCGAAGCCCCCCCATAAGTGGGGGCATCATTAGTCACAGAAAGCCCTTGGATTGGAGTGGTGCTAAGTTCACCGGAATTTAGGTTCCCGCCCTCTCCGGTATTCAAAGCGACGACCCCCACCTTGACGGAATACCGCTTAGTGGTGGGGTCGTAGTACGAAGAGGCATCCTCATAAGGGATAGAAGCGGAAGATGTTGTTAAAAAGGTTGTAGAACCCCCCTTCACTCTTGATCCCAATGGGATGAATAGGGTTGTGAGCACTTCAGATGTATAAAAAGTGGCTTCGCCCCTTGCTTTCAACCCGCTCCTTCGAGCGACCCCATAATTTGCTGCCATCTTATCAAAACACCCGTCGATCAGCGGCTGCACTGCTTCGGGCGATCCGAAATGGAAAGCGTTTGCTAATGCGGTTTTATATGGGGACTCCGACGCTTGGATGCTGGAACCAACTCCAAAAGGGTCATCGATTTCCAGCAAGGTATGAAAAGACGAGGATCGGTGAAGAAAGTCCACCAACATTCGGATTCGTTGAGCTTCGCTAATGTAGGGGTCAACAATCACATCCCGCAAAATGGTCCCCGGATGAAAAGAGACATCTGGGTTCGCTAAATAGATGTTCGCCGCCACATCAGACAGAAGCATCTCTTTAGTGACGGTGGGGATAAGTCCTGATTGAGCAAGAACGGGCTGTGGTTTGGCTTCCACTTCAACGGAATATGCGGACTCATATTCAACCCCGTTCGGGTCCATATAGACCGATGTCGCCACATAATAGAGAGGATCAGCATCTTCCGTAGCGAGAAAGTCATTGTTAGAAATCGTTGCGGGCGTGTTGTTTGGGCCGCCTGTGCGGGAATGGGCAAAAGAGTAGTTATTCGTTCGTGTGTACTTCTCCACTTTCATCTGCAACCGCAGCTTATCCATGAGGTCGTCTACAACCATGACCTCATCCACTTCTCGTGAAATCACCTCTTGTGTTCCAAAATCTGCTTGTTGTGCGATGATTTGAAGCACCTGAGGAGACTTCAAAAGATTTCCGTCCTCATCTCGTGTGACTTCCATGTCCACATCCATTGAGGCCAATTCGGTTCCATAGCGGTTAACTTCGGGAAGGGTCACCAAGTTCAAGTTGATCTTTGTGTACCCCGCATCTCCACCCCCCGAAACGGTTGAGCAGTAAAAGTTGTAGCCAAGCAACCCTGTGCGATCCTCTGGCCCTTCAACCAAAACTCTTACAAAAGCCTGATAAGACTCGACTCTGACACCACTTGGGGGAGGAGGAGGCTCTCGGAGGGTGTCGGGGCCAACTAATATTAGATTGATTTCCCCAAGATCCGAATGCTGACCCTTTAGGTTAGTGGCCCGCACAATAACCGTATTGTCGCCGGGAAATAGATCCAACCCTCCAATATAGGCTTCTGGGTTGGGGACTACGAAACCACCCTTCGTAAAGGAGATCAGGTCGGGGCTTGATACGAAGGCTTTCCCTCGAACGGAAACTTCTAAGTCAACTGTGTTCTCTTCATCGTAGGTTCCAGTGATGAAACGGCTTTCAACAGTTGTTGAAAGAGCCGTCTTAGATAGATACTGGCCGTTCGGCATTAGAAAATAGATGGCCATTTAGAAACTCCCCATCGAATTGACTACCACACCATCCCTACGAACTAATGCGGATGCGCCCGGTGCCGTATAAACAATACTTATTGTCACGGGGGCACCCGAATAGTTTTGAACTACGACATTACACAAGTAAGTAGTGGGGTCTTTTCGGTGCTGCTGCACTCGAACATCCACCACTCGATACAACCGCTCTTTCGTAGTCACGCTTTGGTATTTCGCTTGTTGGGCTTGGATATCCTTATGGGTCTCCAACACTCGGTTGATCTCATCCGAAATTACACCCCCAACAGAAGCGTTGCCCTTTTTACCGACCATCTTCATGATCTGAGAGCCATACCAACGGTGCTGAAGGTTTGACCCTAAATCTGTAAGCAGAGCCTTTAAGCAGGATTGATACAGATGATCCTCATCTCGAATCATTTGAAAATGGCCCGCCGCATCCACTCGAACATCATTCTCAACTCTCGTTGCCATACATCTGCGACACCGATTAGCTTCCGTTGTGTAAGTCACCTCAAAACGGTTGTTATTCCGCTGTTTTACGGGATAGAAAAACCGAGGATAAGATACTGTCATGTACCCGTCTCGAAGCCCGATACCCCACGGGGGGGCGATTTCTTGCCCCGAACTGGCCCGCTGACCACTAAAACCTAAGGTCTCTAAAGACGATCCCGAAAGGGAGATTCGGCTTCCAACACCAAGCTGGAGACGATCCTCAAACAAAAGACGACCCCCTTCGTCGGACACCACCACCCCACCAAATAGCTTGCCTAAAGTATGGGCGAGATCCTTCGTCGTATGTAGCCCAACATCCAGTTCGACTTCCTTAGTCATGCCCATGTAGGTAATCCCAAACACTCTCGCATCTGGATAGACCCGATAGGCCCCTGGAGCACCTGCGAGCAATCTTGCGGGTGTTTGTAGCCCTTCTGGTGGGATCTCTCGGTCATTCATATAAACCTTCACACCCCCCACCACTGTATGTGAGGTCTGGAGAGTCACCCCGTCTGATGAGAGCAGCACTGGCTCTCGAATCATCTCATGGGGGCAAGCAAAGGCTAATTGAAATTCAATGGACATACACTTCCTCTGTCTGACCATAGGAAGCTATAGAGAAACCAACCAATCACTCGTCATCGTCCACGGGTGGGGCGGCCAGATTGTTGATCACCTCAATCCTGTTTTCCCCTTCCAGCCTCATCCATGGGGTTGTCCCACCTACCCAATCTTCACTTCCATCCTGTCGATCCAACATCAGGAAGTCATAGTGGCCTTCCTTGTAACTCTCTGGATTCGCCCTTCCGATGATGGGAATGTCCTCCTCATCCACATCGAAAAGGATGCGGTCCAAAATATTTATGTGGTGTTGTAACGTATAGGCACTGGCCCACTCTTGTGGGAGCGGCAACCCCTCAAGCAGGTTTGCAAGGCAGGACTTCAATCGGACCTTCCTCTCGTTTCGTAGCTGCTCCGCCAAGTCCATCAACTTCACGATCCGCCACTCTAAATTTTGCCTTTTTTCACGAATCGCCTGAGATGCCCAAGCACGGGAATTCACAACATGCTCCGCTACGATTTCGGCTTTATCCCAAACCATCACCTTCCCAATACGGAGTCGGGGGTTCTTGCCGTAAATGATCTCCCCACCAGTATCGAATCCCGCACCAGGGTTTTGACGAGTCCTTACTGTGATCAGCCCTCCGTAGGGTTCAAGATATTTCATCGTAACGGCCCCCTCATCGTCTTCCTCGAAAACCACCCCGTTTTCGGGATCAAGGAACAAGGAGATATCAAAAGGGTTCCCACCTTGAGCGATATACGCTCTCATAAGTTTTGCTAAAGTGGATTTTGGTGGAAAGGCCGCTACACCGATTCGAGTTTCCGTAGCGTGAATATCCTCAGTGTCTTTTTCCCAAAGCATAACAATGGAACCAATGCGATTGATCTCTTGAGTACACTGCTCCAAGTGTTGGTCTACATTACGGAGTTCTTGGAGAAGAAATCGGCGTAGAGCAATCCAATCGCCCATCCGAAACACACCAAGCCAACTGAAAGAAGCCATTTGCTAAACCCCTTCATCGGCTAAGAGTGCCGCCGCATCAATTTCTTCTTCTCCACCGCCGCCCCCTTCAGAAGACTCCTTCGCAGCAATGATCGCTTTGATTAGATCCAGAATAACCAGAGGCAACCCGCCAGCCACCACAACGGCACCATGACCAACTTCTTCGGGGCCGCCATCAGGCTTGCTTTCCGCTGTCATAAACTCGCTGATCAAGCCTTGGGTTCCCGCCCCCGTTACAACCAACATCTGAAAATCAGCGGAAATCTTGAAGTCTGAAAGCATCCGAAGGATGCCCTGAATCCGTCGAATCAACTGCTGAATCTGCATGATCCGAGACTCAATCATCTTAATGTAGTTCAAAATCTGCTGAATGATTGCCAATAAGCCTTCTCGAAGCCCTTTTAGAAACTGTAATAGCTTCTCAATGAACTCCTCCACAGGCTGTAAGAAGGTGTCCAAGGGTCTTATTACGATCCACTTCCCCTCGGAAGATAGGCGAGTAGCAACATTAAGTACGGTCAACGCTGAATTAAGGACATCTTTACTAAAAAGGTTTCGGGCGGGGATCGCAACAGCGTTGCCTTCTCTAAACTTTGTGACCCACTGCTCATCGTTTAGCTTCGCCATGTCAGCACGGGACATCGCAGTTTTTTTCATCCCCACAAACACGGGGACATTGTCCATATTAGCGTCAAGCTGTTGGATAGAATAAGTTGCAGCTTGAATCCCCAGAAAAGCATCGGTCGCCCACCGTGGGTTACAGCCGTCAAGCGCACTCTTGAAATTCCAACACCAAGCCAATCGCATCATATGTACGCCAGGGGTAGCCTCCGAGAAGGTGTTGAACCGATTACAGTGCTCATAAATCGTGAGCTTTTTGGCTTCTTCAACGGCGAACATATATCCAGGTTCGGGCACCCCACTACCGATACTTTTACTGACGTCGCTCCCATCAGCCGTAAAGAGTGAGGTGCCGTTAAATTCTAACATTTCCATAGGAAACAGGAGGGCAGATGAATGTTGTTCAACTAAACCCTCGAAAACAGCTTCGGGGATGCCACTCGACATCCGAGTAAACTCTTCCGCTATCGCATTAGCTGCGACCGCAAGTTTCGTTCTGGACTCAATACCGGGTGACCAATCGGACCATGGTGCAATACCCCCAAGGGCTTTGTTTAACTTGCCCGCAAGCGGTAGGAAGTTCGTGACTGCCTGTCCAAAGGGAGCCTCCTTTTGCGACTCAGCGTCCAAATCCCCTCGGCATAAAAGAGCGATGACGGCAGCGTTCTGCACCATCTGCATGAATTTCTTCTTTGCATCAGACGGGAAGCTGATCTTGATCTCTTGAGAGCTTCGACTCCGAGAAGCGGGTTCGGGCCAAACCCTGCACGTCACAGGCTTGGCGGGGTTAGCGATGTTGATGATCTCGAAGCCAGATTGCCCCTCGTTCTTTTCTTCATCTCCCATCCACTTAGGGGCACCATCATGGCCCACACCTTCACCACCAGAAGCTATCGAAACCCAAACATCACGGGCTGGCTCATCCTCAGGGGTCGGTTTCCCCGACGCAACACTCTTGATTGCATAAGGCATCTCTTCTTGAACGAGCTTGAACTTGTACTCAGGGAAAAAGAACCGAGTCGCAGCGTTCATGTGAATGACATGCTGCTTTTGTCCAATTGGACCGCCTTGGGATGCCTCTGCCTTGATCAACTCGTTTAGATAGACAGGCTCTTTGTCTTGTGGGCCTTTCACCAACCAAACACCCTGCTGGCCAGGGCCCGCAGGGGTGGTCACTGGCCCGTTGCCTGTTCCTAAATATTGCTTGTCCTTCACCAGACAGGCGGAACCCCCAAAGATCCTCAAAGGCCCGCCACCAACCTCAATCGGAGCTTGAATAAAGCCGTTCTCCTTCTTACCAGCGGGTCCGGTGCCTCCCGCTTGCGGTCTGGAATATCCAGGCCACCACCCTCCAGGAAAGGTTGAGATTTCTACAATGCAACATTCAGGGGGGAGTGGGGTAAGGGGCATCGAATAAGGTTTAGCGGGTGAGGCCGAAAACCCCCAAGTCAGGTTAGCCCTTGTTGGCGGGCTGTCGGGGGATTCCCAATGGTCCTTCAAATTCCCCCCGAATCCGAACTCGGATACGAACTCATACTTCACATCGGCAGGGGTTTGGAGGAACTTGCCTCCACCCACATTGGAGAAAAACTTTACCAGCCCCATAATCGCATTGTAGGCTTTTATGAGGTCTGAATAATCAACTCCCATGTAGAAAAAGAGACCGAGAACGCCAGAAGCGGTACTGAAATCAGGGCGGGAAGGGTCGGTGCTGTCGATCAGCCAGTTAAAGGCTCTGGCCTCAAACGCCCCGTAGCCCCCCTCCAGTTCCTGAAGGGCTGCTTTCCAATCCGATGCGTTAACCCAAGTGTCCCAATCTCCTCGGAGATACAGGCCCGCTTTCCTCAGGTCGTTAGCGAGACTTTCAACGAGCGCAATAAGCGCATCTAAAATAGCGAGCATTGGAGACAGCAAACCGAGAACGAAAACCTTACAAATCTCGATAATGATCAATACGATATCTAAGAACACCACAAGGAGTTCTAAAGTATCGTTGATAGCCGTAATGATCGGCTCTAAAAAGGGTGGGGGAACTTCAATCGAGGCCCCGCCCCATTTGGCTGCCTCCTCTGCCATTTAGATGCCGCCCCCATGCTTGATCTTCTTGATCTTCATGTGAAGGTCTTGGACAAGTGCTCGATCTTTCTGAAGCTGCATCTCTAATAGCTTTTGCACCTCAGTCATCATTTGAGCACCGTCTTTCATGTACTCCAACTCATCTGCACCAATGTCTCTGGTTATGTCCAACTTTCCCGAAGTCATGCCTTCTCGCAAGACTTTCAACTCAACCAGTTTCGCCCGAAGCACTTCCACCGTTTCATTGTGTTCGGTTTCTAAAGCCTCTCGGACTGCTTTTGCTTTATCTTTTGCTTCTTGATCACTCATATCAACCTCCCATTGATTCCTGTAAACGCCGCATACGCTCTCGTTCAATGAGGCGTTCAACAAGCTGCGCTTTCCAATTACGAATATTAGCCAAAGTACCGTCAGTTTTAGTTGTCCGAAGGAAAAGCCACGCCAACCGCTTCTGTCGAATACGGTCTGTCTTATCCAAAATCTGATCGATTCGTCCTAACAACAACGGAAACCCATCCTCCTCTGAGAACTTCGTATAGAAGGGATCTGGAGTATCGTTAGGGGGATGTTCAATATCGAGAAGGATATCCTCCAAGATTACCCGTCGATCCAACGCCGATAAGCAATCGGAATCATTCAGGAAAGGGGCATACTGGTATTGGCCCGCCAAACCGTACAAGAAGTTGTTTCGAGGAACCCCCAACCCTGTGTCTGGGATCGTCGGGTCACCTAAATCAAAGGAGTGTCGCTCGTTTTGGAAATCCCAATACGTCCCACTCTTGTCTCCCCGCATGGCCCCCTCGAAGTTTTCCATAAGAGACAGAATCCGCTCACGGTGGAACAAAATCATCTCTACCGTGTCATCTTTCAGGAACTTCGTGGGTCGAATGACCTTGTACGAAAAGGGTCCAATCGAGAACGGGGTTTCCTTGAAGGAGTTGTGGGGAGGAACCCCTGTTTCACCCCCTGGCTCATCCCAAGCGGGGCCGCCATTCGCCCACAGTCCTTGATGGGGATCTTCTCCAGCGAACGCCGTGGGCCGTAGATCCCCTTGACCTTCTCGACCGTTTGCCGTCCCATCCAGCGGATCAATCTCTCCTGATAAGGAAGATGCGCTAATCGTTGGGTAAAGGGCGAAGAAATTAAGAGGGGTAGACCCGCCTCCGTGTAGCTTATCAATTGGATTTGGTTGGCCTGAAGACCCGATGAGTTCGGAAGCTCCGAGCCGATTTGGACTCACCTGCACCCGTGTTTCTTCGATCTTCTCGATCTTGTAATAGCCTCGGTTATCGTCAAGCTCGCCCGGATAACCTTTCTCGTAACCATCAGCTTCGCTGACTGCGGTGCCAATATCTCCAAAAGGCCGTAAGCCTTCTTCAACGGGGTCGGGCTGTTCTTGTGTGTTGTCCCAACCTTCCACTTCTCCGGCAGGGTCAATAAGGAGATAGTCCCCTTCCTCGATGCCTTCCGATTGGAAATTGATCTGGCCGTCCTCCAAGCCAGCATTTGTGTCCGTGAGAAAGTTTACGGACGCACCATATATGTCTGTATTGGGGTGTGGGGGATCGCCGGGTTCGGGAACGGGCAAGCTGGAAGCGTCCCACTTCACAATGCCGCCAGCGGCGGGGTAGCCGTTTTCGTCATTCCCCGGCCCAAGTGCCGCCCGCCGAGTCATGATGATCTCTTCGGTAGCCAACTCTAAAAGCTGTTCGTTGGACTGCTGGTGAGGCACAGGTGGCCTGAACAAGTAGATTTCAAGCTGGTCCCCCGCTATGGGATCGTCTCCCACAAACCCTGGCGGCCCGATCTGAATCTCTGTTCCTTGCAGCCAACCAGCCCCTATATCCTCCAAGGTGCCTTCGACCTTGCTGATTTCCCCCCAACCTCGAAGCTCCCCCGTGGTCGTGTTCATCACTCGCACAATGTCGCCAACATTGATGTTCACATCATCATCGGTAAGAGGCCCAAGCTGAGTTCCCCAACCTGTAATGTCTTCGGCATCGGGTGGGGGCTTCACTATCAACTTACCGAAGGTGTACCCCTGCGTATAAGAGACACACTCGGAACGGCGGGTTTCATAAGCGAAGCGTAAGCCCTTCATGGCATCCGATAGTGGGTCCAAAACATAGTTATGGAACCTACGGATGCGACGAACGGAGAACTGTACTCGTTCTACAAAGTGATCAAAGGGGTAATCTGGAACCGTGTCACCATCTTCATCAGCGATGAAGTCTAAGACAGTTCGTTCACCGACCTCATTCGGGTCAAGGCTTTCCTCTGTGGCTGGCACAGTGCCGTTATCATCACAAACAACTGAACGGGTCGCCCGACCTAAATCAAAGGTCGGCCTTGGGAAGTTGGGTTCAAGGAAAACCCCCGCCTCTGCCCAAAAGGTCGCATTGAATACCGTACCAGGGAGCAGACAGTTGAGACAGTTGTTTGCCACCGAAGCGGTGGGGTCGTTGATCCCAAATTCTCCACCAAGAGACAGAAACGAAATATCAATGTATGTGGGGATAGTCTCGTAGGCGGCCAGAGCGTTCTCGTCTTCTTGGAACTCTCCATGAACCCAACCCGTCGCAGGGGTCTTACCTACCAGAATATGTCCCTCTGGACCCTTATCGGGGTTGACCCCCATCCAATCGTGTTTGCGGATACGGGCACGGTTGTAAAGCCCGTCATAAGGCAACGGCGGTTCGTAATCCCCGTCTCCATGGGCGGTCCAAGTTTGGGTGTCCCCATAAGCCATATCTTCATTTTGAAGCTGAATATCTACGAACCCACGAATAGCTCGATGCTCTCGTAAGCCGTCTACGCCGAGATCGGTCGCCCTTGGGTTCGGGTCGTCGGGAAGCTCGCTCCAATCATGGCCTGACAGTCGAATATCGGGGTACTTGGTAGTGTTGGGGTGTTTGATATTGATTGGAAAGAACTTCGCTCCTGTGATGTTCTTTCCAACAGAAGCGATCACTAACTCTTTAGCGTCCTCGTAAGAAAGAACGGTGCCTCCCCCTCCTTTTGCCGTATCGAGATCAAGCGTAAAAGTTCCTGCCGCCGCATCAATCGCCGTGTATTCGCACCGAAGAACCGCTTCATCCAAGTCGGTCTGGTTCATACTGTCGGTGGGGTTTTCAAACAGGATGTAAAGGTAAGCCTCAAAAAGACCTACACCTCCGGGGTCTAACCAACTTGTTCCGTTCGTAGTGGGTGCGCCGTCAAAAGTTCGGAGACCTGAAACGGTAAGAATGTCGTTGGCCTCATCAAAAGCTGTGATAGCTGGAACACGAAGGTCCAACCACCCATCATTTGTGTTCCAATTAACTGTTTCTTCGGATGCTCGAACAGGTCGCATCGGGGCTTTTTGCCCGTTGATGGTTCCAGTTCCTTCCCAAGCGGGATCGGGATAAAACGTCCCCCCCGCTGGTGTCAGATTTTTCCCGTCCGAATGGTTTTGGGGGTCGAGGCCGTAGCGCACCAAATAGGTGCCGACTTTAGTAGAGGCGTACTCTCCTGGCCCTGTTTGAATGTAAACCACATCTCCCGCTTCCACTTCGGGGCACTTGAAGGAGCACTCATCGGGATCGTTCAGATATGGCATAGTTTCATCCATACTGTACGTTGAGATACGATTCGGGAACGAGCTTGAACCCGTTAACGGGTCTGCGTCTGCGTCTTGGTGCCAGAGCATGTCCCCATATCTTCCTTCGGGCAGATTGGGGGGGATCACCAGCGAGGTTGGTGTCAGGTCAGAGGACGGGATCGCCGCTGTCTTGGCCGCTTCTGTGAAGGTGATTGGGACATTCCCGTGGGCTTCAAAGCCCATCACTCTCAAGACCCCATAACCAGTTCGCCAATAGCCCACACCGTCAATCGTAGGGGGTTCCTCTCCAGCAGGTATGTTGTCGGGATCGATATCCGTCATCCAATCGTGTCGAGGAAGGAAGGTGAACGGAACGCCCCCATTAACATGCGCCATGTCGTTTACGTTGAGGGGGATCTCTACTGGCAATCCTATCCAGTTGAAGTAATCGGAGTCGGTTTCAATCGCTTGCCCCGTGACCTTGGAGACGTTCAGATCCATTTCCAAGTTGATCTCGGAAATCGGATGGGTGGTGCCTCGAACTTTCCCGTTACGGACATCCACAGGGCAGGTGAAGGTCAGACGGTCTGAATCAATGTACGCATTGACTCCATCGATAACCTCCACGCTCATAAGCACTTCCTCATAAGCGTCGGCAAAATCGCTCACAATGGCGGGGGAGTGATCAATAATATCCCCTTCCCACACCTCGGCATGGCCCCATGTGTAGCGTTCACGAGGGATAAAGGGGGCAATACTTGGGTCTCCCGAACCATCGTTGATTTCATACGGAAGGTTGTCCGTCAGGTCGATATGGACAAACCTCGTCCAATCGAACCATGAACTCACGGCGTTGGGATCATGGTCAGGATTAGCCAACCCTTCGTCGGGGTGGCCTGGAGGGAACGGGTCTGAATACTGTTCGGGAGCTTCGGGGTGGTAGGTCCGAATCACCATCACCGCACTCGGAGAGTCGTTGGTGGTGTACAGCCATTGTTCGTGCAGGGTTCCACCTACCCCATCGGGTGTTTGGATATACCCGATGGGGGAGCCGTCTATTTCAAGTTGGAACACATGCGCTGCACCTGCCCCGCCCATAAGTTCGGGATCGTCTCCCATCGTGACTTTGACGACATCGAGCGTAAGGAGCACGGAGCCGTCTCCCGCAAGCGCATCGGGTTCGTAAGAGTAAGTGATTGGCGGGCCGGGATCTTCGATCAAAGTCGCCCGTTGTAGAAGCTGGAAGGTCAGCTTGGTTCCGACTTCTGCTTGTGCAAGAAGGTCATTCAACCCCCCTGTAGCAACATCATATCCGGGCGTACCGCTGGAAGGATCGTAGTAGCCACTTCCAAACGGAGTGGTGTCGTTCGCCGCCCCGTCATCTACATTGAAGCCGATGATCTCGAACTCAAGCCTTGTCTCGGTGTATCCCTGCTCATGGGGGAAAAGAGGGTCCGAACCATTTACAACGGTCTCTCGAACCCGAAGCCCCGACTCCACATAAATAGCGTCCGACTCGAAGTTCCCCATCGTCGCCATGGCCCGATTGATTTCATAGTTGATCGGGGTTTCAGGCTTCGACCGAGTAACGAATCGAGGGACCGAGATAACGGAATACCTGTCTGGCTCTTCTCCATGAACGGTGTAGCCGCCTACAGACAAGAACCCTTGGACCCCTGCTGGTGCAGGGAGTGGAGCACCTTGATCTGTTTCAATAAGGACCAAATCTCCCGCTCGGAGATCCCCCAACCCACTACCATCCTCGTAAGTACCACCCACAGGGGCAGCGTCAGCCTCTAACTTCAACCCTGACCCGTCTGCTTCTGCAAGAGGGAAAGCCGTGTTGAAAATCTCATCGGGATAAACAGACTTCCACACATGGGGGAGTGGGGTGAAAGTGCTGTCCTGCTGCATAATGGCGATAACGCTCGCCATAGCCTCCCTGAGCCGCACCAACTCTGTGTTGGTAGACTTCATATAGGGGAGGGTGTAATCCCCGCTGTCGTCCCGTGTCTCGCCTTTGAGGGCGGGGATCGCAAGGGGGGTCAAGCTGGAATTATAGAAATCCGCATCCCCCTCAATACGTTGATGTGGGTTCGGCCCGTGTTGCCCAAACATCTCGTGTATTCCGAGCATTGGAGTGGACCATTCAGGGAAAGTAAGGTCTCGAATCCGCCCGCTTCCTGAAACAGTGTAATCAAAGCCTTCTCGGTAGGTGGGTAGGCTGGAAGCGTATGCTCCCAAGTCACTAAATGAGGGATCGTCGGGGTCTACGCCTTCCGTTGAAACCCCGTCTCCGACCAGCATGACCAAAGTATCAGAATGGGCCAGCGTGATTGGCTCCTCGTTGTTAGCGGGATCAATGATCATGTTGGGATTGGTGATGATGTCCCCTGAAGCAAAGGTCATCACGCAGCCCTTGATGATTTCTCCAACGAAGAGTTCCTTGAACTCCTCGTTCGGACCCCACCCAGTCTTTTCGTTGTATTTCGGAACCACCATATCGCCATTCGGGTGTCCGAATTGGAGCCTCATACCAACGGCCCATGGTGGAACATGATCTTCCCAGTTACCCGTATTCAGGTCGGGCAATCCGTTTTCAGGGTCGGTGGTGGCAAACGAAGCTATGTTGGGCCAGCCCTCCTTTAGGGGGAAATCGGGCAAATCCACCACACTGGCGATTACGGCGGGGCGGGGGATCTCGGAAAAGGAATTTGGGTCTGCAACCCCACCATCAAACAACTCCTCGTCCAGTTCGGGGAACCCGATAATACTGTATCGAAACACCCGTGCTCGTGCGGTTCGTGGCCGCATGGTGGTGTCCGTAACATTTGTAATGGGGCCAATAACAGGGTTCTCCACTTGACCGATAGTCGATAGGAAAGTGCTTCGGAGTTTCCAATCCATGATCTTGAGGAAAGAATATGTCCCAAAGTCCATATTCTTAGGGTCAGCCCCTAATCCCGGATAGGTGGTGGTGAAGTAATTAGCCTTATTCGGGAAGATGCGAGAAAGATAATGCGTCTCCTCCATCGAACGAATCCGACCCTTGATCTCAATCTGAGGCCAACCAGGAAAACGCCATCGGATACCTGAGACCCTAAAACCAATCACTACTCGGTCGTCCACATCGTTTTTGATGTATTCCATCTGATTGTCGATCAGCAGTTCTCGCCAATCGGAAGATGGCATTACCCCATCCAACTCTTCGGCAGAGTCGATGGAGAAATCTGTCGGGTCCACAATCAAATCATCTTCGTCTACGATGACATCTGTATCCGGGGGCATAAACCTCAAGAAGGCTCGCCCATACGCATAACGAGGGTTCAATTTCCCTGAAACAGGGTTGGTGAAGCCAGGGGGTGTGTATTCCAGCCCCTCTCCAACCCAAAAACGGAACTTACCGTCTCGATCTCCAACGATTCGGCCCGTAGCGGCCTCGCTGATCTGTTCAAACCCAACGCAAACTTCATTGAAGAAGCTCAGATAGGCACGGGCTGCCCGATCAGTGTCATACAAATGATCTTGTTCAACCTTGATCCCAACCCGACCGTTCTCCCAGTTCTTATCTCCACCAACAGCAAGCGTAGAGCCGTAAGAACTTTGCTTGGCGGCGGCCTTCTTGATGATTTCTGTTGCCGCTTCGCCCGCAAAATCCAACAGTGGGATGGCTCGGTAATAGAACGAGTCTGGTGTGTGATAGGAATACGTCCCCATCAGCAGGTTCCCCAACAAACCGTTGCCTTCAGATGGGGCAACCTCGTGAAGGTATCGAAGATTGAAAGTGGGGAACTGAGGGTAGCCCTCGACCATTTTAGGCTTCACTACTCGGATTCTAATCCTACGGAAAGTTAGCCGTTGGTCGCTCTGAATGTACTGTTGGATTGGGTACTGGAAATCGATATCCCCTGTTTGGGGATCAGCGATATAGTCTTGGAACGGGGTCATTGTGCGACCTGGAAGGGTCGTCCCAAACTTATCGACCTCTCCCCACAAAACGACATCGGTCTCTTCGGATGCCAAAAAGGGCCTTCCAAAACCTAAATACGTCGTATCGTCAGGGGGGTAGATGGGTCGGGTGCTGACCAACACTTCATCGTCCCCGTACAAAATGCCCTTAGGAAGGGGTGGGGTGATGGAAACGGTTGTCCTTGTGCCGTCCTCGGACAGTGCCAACCCTGTAATCGTATGGGGAGAGCCGCCGATCTCAATCAAGAAGCCTTGGCCCAACGCCTCGATCAAGTTCGCAAAGAAAATAACCTCTCCCCGTGTTTTCGGGGTTGGCTCAAAACCTACGTTGGAGGGTTCGGGTTCATCGGGGTTTCCGAAAACAAGCCGTTCCCCTATCGGAACCAGAAACCCGTGTGGTGAAGAAGCTGTGTTACCCCAAAGGTTCCCACTTGGGTCTTCGGAGATCACCACGGGATCAGAAGGATCTACCTCTCTTGCTACAGGCCATTCCGTAATCAGGCTTAGAACATCATTTCCAGGTGCTCTGGACCCTGCTCCCGACGATGGGCTTTCAGGATAAAACGTAACTGTGGTTAGGTCTGTTTCCGCATCGTAGGCGACCGCTTTCAAGTAAAAGAGAAACGACCCAAGACGCATCAGTTGGCCGGGGTGTAGATCCGCACTCCGATCTTCTAAAAGCTCAAATGAGGATACCTTTCCATCAAGGAAAAACGGTGGGCGGTACACGGGAGGTGCCGAAACCGTATAAACCGACTCTCCCCCAAAGGCTTCAAGCACCGCATAAGTAATCGTGACCTTACGGCCAGCCAAAGTAGCGGCATATGTCCCATCCCAAACAGGAGTCGTCTCAATTATGGGGGAGTCAGGGTCTAAGGGGTCGGACAGCACAGCTTCAGGAAGGTCGGGTACATCGTATTCAAGTGTGATCTCATTCGTTTCGTAATCGACCGACGCTATGATCGGCCCATATTCTGAGGCCATCTCTGGACCCACATAGATAATAGGCTCAATGTCCTGACGGACTGTTCGCCCTGTCGGATTGAACTTGAAGGTGGTGTTATTGACCTTCTCACATTCTTCGGCTCGAACATGCAGCGGTAGGAACTCGACGATTTCTGGCAGGATGTTGTCGTCGTCATCTTTTAGAAGCTCTCCCGCCGCATTTGTCGTCTGATAGGTGGCTTCCACAATTTGCCACTCAAGCAACTGCTCTCGGAACATGAAAGCACCAGCCATCGGATTGAGAAACACATCGGTTTGATCCTCTGTGACCATCCGAGAATCCCAATACACTTGCTCACCCATATTGTTCGCAATATCGATCTCGCTAAGAGCAATCGTGCCGTCAACCGAGTTCACCTCGGCTTTCCCCGCTTCCAACAGTTCGGGAGGGAAAAGAGTCTCTTCGTAAATGACGATTGCTTGACCATAATCGTCAAGAATCTGACTGCTGAACTTTAGCTCACGAGTATCTGCTGTAATTTCAACCCCTGTGGGGTCTTCACTGAAATCATCGCTTGTCGGAACTTCGACAAGCTCATCCGAAGCAATAAGAAGCGTGGCGATCCGAAGCCGATAATCCCCCGAAGCAAGATGGGTGTCGTCAGGGATATGGTTGGAAGTCAGAAACAAGGAAGCGTTCGCCAAAAGTCCTAACTCGGTAGTTTCCAACCACCGCACTGCGGCCCTTGGCGCAAAGTAAGATAGCCCGTCTACTTCGGATTCGATCAAAGTGTGGTGCAGCCCAAAACGAATCCGAACTCGTCGTTCACGAGCCAAGTCTTGACTCACATTCGCTATTAAAGCGTCAGTCCCGATCACCCCAACAGGAGATAGTAGGTGAATCTGAAACGTCTCTCGTGGCATGTGATTGAAGCGTTTGTAGACATAATCAACACTCAATTGATCGTCGATCTCATCGGGGGTTCGTAACGAGTAGACCTCCCACGAAACCACCCCATCTGAATCCGATGGGAAATTGGGCCACACGGTAAGAGTGTCCTCGTCAAACGCCTCGATCAAATAGGAGCCGACAGAATCCCCTGTGAGGACTTTCAGGCGGGCACCAATGGCAATGTCAGGGATAGCGTTGAAGCCAACCCCCTCAGGCCCCGCTGAGTCGTCTGTGAACACATTCCCACCCTCATCGAAGGTGCCTTTCGCCCCCAAGGATAGAAGTGCTCCGATCTCCTGAATCAGGATAGCGTTCCCTGTCGCCCCTTCTTGGGGAAACAAGTAATCTTCTCCGTCTGTTTGATACTTATATCCGTCCGTACCGGGATCACGGCTTAAGAAGAAGCCTTTGAGGGCGGGATGTAGGCTTTCGGGAACAACCCCTTGAACCCCGAAGCTGATTGTAGATACGGGGGTCTTGGTTTGAAACGCTACCGCCCTACTCCCCAACCAAACAAAGCGACCGATCCCAAACTGGTGGAGGATATCCTCCATGTGGACAAGACTTCGCTGGTATGGACCATCAAAAATCTCAAAGAAAACCCCTTCATCAACACCAGCCACATCTTCCAGCGGGGCTTGTTGAAGGAACATATAGGGGGAGCCACCAACATCCCCCAAATAAAGGCTTTCAATGCGGTTCGTGGCCCGAAAGTCGGGAGTTCCGTCATCGTTCCCCTTATTGAAAGGGGTTCTTTTGAAGCCGATGCAACCCCCGGTATCTGGTAGCCAGTTCAAGTCTAATGAGGTGCCAGCCAAATTGACATCTGTAAGGGGGTAGGATGTCTTCCAGAAGGGGTTGAAGCCTAAAGCCGCACACCCTGAAAAGTCCTTCTCTCCGTCCACCCCTGGAAGGATCTCAATCATCCCCTCACCCGAAGTGGCCGTTAGGAAAAGACGGTTTCCGATGTAGCCAGCTTCGTAGCCGCTGCCGTCCAGAATAAGGTTGATGCTTTCGGAGACTTCCTTCGCCGTATATGTGTCGGGATCAACCGTCACTTCTTCTGTAAGTGAGAGAGCTTCCCAGATTTTGTAATGACTTCCCCCAACAACTAACTGCAAAACCTCGTCACCACGAAGAGCGTAGGGTCCATCTTTCCGAGAAAACATGCGGATATCGGACGCATAAAAGGCTGGCGTAAAGTCTGTGTTTTGGAAGTAAAGTGGCAACCCCTGTCGCTCATCTTGGTTAGGGGCTGACCGATTGAATACAAGGGGTGAAGTCTCCGCCCCACCATGATTAGAGGAGCCATAAGTAGTGTAAACCTGAGTCAGGCTTGGGCCAAAAACCCCATCCAAGTCATCGGGGTCTTTTTTGACCACCAAATCCTCAAAAGCCTTATTGGGGTTGAATAGGAAAGTGTCTCCAACCCCCCGACACTTCCGAACTACGCCTGACTTCCCCGGCCTTCGTCCAACGACCTGACTAAAATTAGGCTCTCGCCCTGTCTTGTCCTCTTCGATCCTTATTCCAGAAACACCAAGGCCGGGAACTGGAATCGCTACGGGAGCGTTATACCCATCAGACTCCGTAAACTCATCGGTCACAAGTGCGGGAGCCTTTAACGGTTGGGCAACTCGGCACATAGCAACGCCGTCGTAGTAAAGGGTAGCCCCTGACCACAAAGGCTCAAAATCATCGTTTGGGGCATCCACCTCCCCCATATCCGCTTTTGTTATGTCAGCGGCACTCAACTTGATTTGACCTGTCGTCAAAGACACGCCAACTTGACCCGTGTTGATAATCGAATCGCCCAACTGCTGATCGTTATCCGCAAACTGAACGTCCAACCACTGTCGATTTCCGATCTTCAGTAGGGGTCTTTCTGTAGAACTTGGGATCGGAGAAATGAATAGAGGTTCGAGATCCGTGCCAAGGATCTTCCCCACTTCACCTTCAGACTCCGACTCGAAGATATCTTGTATGTACCAAATAGTCTGGCCCGCATACTGAGCAAAGACTCCTGGGTGCCACTGAATAATGCCGTTCTTGTCCCCAACGATCCCAACGGGAGCGGGGTCAAGCACAGAAAAGTCGTAGGTGGCATCATCAATAATGCTGTCAGGTACAACCAAGATCCCACGGAAACCAATCGTGCCTGCCTCATCGTCCCCTAAAGGGATTGATCCAGCATCAGGACGAACCCCTAAGCGCACCATGGCTACGGAATCAGGGATTTGTGTGCCGACTAAGTAATCCCCGACAACCAGATTCTTTGGTCGAGGGGCTAACTGAGTTGTGGCTTTTTCAGCGTCCAATCGGCCCAAATTCTTGATGGGGCCGCCCTTGTAGGGTGCCCAACGCTGATCTTTCCCGCTAAACCCAAAACGAGTTTGAGAAGGGTCATTGCGAGTCCACCAAAACTTAGGGGGGGACAGATAATAACCAACCTCTGTGACCCGATCTCCTCGTTTATGGCTCAACCCCGCCACAGAGTTCTCAGTTGGACTCAGCACACCCCGATTGAAGACGGTGTCCTCAACATAGATCACGCCAGAGTTGGGGGCGGGGCAAGAAATGTTGCCATCGGCTACCGAAAGGGTCACATCATCCCAATCGTCTGACCAATCCCCTCTACGGACGTTGATATAAGCCACCCCTGATATGGTTCGGCCACCGTCATCTGTCAAAATGACTCGGCTGCTGGCCGTCAAAGGAGCTAAAACCTGCGCCACTACCTCTAAGGCTTCAGGAACAACCTCTCCCTCTGGCATATAGAGTTCAAACGGCTCTGTAAGGGTCAGACTGTCAATGTCCAACACCTCCGCCACAGTTACGGCGTATTCAGTCCCAAAGGAATCCTCAAAAATAATGGTGGCATCAGTGCTCAGTTCAGAAACAAAATTTGTCCCAAGCCCTGTCACCAAAGTCGAGTCGTTCATAAACGCTACGATGCCCGTCAAGAACACGGGAAGAGTATCGTCCTCATCGAGACTGTTACAGGACTCAGACCCGTTTACAGGTATCCTACAAGAGCCTTGGGTCACCACGAAGTCGCCACCCTCAACCGTAGCGACACTCCCTGTGGTAGCGGCGAATACCAAGTATTCCTCTAATTCGCCCTCATTCCCCATAAGAACTGAAGAACGGTACTGATCGACACAAGGATGGGTTGGGTGATCTCCCCAAGCAGTTCGGAAGCCTTCGGAATACCCAAACCCAATGGGAGTGTGAGGTTCCGTTCCGTCAGAGAGCTTCTTAATGTCGAAATCGACACCCCCCCGTGGTGCCCCCGTTTTGGGGTCATTCGAGGGGGCTACTCTTGGCCCTCTAAGTACGTGTCCATCAAAATTGCTCAAACCACTACACCATCAAGAAATCATGTTGCTTGGACTTGATCCCGCCGCCACAGCGGGAGCGGGAGTCACGGGGGAGATTGCACCTGTCCCAAACCCTAAGGCAAGGTTCAAAGCAATCCCATTTCCAATACCTGTTGCTAACATGGGTAACAATACCCCCTTCATACCCACGGCCTTGAATCCGCTCTGAATCGACTTGATTAATTTAGGTGAATTAGACACCACCACCTTAGCAATATCGGCCCCACCTGAAACACCTGCAACCGACCCCCTGTAATATGCGCTTTGATTTATAGTGTTCGAGAACCCGATAGAGATCGCAGTCGCCATCTCCACCATCTTGACCCCCTTTAGGCCAGCAGCAAGGCAAGCCCCTATCACCACTGGCGGTGCCGGGGGGCAAATTACCTTACCGCTCGATATCATCCCCGCACCCGCTGGCCCTACTGGACAAACACCGACCAGCATCGCATTAGAGGTTTGGGCATTGATCCAGTTCTGAACCCCCATCCCAATCCCATTGGTCATCATCAACCAACCCGGAGCCGTGGACTTGAAACTGCTTGCTGAACGAATGTTTTGAGCAAGCGACACCCCAATAACAGGCATAGCAGCCTCCTTTATACGAAACGCATCCCGTAGGCCGCTGTCGTAATCATCTTGTACTTCAACCCTGTAATCGGACAAAGGGAGCCGCCCGTAACAGGGCTGCCTGGAGCCGCTGCATTAGCCGCTGCCGTGAAGGTAAACAAACAAGCGTTCGCATCATGTTTACCTACCGTATCTGTACTGTACCCTGTCAGGCCCGTCAGGGACATGGCCGCCAACTGCGCTTTGTGGGAGATCCCACCAACCAAAGTCGAATTCGTATAACCGTTCGCAAAATCTTGGACGGTTTTGTTTGTGCCACACTTACTGGTTCGTTTACCTAACCCGATAATGTGTTTCTCATCCCCAAGTTTGCGATTGACCTCACCATCCCCCGCATCAACCGTGCATTTCGTACTGCCATAAAGATAGTGGCTCTCATCCACAACAGTCGGGTAAGCAGCGCAACCAGAGGCGGGGCTACTGGTGAACTCTGTTTTTCGACACGGGCCGTCTTCGGAAGAACCCCCACCATGGGTGTATTTGGCGGTTTTCGACGTAAATACCTCTTGGTTGTCTCCGGCAAAGGATATCTTTGGAGACTCTACCTGACACGATGATTTTACACGGCAATCGAAGGTATCAGCGTCATGGAAATCAAAGCTCTCTTGAGCCGAAAAACGGGCACTTCCCGCCACCGTCATTTTTGAATGGCCGCCAGAATTCAACATCAGGGCAGGGTCATCCTTGGATTGATCTTTCTCGCTCCCTCCCGCCGAGGAC